CCCCGTCATCCGCAACGGGCAAGAACCTAAACGAGCCAGTCACGGGCAGGGTTATGTGACCTTCATACTTAACAATAAAGTCTTCGTACATGTTGAACAGCGGTGCATTGTCAAAGTTCTGATTAATCTGAGTGAGAGTGGTGGTTCCAACGACCGGGCGACCGCTGACCGTGGGGAGTGGAGGCGAATTGTTGTAGCCAAAGTTGTTGTAAACGGTTACACTAAGTCCTGGTTCGGCTTGGGCAGAAATACCGCCAATTCCTACCATAGGCGAAATAAATGAGCCGCCAATCGTCGCAAGTAAAATCCAGCTGCCACTTCTGCGGCGAAGTTTCCCGGGGGACATAGAAACCTCCTGAATTTAAATCTTACCACTTATTAAAAACTTCTAAATTTAACGCTTTGTGATAAAATTCAAGGTGGCGAAGGAGAATTCATGAATACAAAATTCGCAAAAGAAGCAGCAGAGAGGGCAGTAAGAACTTTCTTCCAGGGATATCTGGCTTACTGGATGGTAAATGGGGCGGATTTTGACAGCCTGATTGCAGGCGACAGCTTAAAGGCTGGAGTCGTTGCCCTTGCGCTATCAGTAGCCATGAGCCTTGGTTTAAAAAACGTTGGGCCAAATAAAGGCTCAGCGAGCGCCGTCTGATTATTCCTAAATCAAAAGGCATTCCTCATCTACAATAATTTCATGCGTTTCTAGCAGCAGAGGAGCTGGCCAAACATGCTTTCAGGCGTTTACAACATAACCTGCGAGCAGGGAGCTACGTTCGTAAGGCTGATTGAGCTTGAGTATCCAGACCCACTAGAACCAGATGTGTATCTAGATTTTGACCTATCTGGATTTACCGCTCGTCTTCAGGTACGTCGAACTATAGAAAGCTCAACATTTTTTGTTGAACTAACGTCCGAAAATGGTGGGATAGAAATGCAGCCGGGTGGAATATTAAACGCAATGCGTGTATATATGGATGACGAACTTACTTCAACAATTCCATCTGATGGTGTTTATGACTTAGAAATAGAGTCGGCGGCCGGGGAAGTGTCAAGAGTTATAAGAGGAACATTTACTCTATTGCCGCAGGTAACACGATGAGCAACGTTCCCAACAATGTAGTCATAGTTCAAGATGTTCCCAATCAGGTAATAGTCAACCAAGACGCACCGAATCAGGTAGTCGTCAGAACTGGCGGACAGGCTGGAAACACAAGAAGACATACTCATTCGCAGGCAATGGCCTCTACTGAATGGGTGATTAACCACACGCTCGGAGGGAAGCCATCCGTTACTATCGTCGATTCTGCAGATACGGTAGTAGTTGGTGAGGTAACATATAACAGTAATTCGCAAGTGACGGTAACGTTTACTGCGGCTTTCTCCGGATATGCATATCTAACATAAAGGCGAGGCCAAATGGCGACTAAATTCGTAACAAACTTAGACCTCGTACAGAATCAAATCCTCAATGGTCGGTTTGAGTCTGTCGCCAGTGACCCAGAATCTGGCAACTTTGAAGGTCGCCTAATATACAACAGCACCGAAAAGACAATAAAAGTCTACACCGGTTCTGCATGGAGAAAGATGCTCCATGGTGTCTCTATCGCTGGTGATTCTTCTTCTGCTCTAAGCGTTTCTGAGTCAAATGGCGCTATTACCCTTACGCCAAATCTAGCAACCGGTTCAGATGACGGAGTTATGTCCGCAGAGGACAAGGCAAAGCTTGATGCCGCAACAGCCTCCGATTCGATAAGCACCCTGGTCATTCGTGATGCCAACGGAAGATTTCAGGTTGCGACTCCTGTAAGCGGCCTCGACGCTGCAAACAAGTCTTATGTTGACTCTGCCCGCACTGGCCTAGACGTAAAAGCATCTGTCAAGGTTGCTACCACTGGTGCTATCACTCTTTCTACTGGCCTCGAAGCTGGCGATACAATTGACGGTTACACGCTTGTTGCAGGTGACCGTGTTCTTGTAAAAAACCAAGACACCCCATCCGAAAACGGTATTTATGTAGTCGCTGAGTCTGGAGCACCAAGCCGTTCCGACGACGCTGATTCTTCTGCAGAAGTCACTCCAGGGCTATTCACCTTCGTCGAGCAAGGTACTATCAACGCTGACTCTGGATGGGTTCTGATTACAGATGCACCAATTACTCTCGGCACAACCGGTCTATCATTCTCGCTCTTTTCCGTTGCTGGCAACATTCTGGCGGGCGATGGCCTCCTAAAGACGGGAGACGTTCTTTCTGTTCGCGTTGATGATGATGCGGCAAGCCCAACTCTCGAGATTTCTAGCGACAGGTTGCGCATCGCATCAACTGCTGCAGGTAGCGGTCTAAGCGGTGGCGGCGGTAGCCCGCTTGCGGTTAATGTCGCTGCTGCTGGCGGTATAGAAATATCGTCAGACAACTTACAAATCAAGGTTGACGGCGCAGTTAATGGACTAGAGACAACATCGAACGGCCTACATCTAAAGTCAAATATGGCTGGCACAGGCCTTACATTTACTGCCGGCGTTTTGTCTGTCGACGCAATCGACCTCGACTCGTCAAGCGGTGGGGGCGTAACAGGGCTACTGCCTATCGCTAACGGCGGTACAAATGCCTCGACAGAGTCGCAGGCTCGCACAAATCTTGCCGCTACTTCGCCAACTGGTGCAAATACCAATACGCCAGTACTTGCCCGCGTAGCCTCTAAGGTAATCGGAGATGGTGCAAGCACCTCATACGCAGTGACCCATAATTTCGGAACTAGAGCAGTTGTTGTTCAGGTGTTCGATTCTTCCTCGTATGATACCGTAATTGCGGACGTAGTTCGCACCACAACAGATTCAGTAACTGTGACGTTTTCTTCCGCTCCGGCATCAAACGCTTTTACGGTTGTTGTAACAGGCTAAGGTTTACATAGCACCTCGAGGGGTGCCCAAATAGAAATCAGTTGAGGCTGGGTTCATGACAAGATTCGTAGGCACACCACTACGTGGAATTGAATTTTCATCTCCCAGTGACGAAGCGCTCTCTGCTCGTGTTGTAAGTGACGGCGTTGCACGGATTAGAATTGATGCCGGTGGCCGAATTACCTGGTCTAGTGGTTCTGCGACTGGCGACGTTAATCTGTATCGCGATAGCGCAAATACTCTTAAATCCGATGACAATTTTGTCGCTGCTGGCGGAGTAACAACATTTACAACAAACGGTGTCCCAGCAGCTGCAAGTCCTGACGGCACTATTGCTGTTGACACAACTAATGATGTTTTCTATTACAGAAGCGGCAGTGAATGGCTGCAAGTGTCTTCTGGTGCGAGTGTTGTTATCTCTCCCACAGAACCCGCCGGTGCATCCTCTGGGGACCTGTGGTTTGACTCGGATACAGAAGTTCTCTACATTCTTAATGGGGCGACGTGGGTTAGCGTCAGTGGTTCGCTCACCCTTTCCGAACTGGACGACGTTTCAATCACCGCACTCGAGGTTGGGCATGTTCTCAAGTATAACGGTACCAACTGGGTTAACGACCTAGAGGCAGGGTATAACAACGCTCACACTGAAATCATTGGTGACGGCACAACGACACTGTTTGTGCTCACTCATAATTTTGGGACACGTGACATTTTTGTTCAATGCCGCAACAATGCTTCGCCATATGAAAACATTAACGTTCGCTGGGAAGCAACAACCGAAGACACGGTCACCCTTGACTTCTCTGTAGCGCCTTCAAGTAACGCAGTACGAGTCAATATCTATGCGAGTGTCGGTGTCGTTGGACCAAGCGCATACTCGCAAACAATTGGCGACGGAACCAATGTCGACTATGTCATTACGCACAACATGCAAACCCGCGATGTTGTCGTGTCGGCACGGAATACTTCATCCCCGTACGAAGTCATTGACATCAACTGGGAGGCAACAAGTACCAACACAATTACTGCTAAGTTTCAGACACCTCCATCGAGTAACTCAATCCGTGTATCTGTTTACGCAGCCGCTGGTGTGGCTGGCGTAACAACTATCCAAGGTACAGCAAACGAAGTAGAAGTATCGAGTAGCACTGGTGGCGTAACCGTTGGTCTCCCAACAAATGTCACGGTCTCTGGTTCAATGTCCTCATCGACACTATTTGTTGATTCGATTGAAGTCGATACAACTGGTGCGACGAACGGTCAGTTCCTTGGCTTTAACGGCACAAAGTTTTTACCAACAGCAATCCCGACAATCAATACTCTCGATGATGTTGGCGACGTAACCATTACGTCGGCTGCTTCGGGTCAATTCCTTAAATGGAATGGCACCGCATGGGTAAACGATGCTATTGACTTGGGAACTGACACAACAGGAAATTATGTAGGAGATGTAACTGGCGGTACTGGCGTCACCGTCACACACACCCCGGGTGAAGGCTCTAGCCCAACTATCGCAATTGGTCAGGCCGTTGGAACTGCAGATAATCCTACTTTTGCTGGAGCGACTCTCGGCAATATAAGAGTTGGCGTTACTGATGACTCTACAATTGACACAACTAGTGGTGGAATTAACATAGGTCGTGCTTCATTTGAAACTCCACCTAATGGTGGAATTAACATATGGCCAGTACTTAGGGTTAACGCTGGTGCTGTCACTGGGGGACACGTTGGTATCTTTGGTGGCGAAGCGAACACCTCAGATGGGTCTGGCGCAGCACAGGGTGGCAGTGTAACTATTCTTGGGGGGTGGGGGGCTGACAGTTCGACATCAAATACAGGCGGTAGCGTTTTTATTGATGCCGGTCGAGGCTTTTCCGGGGGCATTCCGGGGTCAATAACCACTGACGGAAACATTTATATCGGCGATTACGACGCTGAAGCAGTGTATATTGGACGAACTGGTAAAACGACTACTGTCAATGGAAACTTGACCGTTTCTGGTAACCTTACGGTCTCTGGAACAACTACTTCAATTAATACTGAAACACTGACAATTGATGACAACATCATTGTTCTGAACAACAATGCGACCGGTGCACCTTCTCAAAATGCCGGAATTGAAGTTGAACGCGGTTCTTCAGCGAATGTTGACCTTCGTTGGAATGAATCAACAGATAAATGGCAATTCACCAACGACGGAACAACATATAAAGACCTTGGCTCGGGTGGGGTTACAGTCTCCGACACAGCACCGTCGTCACCAGCGGCGGGGGATATGTGGTACGAATCAGATACTGGCTCTCTCTATGTTTATTACGACTCATTCTGGGTAGAAATCGGTCCAGGTGCTGTCTATGACCAAATCATCGGGTCGATACAAGCCAAGGGTGATTTACTTGTTGGTACAGCATCACAAACGATTGGTCGCGTTGCGGTCGGTTCAAACGGTACACGCCTAACAGCAGACAGTTCTACCTCGACTGGTGTCGCGTGGGTAGCTGACTCTACAAATACGGTAATTGACGCCAAGGGCGACCTTCTTGTTGGTAGCGCTGCGGATACTCTAGTTCGTCTTGCTGCAGGTTCTAATGGGCAGTATTTAGTTTCCGATTCCAGTCAGGCTTCTGGTGTTGGTTGGGTTAGTCAGAATACTCGTAATTTACTATATAACGGTGCGATGCAGGTATCGCAACGAGGAAACTCGGCTACTTTTATTAGCTCAGGGAGTAATTATTTAACAGCAGACAGATGGGCTGTTGGCGCAAGTTCTCTTGGTACATGGACTCAAGAAGTTGCTTCTGCTTCTGATGATTTCCCGACTGGTTCTGGTTTTCGCAAATCACTCAAAATGACTTGCACGACTCAAGATGCGTTTCCCTCTAGTACAGACGTAATGCTAATTCAACAAAAACTTGAAGGTCAGGATTTGCAGTCCATTTGCAAAGGAACGTCGTCTGCGCAACAACTAACCGTTTCATTTTGGGTTAAGTCGGGCCTTACTGGGACATACATTTGTGAGTTGTATGACATTGACAACACTCGCCAAACGAGCAAGGCATACACGGTAAATGCCGCAAATACTTGGGAATTTAAAACACTGACGTTTGCTGCGGATACAACTGGTGCTTTTGATAACGACGCAAACGGGTCAATGACTATGATGTTTTATCTTGGTACGGGTGCGAGTTGGCAAAGTGGCAGTTTGCAATCGTCATGGGCTTCTGCATCAACCGGAAATCGTGCAGTAGGACAGGTCAACCTCGCTTCGGGGCAAAATGCTTCTGTCAACTATTGGCAGATTACTGGTGTTCAATTAAATGTTGGGCCAGTAGCAGCACCGTTTGAGCATAAGTCATTCGGAGAGGAACTAGCACTCTGCCAGCGATACTTTGAAGCACAAGGAACCCTAGCCGCATCTGGCGATTACCTGTTCGTCAATTCCCTCTATATCGCAAGCACAACTTGGTTCCTCAATGTGCCTTTCAAGGTGACTAAGAGAGCCACACCCACTATCACAGTTTATACTTTTGGCACTTTTCTTGGCGTTGATAGAACTTTCAAAGATGGTTTCAATGCGTTTTGGTCAAGCAACGGCGTGATGTACGGATTCACCGCATCGGCAGAACTATGACTTACCGAATCAAACAAAACGAAGCACACATTGTTGTTTTTCGCACAACAGATGGTGCGTGGATACCTTGCGATGAGGCAAACATGGACTATCAGGCGTATCTGACATGGCTTGCTGAAGGCAACACACCTGAACCGTGGGAGGCCCCCCATGCCGATTGATTTTCCAAACTCACCAACTACTAATGATTTTTATACTGTTGGAAACCGCACATGGCGCTATGACGGCGAAAAATGGGTCATCTTGAACGAGGCTGCTAACCAACAAAACCAGCTGTATGACATGATGGTCATGATGAATATGGAGACCAACTAATGGCTAACAAGCGCTTCGACCATGCACCAAAGTTTGTTGTCAAAGACGATTCTGTTGTTATTCAACAGGCGGCTGGTTCTAGCGCATCTTTGCTTGACGTTAAAGACCATACTGGCTCATCCTTAATGTCAATCACGTCTACTGGCGCGATGACTGGCGCAAATCTTACTAGCCCTGCGCTGACGGGTACGCCAACTGCGCCAACAGCGACAGCGGGAACTAATACAACCCAAATTGCAACTACAGCGTTCGTGCGTACTGAGTTGTCCAATCTTGTTGATGCTGCTCCGTCTGCTCTCGATACCCTGAATGAACTTGCCGCTGCGCTTGGTGACGACGCAAATTTTTCTTCCACAATAACAACTGCTCTTGGACTAAAAGCACCGCTAGCGAGTCCTACATTTACTGGCACTGTTGTTTTACCAAGCAATACATCTATCGGCGCAGTTTCAAGCACGGAATTGCAGTATCTTGATGGGGCAACAAGTTCAATACAAACGCAACTGAACTCTAAGGCTAATACAGCAAGCCCAACTTTGAGCGGAACAACAACGGTTAGCACGTTAAATATTACTTCTTCTTATCAGTTGAATGGTAATACTCTGGTTAATCTTAGATTTGCAGAGGTTAGTCAAGTACTGACCGCTAGTGCTGCTGATTATCTTATTAATCTTCCACCTGGGGTTGATATGTTTAATTTTGTTAGCATAACCCCAATTAGCAATTTTGATAATAATATTGTTTGGCTTTTCGGCTGGGCTTTAGGTCACTGGGGTGGTATCCACGAGCCTTATCAAATCCGTATAAGAGCGCAGTTGGGTAACGGAGTCCATCTGGGCGCCGCAGTTTTTAGGGTGTATTACCGTGGATAATTATGATTTCGGTTTGCACCAGCACCTACAACAACAACTGCGACCAATTATGTGTTATTGTCTCGAGTCACCGTGGTGGGGGAGTAGGAAAGTAGATGGCGCGTCAAAGGTTTGACACTGCACCCGAATTCAGGGTGGCTGACGACTCTGTTGTAATTCAACAGGTCGCTGGCTCGTCTGCGCCCCTACTTGAACTAAAAGACCACTCTGGTTCAACTTTAATCACCGTTCATTCGACAGGACAAATGACCGCAACGGTTGCTCCATCGTTTGTTTCTGCTTCACTGACAGGAACACCGACCGCACCAACAGCGGCTGCTGGAACGAACACGACGCAGGTGGCGACTACCGAATTCGTGCGAACTGAGTTGTCTAATCTTGTCGACGCCGCTCCATCTGCTCTCGACACTCTGAATGAACTTGCCGCAGCTCTTGGTGATGACGCAAACTTTGCGACAACAGTAACAAATGCGTTAGCAGACAAAGCACCTTTGAATTCGCCTGCTCTCACAGGCACGCCTACTGCCCCCAACCCAATCACTGGTGATAACAGTGCGCAAATCGCCACTACCGCGTTTGCTAACGCTCTAGTCGAAGCATTTCTGCCTGCTGGAATGATTTCCCCATACGCTGGCTCTTCTGCACCAAGCGGGTGGCTGCTTTGTGCAGGTCAAACAGTTAGCAGGACTACATATTCGCGGCTTTTCTCCGCGCTTGGCACAACGTACAATATAGGAGAGGAAGCGGGTACTGATTTCCGTCTTCCAGACTTACGTGGGCGTACAATCGCGGGTGTTGACAACATGGGCGGCTCGGCAGCATCGCGGCTGTCGTCTGCAACAATTTCAAGTGGTGCTGATGCGCTTGGGCGCGTTGGTGGCGCAGAAACGCACGTTTTGACAGAAGCCCAATTGGCTAGTCACACGCACGTTCAGAATTCTCATAATCACACTCAAAACGAGCACACGCACGCGAACGCTTTGACTGGAAGCACGGTTTTTGCGTCCAGTAACCACACCCATCCTAGTCACGGCTCACTCCATGCAGCAGTTGGTGCGACCAACAGCGATGCTGGCAGAATTGCTTACATTGCAGGAGGTGTGTATGCCAACCCTTCTACATACTCAATTGTGGGTGGTGGTTTGGTAGTTGGCCAGAACTTTAACCACAATACCCCTGTTTATGGAGACACTGGAGGAAACTCCGCAAACCTATCCGTAGGTCTTAGTAATGCAGGTCAAACTGCGACAAACCAAGCACAAACTGCAACCAACCAAAACACAGGCAGCAACTCTGCCCACAACAACGTGCAACCAACAATGGTTCTCAACTATATCATCAAGGCATAACATGTTTACACAAGAAGAACTGCATGAACTTAGCATGATGGCGCAAGCAATTTGGGATTTGCGCCCCAACGCGACATGGGAATTGCCGCGCCCTGATTTTGATTCACTTGTTTGGAAAGATGAAGTTCAAACTAAACCAGATTGGGCAGATGTTGAAGCGCGCATGGTCATCCTTAAAGAGGAATACGATGCGCGCGCATGGGTTCGAGAGCGCCTCGCGGCATACCCTTCTATTGCCGACCAACTAGACCTCATTTACCATGGCGGTATTGATGCATGGCGTGAGACAATTAAAGAAATCAAGACTCGTATCCCGAAGCCTGAAGAGTCGATTTAGGTGATGAGGTAGTTATGCCGTTTCAACATAAACGCTTAGTTGGGCCGCTTGCACTGACAACAAGTTCAACGCTTGTGTATACAGTGCCTGCGAGCAAGACATCAATCGTGAAGCAGGTTGTAGTCGCGAATACGACTGGTAGTTCTGCCACGTTTACTTTGCGCATTGGGGCTAGTACTGCGTTGTTTAATGCGGTTACTGTTGCCGCTAACGATTCCCTTCTGATTAATTTGTCGCAAGTTTTGGAGACTACTGAGACTCTTTATGCTTCTGCTTCGGCAAACACAACTTTGAATCTGACAATTTCTGGTGTCGAGAATGATGGTCCGCTAGAACCGACAGAGACATACATTGCGGACAATGCAATAACAACCCCTAAATTATCAAATGCTTCTGTCACAACAGATAAGTTAGCAGCAGATGCTGTTACAACAGCCAAAATTGCTAATAATGCTATTACACAAGCAAAACTTAGCACAGATGTTCCGTTAAGTGGAATGAGGAATGTGCTGATAAACGGCGGGTTTGATGTTTGGCAACGCACCACTAGCAGCGAGTATTCGGCATCCCTATCAACCGCCGAATGGAAAGCCCCAGACCGTTGGTGGACAGCCCAATTAGCAACAGCAAGCACTTTGATTGTCGAGCGTAAACCTGCCGATACAACAAACTTCAACTACGGTTGCCGTGTCCAACGAAAATCTCTCCAGACAGGAACTGGCACAATTTATTTCGGGCAAACGCTAGAAAGCGTTACGTCAAAAGCGTGTGCCGGAAAGCAAGTTACGTTGTCTTTCTATGTAAAAAAGGGGGCCAATGCCCCTTCAACATTTGATGCCGTTGTCTACGGCGGGAAAGGGACAGACCAAACATCTGGTGCATTATTCTCAACGGGCTTTACGAGCGGGGCAAATTTGCTGTCGCAGACTGTTACGCCGACCACAACTATGACGAGGTACATCTACACGTTTGCTGTGGACAGCACCTATACCCAGTTGGCTCTTTGGTTTAAGTGGACACCTTCTGGTACAGCGGGTGCAGATGAGTGGTTCCAGTTTGAGGGTGTCCAATTGGAGCAAGGCACTCAGCCGACCCCGTTTGAGCAACGCCCTATCGGTGTTGAACTAGCACTCTGCCAGCGGTATTATCAAATGATTGTGTCTGGAAATAGCAAATCAATTGCACATGCTTATATGGCATCTACAACTGCATGGGAATCTATAATTAACCTACCTGTCCCCATGCGCTCGGCGGCGACTATTGATTTAGCAACAACGGTTGGTGGAGCTCAATATTTTGGCGTATACGTAAACAATTTTGAACATAGCATTAACGCTATTCCTAACTCGGATTTTGCTTCGGCAGATAGATTTAGGGTGTATGGAGTAATAGTTGGCTCAACCAGTACAGCTGGTGCATCGGGAATGTTTTATACCAGAAACGCCGCTGCACGCTTAGCGGTTTCAGCGGAGTTGTGATGTACAGGATTTCGACAGACCCAATTAGTGGTTCGCAATCCGTAGTGCTTGTTGAGGCAACGTGGTGGATTCCAATGGATGAAGCCAACTCCGACATTAGTTATAATGGATAAATATGACCGGTATTAGACGAATATCAGATTTAGGAACACAGGGTGTTAAGACTATTCTTGATGGCTCTGTACAGACAGCTGACATAGCTAATAATGCTGTTACACAAGCAAAACTTAGCACAGATGTGCCATTAAGTGGGATGCGTAACAACATCATCAACGGTGATTTTAAAATCAACCAACGGCAATTGTTGTCACGCTCCACCACGGGGTATCTCCATGACCGTTGGAGACTTGAGTGCGCCGGAGGCTCCACCACATATAGCACTCAGGCGTTTACTCTGGGAAATGAAATATCTGGTTTTGAACCAGCAAACTTTGCTCAATTAGCAGTTTCCGGTCAATCATCGGCAAGTCATTATTCTGTTTTGCACCAATATATTGAAGGCGTTAGGACGTTCGCTGGACAGACGGTTACTGTGTCTTTTTATGCAAGAGCAACATCTGGCACGCCGAAAATTTCTCTTGAGTTAGCTCAATACTTTGGGACAGGAGGTTCACCTTCTAACACTGTAAATACAAATGGAGGAATTGTGACTTTGTCAACAACATGGTCACGATACTCATTGACTGTTGCAGTCCCCTCTATTAGCGGGAAAACTGTAGGGTCAGTTGACGATGCACTGATAGTTCAATTTTGGCTTTCAGGTGGGAGCGACTACTCAGCAAGAATAAATTCTATGGGGATACAGAACAGCACTTTTCAAATTTGGGGAATACAAGCCGAACCAAACGTTCAGGCCACACCTCTAGAAATCAGGCCACACGCTTTGGAGTTGCAACTGTGCCAAAGGTATTACTACGAGTTGCGAGGTTGGGGCTTCGACGATGGGTTGTGTCAAGGACATTACTACTCCACTACGCAGTTGTGGTGCGTCATCCAGCATCCAGTGCAGATGAGGAAAGGGCCGGTTTTTGCCCTGGCTAACGGGGTTTACAACGCCTATGCAATATCGCAAGGGAACCCAGTGACGACAGCGGCTCAGTATTCTGGCACGCCACAAACATCTACAGTGTATTTTTCTGTTTTAAACGCTCGCACCCATGGTGTAGGTGGGTGGATTGCTACCGCTGCTGGAATTATGTATTTCAATTCGGAGTATTTTGGATGATGTATTTTTACAACGATGTTGAATTTTTGGGAAATGTGAAACGCCTTGTGTGCTACAAGAACGATGACGGTTTGGATTGCTGGCTTCCTGATGGGGAAGCCAATGTGTATTACCAGCAGTGGGTTGCTGAAGGCAACACACCCGAACCGTGGGAGGCCCCTGATGCCGATTAGTTCGTTCTCCGCTCCGTCCGCGATGGAACGGGTCGGCAGGGGTGCTACTATATCCGCGTTTACGGATACGGGAACTAGGAGCCAGCATGAGTGCGTCTAGCGTAAATCGAGGACTCCGCCCAGGGGTGAGCACAAGGAGTAGTAATGGCTTTCACTGAGAAAAGACTGTTTAATAGTGGTGTTGCTAGTCCGCTTGCATTGACAGCTAATACTGATACGACCATTTACACCTGTCCGACGAGTCAGACGACGACTACTATTCTTAAACAAATTGTGATGACTAACACTGGGGCGTCTTCGACAACGTTTTCAATATCCCTAGTTCCATCTGGTGGTTCCGTTCAAACGTCAAATAGAATATTCAATAGCGTGTCAATCGCGTCTAATGAAACAATTATTCTAGATGTCTCGCAAATCTTGACATCTGGTGACTTCATTTCTGCTCTTGCTGGTGCATCTGGTGTGAATATCACTATGTCTGGCGTAGAAAACGCCGGCGGAATGGTTATCTCGGGCTTGGCTGACAGTGCGGTCACGACGGCAAAAATTGCTAATAGCAACGTCACAGCGGCTAAACTAGGTCCAGACGCTTTTATAGCCAACAATCAGGCTGGCGCAATAGTTCTTATGGAGATGATGTAAATGGCTACCGGGGACAGAACAGAAACACGAGTACTAGGTCCAGTAGAACTACCGACAACACCTGGACTCATCAATGGCAACCCGAGCAACGCCGTCGCTGCGAGCCGTGTTTGGGTTGTAAAGCAAATTGCCCTATGTAATAGAACGGGAACAGACGCGCTTGTGTACCTTGCCCTAGCCCCAAACGGTGTCTCCATTGCAAACAGCCACTACTTCATGTGGGCGCTCCCTATTGCCGCCTCTGACACCCTGGTTCTTGATACGGGAATTGTGATGGTAACTGGCGACCAGTTTTATGGATATGCCGACCGTGCTGGTGTGAATATCATTGTTAATGGTTGGGTGAAAGAAGTCTAATGCCTATATCATCTGCTTTAGGTTCGTCTGCGTTGCTGCCTGCTGGCCTCGGGTTTCGTAACAAAATCATCAACGGCGGGTTTGATATCTGGCAACGTGGTACGTCGTCGTTCACGACAAACGGCGCATATACGGCAGACCGCTGGGTGATGAATTTGACGGGAACTGGGACAGCGCAAACTGTTAGCCAGGTTGCCTTTACCGCTGGCAACCCAATCTCTAACCAAGAACCGGCTTATCACATTCGCAATGCTGTAACCGGTGGTTCTGGCACATCTTCGCTTGTTGTGTTGACGCAAAAAATTGAGGATGTCAGAACGTGTGCGGGCCAGCCTGTTACGGTTTCTTTTTGGGCGAAGGTGACAAGCGGAACAGCCAACCTTGGTCTTGACTTGTACCAGGAGTTTGGGTCGGGTGGTTCGGCAACTGTTGGCGGTATCGGTGCGCAGAAGTTTGCGTTGACAACTTCGTGGCAGCGGTTTACGGCACTTATCAACGTGTCATCTATTAGTAGCAAAACAATTGGGACCAACAATTTTCTTGCTTGCCGTTTTTGGTTTTCGAGTGGCTCTGATTACAACTCGCTGAATAATTCGCTTGGCATCCAGTCTGCGACTTTTGATATTTGGGGTGTGCAGGTTGAGCAGAACTATCAGCCGACCCCGTTTGAACAACGCCCTTTTGCTGTTGAAGTTTCTTTATGCCAACGCTACTTTAGCAAATCATTTCAATTAGAAACAGCGCCCGTAAATGGGAATGGTACTGGTGATAATACAGGAAATAATCTTGTTGTATGGGCACCAACTGTTGGCAATTCTTATTCAGCAGCAATTAAATTTCCAGTAAGGATGCGTAGAACTCCTGACATCACACTCTATAATGCCGAGACATCAACACCTAACACATGGAGTGTATACAACAGTTCTGGTTCAATAAATAACTCGTATTCTGTAGTAGTTGGAACTCGTAATGAAATATCTGTATTGGTTTACGCTACATCTATTACAACTATCACTGTTTCTAACGGAGCATGGTCAGCGAGTGCGGAATTATGAAAAAGTATTTTATAACCAATTCTGACCCTTTGTGCGGTATTAGTGTTGCTCGTCTTGATGATGACGGAATAATTACATGGCTTGGCGTCCCAAATGAGGATTTAGAATACCAAGAATGGCTCGCCGCTGGCAACACACCCGAACCGTGGGAGGCCCCTGATGCCGATTAACAATTACATAGCGTCCTCTGCCATTGCTAAACCAGGAGTATGTACTAGTACTACTCGTCCTGCTAGTCCTTATGAGGGTCAGTTTATTTACGAAACAGATACAAGCAAAACATTGTTGTGGACTGGTTCTTTATGGGTTACTCAAAATTGGGCTGGTCAATGTGCATTTTCGGCGTATAACCCAAGCAATATACAAATTTGTAGTAGCGGAACATCAACAAACGTTTTATACCCATATACAGAAAGATATGACCTAGGAAGCAACTTTAATGCAACTACTGGAGTTTTTACTGCTCCAGTTTATGGTGTCTATTCTTTTTCTATTGTTTTGCACGCAATGGGAATCTCTGCCAGTACTGATTTCCTTTTCGTTAATATGACTGGCAACATTAACGTTGAGTTTATGGTCGTTTCGGGAACTAGTAATGAAAATTATAATACTAGTGGACAAGGAACACTTTCCACAGTTTTGAACGCTGGAGAAGTAGTGGGGCCACCAACTGTTGGGACAAACACAGCACAAGGTGCGGCGTACTGGCGTGGTGGAAATACTTTTAATAGTTTTACTGGAATGTTGGTGCGCCCACTATGACCATTTCATCTAACGCTACAGGACTAAGACCGGGGGTCTGTACGTCGTCTACTAGGCCGAGCAACCCGTTTACGGGGCAGATTATCTACGAGACTGACACGGGTTATCTGCGTGTGTGGGACGGTTCAGCGTGGGACTACCTCAGCCAGTCTGCGGATAACACGGCTGCGTTACGCCCAGCGGCAGGTCTGATTGGCACGGTGGCTAATTGGGCAAGCAACACTAAAACTGTTAGTTCGGCATCTCCAACAGTTGACTTGTATGACCAAACCTTGAATTTGGTCGGTGGAAGAAATTACAAATTGAACTGGTCTTTTGACGTATTCCATTCTGCTGCCGTTACATGGTTTCTATATGTTTACGTCAACACTGTGTTTACGGGGACGTTGGCATTTTCTAACTCGTACCAAATTGGTACATCGTGGATTTACCCAAATACCACTACGTCATCAAAACGCATACAACTTAGGGCGTCGTACAACTCGGGGGCTGGAACCGCCTATTTTGGAAGTTTGGCAATAGGTGGTGTGTGGCTTGAGGACGTCGGTCCTACGTGACCATTTCGGTTTGCACTAGCACCTACAACAACACCCCCGACCAATTATGTGCTATTGTCTCGAGCGTATAAGTACACCCCTCGAGGGCACAATAGTTGTAAAGAGTTTCCGCAACAAGGAGTGATGACAAAATGGAAGAACAGCTCGACCCGCAAACACTTATCGACGAACTCGTCAGGCGCATCCAAACACTAACGCTCGAAAACGTGGTGTTATCAGCGCGCCTCACAGCAGCAATCAAATCACAAAACGAAACAACTGCCAGCGGAGACGACACAGGGCAGTAAACATTGGTTACCATCAATCGCTCCGTCGCCATGATGGACTCGCTCAAGCAGGAGCTGTTTACGCTGTGCATCCAGAATGGCATTGACCCAGAGACGCTGGACATCGAAAATCCAGATTCCGACCCAGCAATAGCGGCGTCTACTCCTCACGAGCATAACTTCTATGCAATTCGTAGAATTAAGCAGGTATGCGAGGGATACGTCTTGGCTAAAGGGAAGTTTGATAATCTAGCCGAGTGATTCGTTCGGTTTACTGCCCTTCTGAGGAGTTCCTTGAAGAGGCGCAATCTTTAGCTGAAAAAAATAGCCTGTCTATAACTATTGGACGGTCGGAATCTATGGAAAATATAGATTTTGACGAAACCAGGGTATGCATTGTCCACATCCCCACAATTCACATTTTTAATATTTCATCGCCGACCCTTCCGATTGGACTGATGCAGGCTTTTGGGTATACGTGTGATTACATTGATTTTAAGAAAGATGGCAATACTCCGATACTGAAAGTCAGGTATGGGCATAATTTTTCAGAAGAAATAAAAATACAGCCTTTTTATCTAGAGTCCCATATAGCAAAGTATTCGCATAGATTTTCTTCGGCAGGCATACATGATGTGAGTATTGTTGTTGCCGGGGAAGAATATGTCAAAAATTACACATTTGAGGTGACGGAGTGAAGATAGAAGTTTTAGCGCCATGCATCAACTATTACACAGAGGTATATGACGCTTATCCATTAATAGAAATGCTTGAAGAGGAGGCCGATAAATCGTGGCCTCGGATGGAGTGGGCGAGGTCATCTACCGGGCAGGCTGGTAATACATCTGTAAATGAGTACCGCTCGTCAATGGAAATGTCCTTGCTACCGATTATGACCGAAGAGGACATACCGGAGTTAAACCACATAAAAGATGGGTTTCATAAAATATACAGTGAAATAGATAAGTGCGTCTGGGACTACAGAAACCAGTATGAATTATTTATTTCTCGTCACGAGCCATTTAGTGTTTTGAGGTATGAGAATAGCGCTGAATACCATATACATACAGACTCGTCCCCAGAGAACGGAAGAGTCATGAGTATGGTTGGGTACTTTAACGACGGATATGAGGGCGGAAAATTGGAGTTCCCATTATTTAATGTAGAAATTCAGCCAGAGGCCGGCTCTGTAATCCTCTTTAGTTCGGCATATCCATACCAACATGCTGCACACCCAGTAACGAAAGGCACCAAGTATTCCTTGGTGACGTGGTTCCAGTGAGAAAAGTAAAGTACAAGATTGCAAATTTCACTTCGGATATTCCGAGAGTGAAAAAAAACGAAATGCTTATAATTCCGCATACAAACCTACTGTGGGAAGTGCCTCCATTTACGAATAGAAACAACAAGCCAGAGTGGTGGAAAAATCTAGAAAAGGGGAAAGGCTCTCTCCGGAGGTGCCATGGAACTATTGACTACCTGTCTCTGGGCGTCACATTTTCGCTATGGACAAATGTTCACGTAAGACCGACAGCGAACAACAAAAGTTTCGAGCTCAAGCTGGACCAAATGGGCGCACCAGAAATGAGGCCAGAGTTTAGAACCGAATGGTTCCCGTACTCCTCAACGGAGGGGTGTCCGTTTGCAAAAAACAGAGAAATACCTGAAGGCGACTTTCCCAAGCTGGTTACGCCCTGGATGTTTAAAACTGCACCAGGGTATTCCACACTAATCCTTCCGACCCTATTTGAGCAAAATCCCAACTATTCAGTTTTGCCGGGAGTTGTTCATACCGACTACTACCACGCAATAAATATTGTTCTCAATATACATACTAAAAATGAGTTCACTATACCGATAGGGACCCCCATGTATCAGTTGATTCCATTTAAGAGGAGCGACAATACCTCCGAAATAATCAAGGGCAACGAAAGCATGTGGAGATTTGTAAACGGAAGAGGTGTTGGCCAGCACTACTTGGGCGATTTTGACAGAAGAATTTCGTACCGCAGGGAGTTGGCGCGAGCCGATGATTCTGTGGAAAAAGAAGACAAGTCGCTTATTGAAAGAATCCTGAGAAGATGATTAAAACAATATGTGTTGCTGGTTCAGGAACGGCTGGGAACATATTCGCCTTGATGCTTAGGCAGGCATTTCCGTCATGTGAAATCATAAAGGTCTACTCTCCAGAAATAGGCATAGTTGGCGTCGGTGAGGGCTCGACTGAACACTGGAAAATGTTTATGAATATGTGTGAAATCCCATTAGGGGAGATGATTGTAGAGACTTCAGCTACACACAAACTAGGAATTAGGTTCGAAGGGTGGACAAATCACACCCCTGATTATTTTCACAGTATTAGCGGCAACGAGTATCTAAACCAGTTTGGGCTAATGGGGCTGTACTCGGGTCTTAATGAAAACAGAAAACTTCTAACTAATTCAATTTCTTATAGAGGTCTTATAGAGCATTCCGTCCACTCGAAAGACCCACACAACAGGACAAATCAGTTTCACTTTGACACTTTCAAGCTCAATAAATACTTCGAAAAGCTGTGTATTCAAAGGAATATAAAACTTGTAGAGGCTGAGATAAAAAATGTGGAAATTGATGTGGAAAACGGACGAATAAAGTCCCTTCACCTAGACAATAATAAAGCTGTCAGTGCTGACATATTTATTGACGCAACGGGTTTCAAAAGAGTGCTGATGTCGGCCGTCGGCGCAAATAAATGGAAGTCATATTCTAAATTCCTCCCTATGAATGCGGCAATCGCATTTCCTTCAGCTTTGCCAGAAGACAGAAAAATAAACCCCTTCACTAGGGCTATAGCAAAATCATCTGGGTGGATGTGGGAAATTCCCACACAAGAGAGACGTGGCAACGGTTATGTGTACTGCTCTGAATTTATTTCTGAAGAAGAGGCTGTTAATGAGGCGTCTACTCAGGTCGGCTTCGAGGTTGAACCAGCAAGAAAGTTCTCAATAGACCCAGGTTGTCTTGAGGAGCAATGGGTGAAGAACGTCATTTCAGCAGGACTATGTTCAAGTTTTGTCGAGCCACTCGAAGCAACCTCCATAGGTTCAACAGTGATGCAATCTGTGGCGGCAGTTAGGTATTTGGCTGGATACAACGGAAGCCCGGTTTTGGCAAAAAACTACAACGCGCGGATGAATGAAATGATGGAGAATCTCGTGTCCATGATTTCTCTTCACTATCTCTCAGATAGGGGAGATACGGAATTTTGGAGATTCGCCCAGGGGCTGGATAGGCCGGAATATCTGGTCGAACTTCTGGAGCTTTGGGCAGTGAGACCACCGACAGAGGGGGACATGAAGAAGGGGCAATATGAGTTATTCCATGAACCCCATTTCTGGCATGTAGCTCAGGGCCAGGGGCTCATCAGCGCTGACGCCTCCTCGCGTATAATTGACATGCTTGGTATTAGGCAGGCAGTCAACAAAAAAATATGGGACCTCAAGGTTGAGCAAACCGCTGAACCAGTGATTGACCATCTAAAAGCACTACTTGCTCTAAAGGAGTAAAAATGGGTATAGAACAGTTTCTATCTGCGGAAGATAAAAAGGCTGCACTTGGGGAGGTTAAGTCACTCCTTGAAAGGGAGATTTATTTCCTGTGCCTGAAAACGGGCGTAGACCCGGAAGAGATTGACCCAGAGACGTTTACCGCTCAGGGGGTAATCAATCCCGTGCCCGTGAGCATGATGACGTACCAAATAATTGAAACCCATTGTAAGAATCTAGTAGCGGTTACAGCAAAACTAGCGACAATGTAGGGCCCGGATTATGGTATGGCCCCAGTATCTAACGCTACCAAATGAGGTAATTTTTAGACCACCGGCAACGGAGCCGCCTGGTTACAATGGCGTTTTTCAGTTAATGAAAAGCTTTTTTGTTGTTGAAGGTCTAAATGTTCCCAGAACTGGGCGTTGCGAGAATCTTTGCTATAGCTCGGACTCCCCGGTTGTTGGCACAAAATATGAAAGCGAAGTAAACCTACTCGGAAAGAAGTCACCATTTTCCGGCACCTCACTAAAGACAGAGAATCTAAAAGTAGTGCGGTGGGTAATGGATGTAAAAGGGCTGTTTTCTATTGTGTATCTGGAATACACAGAACACCCAGTCGTCTATGGTGAATCGAGAGACTCTTTCTATTTGGAACAGGACGACTCCCCGTCAGCGATGTGGGTTGGCAGAACTCTTCCAGAGCTTTTCAAAAACATGAGAGAATGGTCCATCCTTCTGGATGACCCCTTCAATTCTGACCACCCCGTTGCACAGATTTCCAAAGCTGCATTTGATTACATGGGCACCCCAGAATGGGTGTATGAGGAAATAGATAATATGCCCGATATGCATTTATCTAGATTTCTCAAGGGCGATGAAAACTATAGAGAGCTCGTATGGGGGTTCCCTCAGTTTTCTAACGAAATGATTGATTGGCTTGACAGCCACTTTAAAGCCAATAAATTCAAATCTCTTGAGCAGATGCTTGAGGAAATGTAATGACATTACAGGAAGAAAAACTTTACAAAGAAGCCCAACCGTACAACCACGGATTTTTCGTTTTATGGTCTGATTGAAACATTTAAATCAGATGTTCAGACATCAGACAGAATATCTGGCCTATAAATCACCAATGCCCGACTGGGCACTCGGCGTGCTGTAGACGCACCTTGAGGTTCATAAAACAACCACACTTACGACACTGGTTTGTCGCTTCAATAAAATGAGGGCATTCGGTACATATTGAGTACCTATTACGCGCTTCTTCATCGGATGCGTATTTGGTCGACTTCCTGAAAAAGTCTAAAGGAGAGGCTTTTTTACCGCGATTTTCTCTTGTCACGAAAGAGAGTCTATCTTGCCTTGCAACATGGCGTAAGCATTGCACAGTTCTTCAATTCGTGACACCTCGATTGATTTACTGGGATTCTTTTCGTCATCTTTAAGTGATGCCAAAATTGAGTTTTCAAATGGGTTGGAAATATCTATATCATCAGGGTCTATCCCATTGATGGCCAGCAGTCTGAACAACTCTGTCGCTATTTGTGACTTAGCAGCAGAAAGCGAAGCCATTTTCTGTATGTTTGAAATTTCAAGTTTCATTTCTTCTCCTAATTATTAAGAACAATTATCTGCATTCCTGGAGTGCCAGCTATGCTCCACGGGGGAATCGGTAAGCTTGATGTACCACCAGAGGTGTCAATTGATATCCCGGAAGGTGGGGATGTCTCGGTAACCAATATTACTCCTCCTCCGCCCCCAGGATTGCCATTAGTTCCTTCTGTTACTGAGCCAGCAGTTCCCGCTGGTCCGGCCAATCCAGCTACCCCTGCAGCACCACCAGGCCAATCGAAGGAATAGTGCCCTACGTTTAGAACTGGTCCAGCATGTCTGTGTACATTTACATCATGGGCTCGGGGCGCTCTATGGTGTACGGTGTACTGGCCGGTAACGTATTGTATGCCGCCGGAGAACCCGCCTTGACCGCTGTTATTTGCCCCAGTATGGTTCACGTTGGCGTTGTGATGATAATGAACAGGGTTATCAAGTTGCATGTGCGCATAATTACCCGCTGGAGCTCCACCGGTAGATGAAGGAGAGGAAAAGTGATTATGGTTTACCCCATTTATAGAAGTAAAATCACCGGCGAACGGAACAAAGTTATTTAGTATCCCATGGTCATGGTGGGTTGCTGCCGCAAAAGTCGGAATACCACCTATTGATGCTGAGTAATGCTCTTCATACACATATCTTTGAGACGCAGAGCTGGCATGACTCATGATAAATGAGCCATTCGTTGGGTCTGGAAAACCAGCCGTACGCGCGCCAGCATGTGAATGCGGCAGTGGGGTTGTGTGGTGGTCCTGTCCACTGTGGTGCGCTGGCCTAGTGTGATGGTATGTATAAAAGGCAACAGCGTGTCCAGTCTTAGCGGCTGGAGAAGAGCCTCCCGAACCAGGCGAGCCTCCATGCATTGGCCCTGGCGCTATTGCCGGTGTTTTATCAATTCCATTCCTTCCTTGACTAAAAATTGTTCCACTTCCAGCGACAGTCTTTGCCGCGACTATTACAACAGGTCCACCAAAACCTCCTGCTCCGCCAACCCCCGCTGTACCCGGCGAAGCCAAAGCGCCTCTTGTCCCTGGCGTTGCATCCGAGCCTTTTCCACCAGGAACACCATGGTTGTTTGCATCTGGTGGATACTGTCCAGGACTACCGCCTGTACCGGCAGAACCGGGCCATGTTGCAGGGGAATCTGTACCGGGTGTTAGTGTTCCATTTGTTCCAGATGTTCCTCCGGAACCGCCAGAAAGCTGCCTCAAAATCCCAGAAGACTCCCGGTATGAGCCAGATACAGCAGATTGCACATCATTTAAAATAGATGCGGGTATTTGTGTTGCTGTTGTTCCAGGACCAGCTCCGCCTATTGAGTAAATTACCGCAGTAGAAGATGGTGTATTCCCAGATACAGTACCGGAAGTAACAGTTGTATTGCTTTTCACACCTATGGAACCATTTATCGTCAGTGCACTTTTCACAAAAACCCTGAACCCATTCGTGTTTAGATGAACCCCAGAATTTATTGTTAGATTGTTATAGTGCATGTCCCTAGATAGCGAGGTGTTGGCTGAAATAACAACGTTTCCATCCACGCCACTTCCATAGACAGAATCGTTGCCAATTCTTTGTTTAAAGGTTTTATCTGGAAATCTTACGAGCGAACCCATGTTATATGACCTGCATGTAAAAAACTGTCCCAGCGTTTTGACCAGCTACATCCGTAGCCACTCCAGATGGAAGTGAAACCCCACTTGAAACAATTAATATGACTCCTCCACCGGCAGGTGCTGTTCCTGGAGCCCTAAACGATGCAGTTCCTGATGATGGTCCACCTATGTATCGAGCAGAAACTACCACAACTCCACCACCCGGCTGGCTGTTCCCACCAGCGCCGCCCCTAAGGTATGTTGGGCCACCCCCAGATGCGGTGATAGAATAACCAGTTATCGCCTGATGTGGAACTCTAAAATATTCAGTGCCGCCTAATGCTGCGGTAGGTGGAGTAGCGGTAAATCCAGAAGCTGAACCACCAAGGCTATGGGTAACCGATGTAGACGCTGCACCACCCTGCTGTATGGAGCCAGCGGTTGAAAACCCAGTAGTAAAACCAATTACCGAGCTAGAGCCAAAACTGAGAGTTCCCTTTACGAATATTCTGTATCCGTTTGGCGCTAGTCGTACTCCAGAGTTAATAGACAAGTTCTGAAAATGAATGTCTCGAGTCATTGAGTAGACGTTCCCAGATGGGGTCATGCTTAAAACTGCGCTAGACCCGTCTAGGGTGGCGTTGCCATCCATCCCGGTTCCATATACCGGGTCGGCTGAGTCAAGAAACTGCGCTAGTGTATTTTGCGCTGGGTAGCGCTCAATGCCAGGCATCGATTACTCCTCATAGGCATTGATTGTTACGGAGACAGTACCGCCAGCTCCACAGTAAAAGTAAAGCCTATCTGTTGAAGCCATCCGAATATTTGTATTGAAAGTTATGGTCTCGTTTGCTGCTATTGACTGACCATTGAATATTCTGTTTACTGAAGTTTCTGACCCAGTAGTCGAAACGCCAAAAGTAACAGTTGTAGCAGAGCCGGAATTACAAAAAATAACCTGCTTAACTACCCCGGTCGTGGCAGTCGGCGAATAACGCCCTGTTGCCGTATCAGATGACCAGCTACCAGTTGGGACTGCCTTGGGGCCAAATCTCACTGCATCCAGACTCATGCGGATACCTCCATAATTGTTTTAAGCTGCAAATCTCTGAGGTTCGTTGCATAAGAAATCGAACCGCCAGTACCGAAGTTTACAGAAGACCCATCTGTGCCAGAGAAGCTAACGGTGTTGCTCACCGTAAGCGTTTTAGTGTCGGCAACTGTTATCGTTGCCCCGACCGCCGGGGGCGTAAGGGTAACTCTGTTGACGACTATGGGGGTTTGCAACTTTTCGGTCGTAATTGTCCCATCGCCAACAACAAACTGCTCTGAGTCAACCCATGCAACTCCGTTGTAATACTGAACCTTTTGTTCGTTAACTAGATAAACGAATCTCCCCGGGGCGAGGGCGGGTTTTGTAATTCCGTCTCCAAAGGCATTATTTCTGGCTGTTGCATTTGCAAAGATGGCAACAACCTGGTCCATGAAATAGCCATTGAGCTCGTCGTCCGAGAGCACCTCACCATTTCTGAAAATTTTTACACCGAGACCAGCCATATGCCCTCCAGATACTTGATAATTTTACCATTTGAATAAAAATGAATGAGCACTTTTACCTTCGCACTTGACCTACGTCTGGGGTGGTAGGAACATTCGTACCAGGGTTTGCGTAGGAGAAAGTGTCCGCTGTAACTGCGGTTACCGTGTATGTACCACTAAAAGGCCCACCAGAGGCGTCTACATCTATAACCTCAACAATGTCACCAACCAGAATCCCGTGTGTTCCGTCTGTGGTAATTGTTGCGACATCACTTGACCTTGATTTTGAAAGAACATCGAACCAGTCATAACCGTCGTTTGTCTCTCCAATCGGAATACCACTAGATGAGCCGACTATGCCAAGAACTGGGTTACCCACCGTGAACTCGAACTCATCTTTAGCTTCATGATAGATTTTGTACCCCATCGGCCTAGCGTCTTCCACCGACTGGAGGATTAACTCGCTTGATTCAAGTTCAGCGACACAATCGGAAGTTTCATTAACCAAGGTTTGAATAAGTATCTTGAATGGGTCGCCAAGGTATTCCGGTGTTATAGCTACCGCATATGTAGAGGGGTTTCCGTTTTTAGTAAAATGAAGGCACTGTTTTGCAGATTCCAAGAGAGCCTGTCTGCTCCCTGCAGCAATTCCGTAAAACCCTGTTGATAATTGCCATCTTTCATATGACCGCTCAGCTTCTGAAGACGGCAAATATGGTGAACCAGAAGAGCTGTATACGTTTTTTCTAGATTTTGTCCCAACGAATTGAGCCAGCCATGGAGCGTATCTGGGATTTACGTAATATGGGTTTGACAAGGTGCTGTGAACATTGTTGATTGTTATTTGCTCTTGAAGCGAGTTCAGAACATACGGCTGGTGCTCATATAGGGCCTTGTACTCCTCAAAAGCATCATCGGCAGAAGCAGTCATACAGTCTATTAGACGATGCATCGGCATGGTTGGGTCTGTTTGCTGAGAGTCAATATCCCAATAAAAGTCCGGCATAAGCAGTCTCGAGCTATGAACAAATATATTTTCATAATACATTTGGTCATCTATTAGGTTCGGAGAAGTTATGTAAACAATAGAACCATTATGTCCACTTACTTCAATTCTCGCCTTTACCGCGTAAGTTGCTGAAGAACTTATTGGGATAGTAAGCAAATTACTTCGTATCGTGGTGAAAGAACCTGGATATACGGTCTTGGTTAGTGGTGTTACTGATGTGTGGGCTTGTGTTGATAGATGTAGGTATGTTGTTACGGTACAGACCGATGGGGTTATGATTTTTGCATTAAACGAAAATCTTCTAGCGTTATCGCCTACAAGTAACTGTGTTTCAAAGTCTGTGTAAACATGAATATCAGCTCCAGTGACTGGATTTATGTTTAGTGAGTACCTTGAGAGCACGCTGTAGGGTTCAGGTACTATTTCTATGGTCGGTGTTATTGATAGAGATGATGAGCCAACACGCCACCCTGCATCATAAGAATACGAAGAAGTTATTTCAGATGGATACCCCGTAGAGCGAGATTTTACATACAGCCCGGTTTGGTCGCTAAATCGATTAACTGTTTTTGACATGTTTATACCGAAACGTAAGTAAATATTATGCCTGTCGGGTCCAGTGAAGGGGCCCAGCCTTTACGGGAAGGCTCGAGGTCCGTGGCGAGCTGAGTCAACCACCCATCTGCGGTAGTTCCAATTAAGGAAAGAGATTGGACATATCTAACACCAGGGATTTGGCTAATTAAGCCGATAATTACATTCTTTCTTACGATGTCTTCGTGCGTTGGGAATCCAGACGGGCTTAAGTATTCAATTACTGTATTTTCAATAATTTGTTCTAGAGGTTCCCTATCGTATGCTGTATCCAAAACTATTGAACCCTCTATCGAAAGAGGAAGAATTCCCATATTTTCTACGTTGACAGTGAGGCCACCTATTGCTGCCTCTGCTACAGCAAGTTTGATTATTTCTTTTTGTTCTGTTTCGACAAATCCACCAAGACCATAAACATATGTTGCTATATGACCGACAACCTCTTTGCCGCGCACTGCTGTTCCAGAATCTGAAGTAGACGATACGTTTCCTCCGGCGCTCAAATATGAAAAAGTAGTTGAAGTAATTGCAGTAACTTCTACTTCTCCGTCAAAAGCTCCAGAAGGAGAGCCCGCAGCAGATATATCACTTACCGTAATTATGTCACCGACAAGTATCTGGTGAGCTTCCGATGTTGTCAGCGTTGCAACACCAGATGCCCTTGATTTAGTGGTAATAGAATAAGTTTTTTCTGTGTCTCTATTACCAACGTCTGGGTCACCGTTTGTTAGGTCATAAGTTCTAACTCTTCCTACATAGCCGACGTAATTATTTGCTATAAATGCATCAACCTGAGTTGACTTTGCAAGAGTGGAAGATAGGGACGAAAGATACGATGTGGCTCTCGACAGGAATTCTGCAGAGTTTTCTTCATTAAAACCATTTTGGAAGTAGCTGCCAGCAGCAACGCTAAGTATTTCTGTGGACGGGGAAAGAATCAGCAGCGACTCCCCTTCTGCAATAACTGGTATAACACCGGGCAAAAATGCTTCACACAATACTGTTCCCGATGGGTACGGGTCCCCACCAACGTATGACTCGTCTGCCGGTATATCGAGCGATTCAACTGTCTGAAATACAATCTCAGTTGTTTCATCTTCGAAGGTGTAGGGGTATCCAAATAGCGTTCCCGAAGCTATTGTTGCCCCCTCGTAGGAATCAGCCGTTATTGTTACGGACATTTCTGCAGGAATAGCGGGTCTCTGCGTAACGCCCATCATGGAAAGTATTCCAGACATAACACTATCTGGGAGCCTGTTGAGACCAGTTGCCATCTGCCACCCAATATATGAAATTGCCTGGAACATGGCGTCTTCCACTGTTCCAACTCGCAAATTAAACTCCGGGAGAGTCAATCTCGCCATTTCTATAGCTTCGAGATAAAGGTCTCCCGGAGTCTTGTCGAAAATTGTCAAATCTACGTACTGCGAAAAATCAGCCGTCATCTCATCCCTCCGTTATAACAAATGAAAAACTTACACCAGCAGTGCCGTCTGTTTTTGTATTCACTGATAAGGAGGTAATTTCTACCTCAGGAACATAACGTGCAGCATTCAAAATAAATAAACCCCTATCAATCGAGGTAAAAGACGGGTCATTGACCCCAAAAAATGGGGAATACGGGTGTGTTCGAGGCTCAGTGAGGATAGCCATTGTCAATAGTTGTGCGTAATAATCCTCAGAACCGTCACGAAGAAGCTCTAGGCCGTCAGAGCCAAATCTTATAGGAAATTTAATTGTGTTCATTGTTTTCGCTCTCCTGAATAATACATTTTAATTCATTTTTTAACCCTAATGCGACGTCATTTGTTGCCGATATTGAGGTCATGTTAAGTCCCCTGTGAGTAGGTAAGAATTTAAATCAACACATACTAGCGTCGCCACTGAATAGCGCGCCCTTAGGCTTAAGGAACGAGCCGTGTCAACAGATACTCCAGCTCCTGGGATTATTGTAAAAGTTCCAGTCGCACGTCTAGCAAAATCAACTTTTTGACCAATCGCGAAACCTGTTGATGAATTAATCTCAAGCGTGCATGTTGTTGTGTTGTATAAAAGTTTTCCAGCCGCAGAAGCACCTAGGGGGCCATTAGAGACAGCCTCAACGGGTTGCGCATTGCTCCACAGGGAGACCCATGATTCTCCATCCCACAAAAAGTAAGAATTAGTATCTGTAGCGTAGGCGAGACAGCCCTCCGGTAGAGCAGCAACAACTTCCGGGTATATTGCTGTGGACTCCATGATTAAAATCATTGATTGATTAATAGGTCTTGCGTTTCCAAAAACAACCATAGAAGTCATTGCCTGGTTAGAGAAAGCACAGAGCACCGTGTCGTCAATTATCATCTTGGTGCTTTGCGTTACGCCGAGGGGCATTAGGGGGCCATATGAAATTCCAAGAGCCTGCACATATATTACTATCCGTCCATCTGGGTAGGCCTTGGTGACAACACCTTGATACATCTCCCCTGGTCTCTTAGGGGCAGATGCTGCCTTATCGCGACGAACTGGGGCGTTCTGAATTCCATAATCTGAAATCATGATGCGCCTGGAGTGTTTTCGAATTTCCCATTTGGAAATCTTTTTTTCATAACTTCTAATTGCTGTCTAGATATGAGTTTTCCATAAATAGATGCGTTGGCTATTGCTTCTTTTGTTGTGTTTCCACGAGCTTTGGCAAGAAACAAACCAGAAGATTCCGCATATCTAAAAGAGCTTGTATCTGATTCGATATAACCACCAACTATTTTGTTTTGTATGACTGCGATTTGCTTACCATGTATCGGTGTTGGAACAGAAATAGTTACCCTATTCCCCATGACATTGATACTATTTATTCTAAATAAAGTTGTTGATGCGGCTAGCCTTGATGAGCTAGATGCGTTTTTAAAATCTACAGGTAATATTGTTAGTGTGTCGTTGACCTGTAGGTCAGATACAGAGTCAACCCCCAGATGCAAATATGGTGCCTTCTGAAAAGAAACAGATGAAGCAACGGGAACAAGCCCAGATGCATCTGAAGACCTAAAAAAGCTGAGAATTTGACACCTAGAAAGTTGAACAGGTACAGAACCAGAAGAAAGCACTTTTGTCCATATTTGTGGAACCAAAAGAGCGTAAGGCTTGCCACCGTTTACCCCGCTTTTTCTAGTCACAAAAGTTGCTGAATATAAGGTTCTTGGTTCATTGTCAACCATAAACACCGGCCTAGACCATAGGTTTATGTTCCCTGTTTCAAAAATGCCCTTAGTTTTCGGGGGGTAGTTGTATGGGAGTGACGCACTAGGGAGTGGAAATATGTTTAAGTTTGCTGGCGGAGTAAAAAATCTAGGTATGTTGTCCTGTTTAAAAACTTGATTCTGCACAACAGAAGTATTGGCCAAGACGTCTATCACCTGCGGACCCCTTTTGCCAATTTCTAAGTCTTTTATTTCTTTTTCTTCTTTTTCTGGCTTCTTAAAAGATATATTCACGGGGTCTGGAACCAGGTCACTGAATGTGACTGAATCGATTAGGTAGTAGCCATTAAACGTTGGTACGCCGTCTATTTTTATTGTCATTCCGGGACGAAGACGGACGGCGTTCGCTCTGTCGATAATTGCATTGCCACTCCCATCGAAAGGATTATTTTCCGAAATCGTCACGTTTGGAACAGATAGAAGCTGTAGTGAATTTCTGGCTGATGACTCGATTGTTGGCTGAAAAGAAAACGGCTTCACTGAAGATTGTTGAAAGTGTGACTTATATATCACCGGTATGTACTTATTTTGTTTTGAGTCTGACTTTTTCTTGGTTTTCTTTTTACTCAGGGGAACTTCGTGTGTACCCCATCTCTTCAGGAGGAACTTTTCTGAAGCAAATACCAGATATCCGTCAACTTCAAAAACTACGAATTTAGCTTCTGTAGCCAGATTTGTTATAACATCCCACACAGAGTCTGCTTTATTTCCGCCCGATGCTTTATTTATCTGCTGTTTTTTGTTCGTACTTTGTCCAAAAAACTTAAGACCATATTTTTTCGCTGCCTGCTGCACAAAGGCGGTTCCGCTACCCTTTATACTGCCTGGTCTCCTATCTCTTTTCATTTGTTGAATAGCCCTCGAGTAGCAGCGAACCTCCACGGTTGGGCTTGCTCCTGGCCCCTGAGATACCGTAACGTTGGCTATCTCAAAAAGCTGTGTTTGCTTTTCTTTTACATCGGGATTCCTTGTCCCCTCAATCGTCCCAAATGTTTCTGTTACATAGGCAACAATTCTTCCTATTGAGAAATAGTTGTTCTCGAGCATTTTGAGACCAGTATCGCTTACGCTAAAAGATATTTCACTTGACATATTCATCGCATAACTAACGTTTAGGTTTATAAGGTTTGCCCTTACGTCGGCAATTTGGTAGTTCTTTTCGTCTACGAAGTAGATAACACCGCCCGCCTGTCTTAGGAGACTTGTTGGTGTCGGCAAATAGGTTATCGAAGCAGGCATTATGATACGCCCCTGGCGCGTAGCGCCCCATCTGTTGCCGTGGAATTATATCTATCTATAGCTGCCTGTACTCTTGCATAATCCTTACTTGGAATTGTCCAGTAAGAACATTTGGCATTTTTTGTCTGCCTCTCAATAAGTTTCTGTGCCTTTAGAGCCAGTGCTAGCCCTGAGTTTACGGGGAGTTGCTGCAGGTTAATCTTAAGTTTGTTGGCGCCCGACAGTGTGGTTCCGGCGGCCCCTCTTCCACAACCCTCGATTGTTTCTCCATCTTTTGGCGGAGGAGGATTCCACGGTGGTGGCTTTGGGAACTTAATTAAGTCAACAAGTTCGTGCGGAAACTCCGTTAGAGTTATGTCGCATGATGCTCTGCTTATTGAGCCATTAACGTTTCTGTAGACAGATGTAACACTAAATTCTGATATTACAAATAGAGCGCCCGCATTGCTTGAGTTCTTAAACGGAAATTTCAGCTGAGTTGACATTATTTCGTCAAGACCCATAAACACTATCGGGTAAGGAGACAGCGATATTTTTCTTAAATTGTTCAGCTGCTGGTCCACCGACGTGGTTATAACTTTTCCATCTATTGCGCTATCAAGCGTTCCTGATGTGTCAGATGAAACAAGGAATGTGAAAGAAACCTGCATCAGCTTGTAGCTCTGCCAGTCAACTATTGGCCTATTGGCTACTCGTTCTATGGTTGACCAGTTAGAGCCTATTGAGCTATATGAAATTTGATTAGGTTTATGCAAGAACTGGTGCGACAGGGGTGCGATTGTGTTATCGGTAACCTGCATTAATTTGGGTGTCACTGGCACTTGCGCAAGTGTTCTCGGTGCACCAGCTGCATTGATAAGCTGTCCTCTTGACCTTTGAGCATCCCCCACGCTGACAGATATATTAACTGGCATTCCAGCTGAACGAGAAGCAACAGCACGTGGAGTAGAGGTTGATAAAGCGGCTCTGGTAGCTAGGGCCTCCGAGGATTTTGCATCAACAAGGGCTATGGCCTGTTCTCGAGTTTTGCCAATAGATACAAGTTCATCAACTTGTGCTAGGCGTATCGATTCCCCGGCTGCAGCCATAAGCGAATCCGTCGACTGACCAGAAGTGTCCCTGGTAAAAAGAACGTCAAGCATGAATTGGGTGTCTCGTGTTCCAGGTGCGGAAAACTTGGCAAAAGGATAAAATTTATTTTCAAATGGGTTATGCCAATACCCGGGGTAGACAAGGTCCCCATTGTCGTCATTGACTGCTGTATACGTCTGGGAGCTTTCCACCCAAACCTGTATGTTGCTGTAAGAGTATGGGTTTAGTGATGAATTAAGAGGGAATTTCTTTAATCGAGCAGTGGCTACATACAGTTTATTGCCGGAATATTTATGCGTGAAGACCGGAAAAGAACCTGTATATTTTCTTCGCAGCTGCGTAGGTCTCGTCACCACTCTTTTTTCATATTTAATACGAGATTGCTCGACAAGTTCGTCCCCCGCCGTGTACTGGACATATGAACCCATTAGAGGTAATGGCATCCAGTATTCGTCTTCGTCCAACCTTGACGAAGAGACGCCATCGGGCTGTGTTCTAAATAGGTGATAGACCGGATATCCGGGGTATAGAACACCTACACCGTTTTGTATCTTTCTCACCTCTACGTAAAAATATGTATTTCTGATAGCTTGGTTTACAGGCATCACGAACGCTCCCTGGCTATTGATTCGGCACGCTTTATCTTCTGCATAACAACATTGGCTATTTCTTCTGGCGAACTATTGCCACCATTGATGTGGAATGTATATGTATTACCACCACTGCTTGAAGTGCCAGCGACAGCGGTGGAAGACATCGTATTAACAGATGGCGTCATTGCATCGCCTATCGCGCCAGGACCCGGGACGACGTGCAGATGTCTGCTGCCAGCTGTTCCATGGAATTCAGCAAAACCACCCGACTGGCGAGTTAGCACTGCATACTGGCCAAGATTCTGACCAACAAGGTCTATCGCTCTCCCCGTTACATGGTCTGAGTTTATTGAGCCAAGATTCCCAGTCCTGTATGAGGAAGTAATTGTTCTGTTGCCAGTTAGTTGCGCATTTATTGCGCCATGGCGAGCCATTGTCTGCGATAGACGCGAAGAAGTTGTATCACCAACAGAAGAGCCACGAGGAGTTGATGTGTCAGCTTTTTCTGCAATAAGTTTTATAAACTTATTCGTCATCCACTCTGGTTTGTTCGTACTGCTGAAGTATATAGCCATATTCTTCGAGAAGTTGTCCACAGCGGTTTTAAACGTTTCGCTGGCAGTATCCATCTTTTCAGCAACCAGATTTGCCCCCTCGTCCATGTCGCTAAGGGAAAGCTTATTGTTTTGTCCGTACTGAGCAAATATTTTGCTAGCTTGAGCCGACATAAATTCAGATTCAGTTGCAAAACCTGAATCTTTAATTAGCTTCTTTTTCTCTTCTTCTGTTTTATCAGCAAGAGGATTTTTAAAGTTAATCTTTCCAGCTTCATAGTCGGTAAGGAACTTACGTCTGTTATCGGCACTCATTCCAGATATGAGGCCGCCTATCTCTTTATCGTTAGACAGGAACCCAAGACCAGCCATCTGCGCCGATATGTCGGCAGAAGCAGTGCCTATAAATCCCTGCTCTGTTCGTCTGTTTGAGGCATCAAGAGCATTTGTGACTCTATCTGTGAAGAAGTCCTTTGGGTCTATCCCGTACATAAAGCCACCAGGTTTAAATGCGGCTCCTGGGGCATCCTTTGTTCCTAGCTGGTCCTGCTGACCATAAAGCGCATCAATGGGGCTGTCGAACATAGAAAGTGATGATTCCTGGAACTTCTTTAGCGCTTCAATAACAGCTATCGGGTCATTCCCGGAATCGACTGCACTAGCCAATGCAAAACCAGCTTCGTCGTATATTTGTGGGTCAACTATATTTTTTATGGCTTCGTCAAATGCACTTAAACCATCAGCAAATGAGTCGATGTTCATATTCTTTAGTTCTATCGCTGTTTTTCTAGTGGCAAATCCAAGGTCTGTAACAAGCTTGGTGAAGTCAACCATAGGGTCATAAAGGTCTATACCAAGTTTCTTTGCTAGTTGTTCAATTTCAGCGCCAGACTTACCACTAGCCTCTTGTAGACGTTTCATTCTCACAGTCGTCTGCTCGTCTATGGTCTTCATTGCGTCGATTCTGTCCGGTAGACCTTTTTGCAGCTCTTTAAAACCAGAAGCCTCATCTTTGTCTAGCTTCTTAAGTTCTTCCTCTGAGAACAGGTCTTTAAATGCTGGGTCTTTTAGGGCGTCCTTGAAAACTGCTTTATCTTTTTCTAGTTGCTTTTTACGCCCACCTCTATTGAATAGACCCTTCACTCCGCCAGCTATTCCGCCAACAAGACCGCCGATAGTCCCACCTATTGCTGCGCCTATTCCAGCCCCTATCGCTATGCCAAGTGGCCCGCCCACTGAACCTAATACTCCACCGGCAACCGTTCCCAAGCCTCCACCAATTTTTGCTCCCCCCTTAAACCCCCTCCCGGCTTGCTCCAAGGTTGAACCGGCGTACTTACCCTTGAATCCACCCTTCTGTAGTTTCTCCTGAAATCTTCCCAACTTGTCAGCAGTGTTTCCGGCCACACCACTCAAGCCCGCATCCATATTGGATATGTCGCCGCCTGCTGCCACGGTTGCTTCGATTCTTTTAATTCTTTCACCAGCGGCAACAAATTCACTCATCATTATGTTGTCGAGGAATCCATTCATTGCTGCTTTAGCTTCTTTTGCACGTACGGCCATTCCGTTGGTGAATCCCCTAATTGCACCAGTTATGGTCCCCAGCGCTGCACCAACTGCAGTACCTATGCCAGGAGCAATCATCGTTCCTATTGCGGCACCAGCGCCAGCACCAGTTAATGCTCCAGCCTTAGCGCTTTGCGCATTAAGAGCTGCGCCTCCAAGACCAACAGCAAGACCGGCAAGCGGGTTGAATTGACCGACTATTCCTCCAAGAGCCATTGCACCCTGCATCTCTTCAGGCATAAATTGAGACGCAAGAGACATCCCCATACCTACGCCCATCTTTGCGCTCATTGAGTTGTTTATTCCGCCAATGCCAAGTTTTTCGTTGCCAAGGATTGCGGAGCCAAGTGCGCTTTCTCTTCTTGACCTGTTTGCCAGCCCGGCCATCCTCATGCGCGTCCCTACGCCTTCTCCTCTGCCGGAAAATCCTTTTGTGGATACCTGACCAGCTTCGTTTATGGTTCCTATCTGTTGCCCAGTTTTAGTGCTAAGAATTCGACCAGTTGGAACCCTTACGTCATTCCCATCGGCATCTTTTACAGTCGTCATTTCTTGGAATGCATACCTACGCCCGGTTGTCTTTGAGCGGAATAGGTCGTTTTCTCTTCCGTCTAGACCAAACGCCGGGTTGTATTGAGCACGATACATACGGGTTAGAAAATTAAGACGAGATGTTGCCCCAGTTGTTCCTGGTCCTCCAGCTCCCGGGGGCGCGGTGCCAGGTCCGCCTGTTCCACCGGACGGTGAACCTCCGGCACCAGGAGTCGTTCCAGCTGTGTATCCATTTCCAGGTCCACGTGCACCTGAAGAGAGTCTTTCTCCGCTACCAGCGCCAGGGGTGACCCCCCTGGATGAAAGCCATGCGGCTGCTTGGTCTTTTTCCGGTCCAGGCGGGAGCAAGTCATATCTCCTTTGTATTGCTGCTATTCTTGCTGGGCTAGCAGAAGACACGATTTTCGGCTGGGAGGTCGCAACAAGAGCGGAGCTTGTTGCAGTGCCTGTCATTGAACCAGGGCCAATCGCACCCATAATTCTTGGACCCGGACCTATAGCCCCCATTGGTCTTGAACCTGGGCCCAACCCCGGATATATGGGCCCGGGTCCTATCGTTCCCCTTGGCTGCTGTCCGGGACCTATTGGGAGTGGACCGCGAGGTGGTGGGGTTCCTCCTGGTTGAGTAGGTATTGGTCTTCCACCAATATTTACGACCGGGGTATTGATGTTTACAGTGTTCGGAGCCATGGCATTGTCTTTGCCCAGATATCCGCCTTTATGCCCCTTCATCTGGCGGAACATTATTGCTAGTGCCATCAGTCCAGCGCCACCCTTGCCACCGAACATGTTCGTAAACATTCCAAATATGCTATTAAGCATCTTTACAACATCCGTGAGTCCCTTAACTAGGTCGTTTATAAATGGCAATGCGTCAAAGAATGCTTTTCTAAATGTTTTGGATATATCCATCACCGCATTAAGCAAATTTCCGATATTAGTACCAAGCTCCCCGAGGTCATCCTTGTATTTAATTACCTGCTCATTGAATTGACCAAGGGCGTCTTTTATGCCTGCCTTAAGTTCTTTCCATATGTTGCCAAACATTCCCTCAATGGCCCTGGCGCCCTCGATGTATGGCTTTAGGTTCTCTTTAGTTATTCTGAACCATCTACTTACTCTTTGCCACCAGTTCCCAATGTCTTTGAAAAATCCTTTTGTTTCGGGAAGCCATTCACGTACAAGTTTTACAAAGAAATTAGACGTCTTCTCTATACCGCTGACAAGCGAGTCCATCATTGGTCCGCGACCGAATTCAGCAAGTGAGCCGGATACCCGAAGAAGGTCTTTCCTTATGATGCGATATATTTTCTCTATCGCTACCTTTGCTGGGCCGAGGAATTCCTGACCGAAATCTCCGAAATCTCCTCTAAGGAGAGTGAAATACTTTTTTATTGATGCAATAAGAGTTTGATTCACTGCTTCAAACTGACCGGCCACACCGCCCATTTTGGCTAGTTCGCCAGACATGATTAGGGCTTTAAGTTCTTTCTTAGATGTAACTTTTGCCTTCTTGAGCGCAGCTTCCATTTCTGGGCCGAGTTCTTTAGCGGCAGCCTTAACATCAGTCATACTCTTCTTTGAGTCATTTAGGGCGGCAATAACGGCACCGACCTGCTCAGCAGCCTGTGCTGGGTCCTTACCTGCTGCACCGAAATCCATAAGATTCTTTAGGAGCCCACTTGTCTTTGCTATCTGAGCAGAGTTCATTGACTTAGACATCGATGTATACGCTTTATTTATTGCTTCGACACCAAGGCCTGCCAGGTTTGCGTCCCTTTGCAAAGCTCGCATCGATGCTCTCGTTTGGTTGAGTCCTGCACCAAACGCAGGTGCGCCCTTGCCCTTGAAGGCATACATCGCTGCTTGCGATTCACGTTGAGCAGCAGCAAAAGTTCCCAAAGCAACTGCGGCCGACGCCGCAGCACCAGCTATGGCAGTCATGCCAAATGCGTACGCTTTATGAAGATACTTTCCAGCAACAAATAGAGCGTGGATTCCGACTAGCGCAGCAGATAGTAGCGCCATCTGAATCAGGGTTCCCTTAATTGCCAGACCGAGAACCTTAGACAGGCCCATGCCCATCATCTTGATTCCTTTGTCCATTGAGTCGAAGACTTTTCTTGTCCTCGTAGCAGCAATCAGGAAGGTTGACATCTGTGTGCCAGCCACCTGAGCGCCAGAGGAAAGGCGCGACATCCTCCGCTCTAGGCCGGTTATGGCTTTATCGAGGGCTTTTACTTCGGCAGCGCCCTGTAACGCTCCCTTTACCTCAATATTAATTGTCGCTTCGGCCCTAGCCATAGGCGCTCCAACACTCTCAGACGATTTCTGTTTTAAAAAAATCGCGTGAGTGTAGGATGGCCAGGCTTTAGCCGGCGGCTTTCGCCCTACGCTCCTGCTCTTCGCGGTCGTTACTTATAACTTTAGCACAGGCAAGACGTATCAACCACTCCTCCTCAGAGGAGGCAAGAATAAGCACGGGGTCCGTGCCAAACAGTTCCCCAAGTCTGGCCGAAGATATGACCAGTGGGTCTTCAACTAATTCGTCGAAGACCCCTTCGTAGGGTCCTCGACATCAACCGAATCGGAGTACCCGGCGGCGTCAAGAATCGAAAGAGCCGCAGCTTCGATGTGTGGGTCAACACCGAAGAACTCACGAACACAATCCGGAAGAGGCCTTGTCGTCTGAGTCATTTCGAGAATTGCGGGGGAGGCGAACGTCAGCTCATTGCCATTGTCGTCAAATACCTCTTCATCATCAAAGAGGAGACCGATTGTTGTATGCCCAATAACTGAACATGCAAAACGTGTTGCATCCATGCCGTTTCTGGTGTCCTCACCAGCCTGCTTACGCCAGTTTTTCATCTGATTTTGAGTGATGTTGGGGCTTATCTTTATCTTGACGCCAGGACGTTCTGGAACTGGGATATAGACAATGGGACGCTCCACTTTTTTCCTGATGACAGCAGAAAGCTTCTGGAGGGGGGTTTCGTTTGCCGGTAATTCGGCAGCCCTGCCCTTTGCCTTTGCGGGAGTCGGACTATCTGTTGTGTAAAGTTCAGTGTTATCGCTCATAGCGGAGAAACTAGCACACGAATCTGTGCGCTGCGTGAACTAGATAAAATTATCAGCCAGCAGCACCCGCGCCAGACTCCACGTCTGAAATTGCAAATGTGAGGGAAAATGTGGCTGGGGCACCCGAGGATGAGTCGCCGTCTGGCTCCGTTATTCCTACCAGCAGGGCCTTTGCGTACACGCGGTCTGTGCCGGGAACCTTGAGGTCGCAGTCGAAGGTCTCAACCGTGATGTCATATTCCGCACGGCCGACCAGCGGACGAAGGGAGGCGATTTTCTCACCAATACCGGTGTTCGAGTCGGAGGCGATACGGTCATCGTCGTAGTGAGCAGTAAGCGTAATGTCGCCAACTTCAGATGGAGCACAGAGAACCGTTGGGCGCAGCTTGCCGCCCTCATAAATCTTCTCCACCGATGCGGTAATTTCGCCACCGGACACTTGAGCAAAGTAAAAGCCCGTCCATTTGGGGTGCTTTTCCGGAGCGACCGGAACAATGCTCGCTAGTACTTGACGCTGAGATACTTTTGCCATATTTCTATCCCTCTCTAGACGACGCTAGCTGTTAGGTTCGACTTAATGATGTCGACTTCGATTTTGTCGCCAACGCTGCTGGTGCGGACACCAACTTTTGCCTTCACCGTGCCGCCAGCGAGCTGGCTAACGGGGTTGAGGGCTGCGTCACACCGAACGGTGTAGCCATTGTCGATTTTCTTACCATTTGCATCAAACGCCTGGAATAGCGCACCCTGCTCGCGCATCGGAGCAAGAATCGCTATGAGTCTAGAAGTAATCGCCGAGAAGATGGTGTCACGACCATCGATTACGCCGAACACTAGGTCTTCCAGCGAGCGCTGTGACTCCACAACCACGTGGTTAACAATTTCCTGAGTGGTAATGAATCTGAAGTTCTCGTCATCGAACGAAAGCGCACGGGCTCCATAGATTCTTACCGAGTTCTGAATAATTCTGATTGCATTGATGTTGTTTAAATCCAGATTGTCGCCTGTCACCTTGTTGATATCTGCAGCAACCCCAGTGATAAATCTTCCCGCAGAAACTAGGCCAGCCGCCGGAACGTGAGCACCAGATTGATTGTGTGCGAGAGAGCGCTTAGCAGCTACATAGCCATCGGGCGGGATTCTCCGGATAACACCAGCTGTCGCAGTTGGCGCATCGACCCATGGGTAGTACATCGCTGCATGCTCTGAGCCATCTTCGGTCGATAGTGTTAGGGACTTAGCAGCCGCCTCGGATACGCTGTCATCTATGCCAGCATGAATTATTGCAATTCTGTTGTATTCATTTGCGTGAGCAATCAGTGCGTTTGAAATTTCAGGTGAAGCTTTTGTATCGCCGTCGTAGTCTGTATATGGGCTTGCTCCAGTAACTCTTCCGGCAGTTTCGCCGTCGGGGATTGAAACGGCACCAGTACCGAATGCGTCGTTGAACAAATCAAGACCGCCAATCAGGGCTGCGTCGTCAACGCTCGCTAGGTCGTCGAGTCCAGCAGTTAGCGCCGTAGAAGCCAGTGGTTCTGGAATCGTTGTAGCTCCAGATACTACTTCCGCCGAAACGTAACGAGAGGCAACTGAGCTGAGGTTAATTCTGCCAGCAGCCTGAGCAACCGTTGCAACAGTTCCTGTTGAGTAGACAATAACATCGTCGTACGAAACACTGATTACGAATGTTGAAGATGTTGGGTTTGTTACTGTCACTTTAATATTCGAGCTCCATGCACCAGGGCCGTTTGCTGAAATTGTTAGAACTGGGTCGTCATCTGCGTCCTGCAAGACCTTAGTACCCGTTGATGCACCGCTGCCCACTACGCGGGCTACGTAGCATTGTGTGCCGCCTTCCTCGAAAAACGTTTCGACAGTTGGATGTAGGTATGAATAGGCGACATATTCACCGTAGATGCTTTCAAAGTCAGCAATACTCTGCACAAGAGTTGCAGAATCAACTGGGCCGCGTGGCGCGAGACCAACAAAGAAGGCCTGCGAAGACTCGCGAACTGTTGCTGATGATGGGCCCGTTCTAACTGCTGTTGAGATAACTACGCCTGGCATAAGACCTTCCTCTGTTTATATCGATGGGCAATGCCGTCTAACAAATTATATTGTACAGACGGTAATCCTCCAACTATTGCAACTGTTCTCAAAGAATAGTTCGATTTAAATAATAACACTTTTAGTCCGCCGTCAGCTCTGGTATCTGGTCGGTCAATTTACCGCCGACGACCGTGAACTGAATTTCGTTTGCAATTCCTATTGGCCTGCGAGAAACAACTTCGTCTATGTCCATGTTGTACCCGATATAGGCGCCAGCCATTACTCTGTCGCCCTTAAGCAATGTCAAATCAGAAAATTCCTCCCTAAGCGTTCCCTCATCAATCATGGCTCGGAAGGAATTTCTAGAGTCATATGCCTTCATGCACGGATAGTCGAGGATTGCCGCCCTCACTACGGTAGTAAGCCTGTCCCTCATAATTGTGGCCTCTTCGGGACCCTCTGTTTTGACCCAAACATATGTCCGCATGGCGTACCCGACGCGATAAAGGGGGTCAGGACCATCAAACCCAATACGCTCAAAGCCAGATGTAGATATAGCCAAATTCACGACTAGCGGCCATGCATCTATGGCCAATGGTTCGTGAACTGTGTATTCTTCTGGCGAAGGAAGTGTTTGGTCGTCGACGCCCCACCCGTTTCTATAATCAATAATTCTTACCGGGATGTCTTCTTTAAGATAATTATTGACATACGCTTTCGCAAACTGCGGGCCATGCATTAGTGGGTAGCCAGGTGCCTCAGCCATTATGCGGGCAGCCCTTCATTTCCTTCAGTAATATAATTCGCCATTTTTTCAGCGAGGTCATTAAGAAAAGTTTCATTAATAAATACTATTTCGCGTTTTGGCATTTTGCTTGTTCCTGTTTGATGAAACTGAGCATATGGAACGCCGGTGCCAAAGGTGGCGGAAAGCTTGTCTATTTTGTTTACGAGGGGGTCGGATAGTTCTGCAACACTTCTGAACAGTCTTCCGCTCCGAACAAGAGTTGGTGCTCCAGGGTAGCGAGCTAGTTTCCATGATGCGTACTCTGCGCTCAACGGTGCCCATCCACCAACCTCTAGCCCCTGTGAAGTGAAATTATCGGCGAAAGTTCTTTTAAGCTGCTGATGCGCCCATCTAAAAGCGGGCCTAACATCAGTTATTCTTGATTTCATTCCATCTATAAGGTCATCTACTTCGTCAGCTCTGACCTCAACTTGTATTCGTACTCTTCCCATTATGAAACTCTACTGCGTCTGTACTTCCTTATAGAAAGTAACTCTGAGTCCAAGAATCCGGTCACCAGTGGTCCGACGTTTCTAGTTTCTAAATCTTTCAACCCAACCACATCGTCATGCATGTTTTGCATTTCACGAGATGCAGCCCGAAGAATTAAAAGCTTAAATATGGGTATATTGCCCCCGTCTAGCCCTGCAGTGTACGAAATTGTTATCTTGTCACCATCTAGGGCGTAGTAATAGTCGATGCCAAATCTTCTTTTAACATAATCAACTTCCTCTATAAGTGTTCTTTCTGTGCTGCCTACTGGCTTTACTTTTACCTCATCGACAGAAACAACTGGAGAGTTTCTAAGGTAGATAGTGTGTGGTGGTTCGGCATATTCCGACATTTCAACAGGGTTTGTATTAACAAATGAATCTGTGTACTGAGACGTTGGAGTAGATAGGAACGAACCCATCGGCACGCCGCGAAAACCTGATTCAATTACGTACTCTTCTTCAAATTCTTCAACTTCTACAGGCCTACGAAGGTAGCCCTCCATTTCTGACTGAAGGCCTGCAAGGACTATGTCTGCAGCATCCTGCTGACGTAAAGATAATTTTATGTCCATGTATGTGATTAGGTCAGATTTATTAACCAACATGCCTAGACTCCAGCGGTAGTCGTCATTTTGCGACTACTTTTTTCTCTTAGGGGCTGCCTTCTTGGGCTTAGCGGCTTTCTTTGCTGTTTTCCTAGCAGCAGCTTTTTTCTTTAACTTTGCACGTGCCTTGGATGCAGCGTCTGTCTGCTTCTTGCGCTGTTTTCTAATTTCAGCAAGTATGGAGCCCTGCGAACCTCGACCAGCCCGCCTCCCGCGTGCTGTTGCTCTGGCGTAGTCGGCCCTGTCGGCTTCATCCATTGCCGGACGCGCTTTGTACCCCCGCCTACGACCGATGTCTTGCCTGCCTTCTGGACTTTCTGCGAGACCAAGAATTCCGGGCCCTCTCCTCTTCCTGTATAGGCTGCCGCCTACTGCGCGAACTTCTTCCTCTGAGGCATAGCCTTGACGGCTGAGCGAAGACTTGGCAAGGCGATTTCTGGTTTGCTTGTCGCCAAATACCCGGCTTGTATATTCCTCTATCGCCTTTAGCTTATTATTCAGCATGGTCCTTCTTGGGCCGGTCTTTAAGCCCCTTAGCTGTCTACGGATTTCTTTCTCAAAATCCATTGCAGCAGCGGCGTCGTCTGTTATATCTGGGCCATAACGCAGTCCTGGCATAAATCCCCGCTTCAGTTAAAAAGGACTTTATGAACAGAGTATACCATTTTTGATATTTAGGGTACTAATAAAAACCCGCTGATTATCTGTCGCTATTTGGTGGAGACTCAATTGCTATTCCGGAATCATCAGTTGTTCCAGGGGGTGCTTCAACTGGAACCCAGGCACGAGCGTAAGCGTGCTCTTTAATATTTCTAGACTTCAGAAGAGAGTTGTTAATCATGAGCGCATATTCCTCCCTTTTCATGCACAAAACTCTCTCCAGACTTGCTGCATCTTCTGATTTTGACATCACCAATTTTCTAATAATCTTTGACATTGGCTTGGCAACCAATGCTCCCCGTGAGCGATTGAAGCGTAGATGCATCAGCATGGCATCCAGCGAAGATACGTCGTGCTCTACCACTGGAATTTCGTCCCCAACCACATTTGAAATTCTGCTTACTTGTGTGGCCAGTAGGAATCTTTCTGAACCGTCAATTATTTCTCCGGTGGATTTACGAACCTGTATTGGTTGAGTAAATCCATAATCCATTAGAGACGCAGACAGGGCCAGAAGGTCGGGCCGAAGAATATAGGTCGCCCTCCATTCTGGGACCACTAAATGGGAAGAATTTTTATAGATTATTTCAAGCTTCATGAGTCGTATCTATTCCTGCTTCTGTGATTCTTATTGAATCGGCTTTTGTTTTGGGCCCCACTGGAGTTGGTGAGTTTACGTCAATATCATTGAGTGCTAAATTTCTAATAAGCCAACTAACGGGGTACCCATATGGGTCCTGCAAGTGTTTTTTTCTGAATCTTGAAACATATGCTTTTGCGTCTCTCTGGCGCCTTTCACCCATTAGATAGTCGTTGATGAACATGAGAGCCCCATCCCATCCATATGAAGAATATCTTGCTATCAATTTCTCAATATCAAATTCCGGCCACCACCGGCGTTGAGCGTCTATCTGAGGGAAGCACTCAAACAACCGGTCATAGAATTCCGGCTCTGTCGCAACAACATCCCCTATTCGTCTAATTGCTACGGAGTGAAGGGGAATGCCAACCCTGGTGTTGCTGCCGGTAAGTGCTGCAAGGTCGTAATACTCACAAAACTCTGCTCCGTGTTCCTCTGTTATAAATTTGAATACATCATTCGTGTTCCAGTCATAAATTATCTTTGCAAACTTCAAAGGGATTCCCGCCTTGAGTTTGTATGGAGTAACTATGTAGTTCTCGTGAAGTTTCTGAACAATAGACCTATAGCGAACCATTGATTCACTAGCACGAACTCCAGTAATAAAAGCGACATTGCCCCTCTTCCCTTGCATGGTGTAGTAATCGGTTTGTTCGGGCAATGAGACATCATGAGTCAGACCGAAGTGCTCCCCAGTGATTGCCCACGGTGGGATATCCCTCACCAAGCGACCAATCTTTTTTCTGGCGTTACTCCATAAAAGTGTTGTCACCCTAGAACCAAGAACCCATATTTCTGCCGGATACGGAAGGCAATACCATTCCATATCCACCCAGTCATATTGACGTACACGCTCTGTGTATTCAATAACGGTTGGACTTACCATCTCTTCATCTCTGAAAATAACTTTTACTGGCCCAAGACAACGCTCTTCATGAACTTCTTTGGCAAGGTAGAGAACCGCAGTGCTGTCCTTGCCTCCGGAAAATTGAATACAGACGGTGTCGAAGGTGTCGTAAACGTGTCTAATTCTTTGTCTTGCAGCCTCGACGCATGACATGTCTAAAAACATTCTCTGCCTAGTCATCAGTATTGCGCAATCTGTGAGAGTCTTTGAACCTCCGCCCTAAGCGAATCTATTTCAATAACAAGCCTGTCTCTTTCCCGTACGACCGCATCGTGATAATTGCTACATACGATAATTTTTTCCGGTTCGCAAAAGGCTAAACCACACAAACATTTATTCTGTTCGCTCATTTAGATTTCCGTATGCTGAGAGATGAAATCCAATAGTCGCTCTGCGGTAGTAGTCCCAACCACGACTGAATCGTTTCTTAGCCATCTAATGAACTCGTACCACTTCGCCTGCTGGTCAGGACTATCAAAAACTATCGTGTACTGAACAACCGCCTGAGGCCTTTCCCCTTGAGCGGAAACAGTCGAACCCCTAACAGCAACATCTGATTGATTGGCAGAAGGTGGTGCAATAATTCTGTTTTCTCCATTGGAATCTCTAGAGACCGTAAAAGATGGTTCCTGAACGTCGTCGTCTCCATCGGGTTCGATTCCTGGTTGAGAAACTAAAAAGGGGGGCACGTATTGGCCGGTTGCCGACAGCTCGCTACTGTTTCTTTCCATTTCCTGCTCATACTCAGCCATCTCAAACTCATCCCACCCAAGGCTCTCCATCAGCTCTGGGTAGTAGTCACTAACTTCTATGACTAATTCAAAAACTGCCTCACTGTCTGAATAACCCAATTCAACAGTTCTATTATCCGCGAGAGCGAAAGCTATTGCTCGGGAGTCGTCGCCCTCCAAGTAAACGACGGCAATTTTGTCCCATCCGAGCTCCTTTGCTGCTTCTATCTGGTGATTACCAGCGATAACAGTGGCTGTTCCGTCGTCGTTCTTTTTTGCAACGATTGGTTTTACTTGGCCAAACTCAGCATACGAAGCGACTATTGCCGGGATGTCCCCGATACGAGGGTTCTTCGGCAACGGTACAAGTGTGTCTATGTCCACCGCCATGGAACGTAGGGATGGGTGTATTCCGTCCATTATTTATTTTCCCGACCAATAACTTCTCTGCACAAATCCTCAACCAGCTCATGAGTAAGGATTATGCTCCACGATGAGTATGGTTGTCTGCCGTTTTCGGCAATCCATAGCCTTCTTTGGTCGCTGACGACAAGAAAATGCTCGATTGTTCTTGGTGAGGTTGACCATGGACATGGAGGGAGTTCCTCCTGATTAGTGTCAGGACTAAATACAGAATATTTTGTTGTGGTCGCAGTGGACGTTGAGGTTGAGTATTGAATCGGCGAATGCCTAATTTGTTTTCTTCTCCAGGGCCTCATGATGTCTGAACCCTAACATTCGCATTGAGAGTTCTCAGCGCATCGATTGATGTTCGTAGTGAAAGTAGCTTTTCCCTCTTGGACTTAACGAGGGCTTCGGCAATCTTGTGGTCGTAAGCAGCGTCATCCATTTTGTAGTCAGCCCAAGCTTCTCGCTCCTTTATGGAGCCTTTGGCCGATAGGTATTCTTTGGCCCAGTTTGCTTTATATAGGGCTTCCTTCTTTGCGGATTCTGTTGCCAGCACCTCAAAGGATTCTGTTTCTTCTTCGAGAATTTCCATGAGCCTCATAAGCTCGCCTTCAATCTCGACCTGAGAAATAGGAGATGTCCTCGTGTTCCTCAATGGTTTTCCTTTCTAATAAATTCATTCAGAGAAGACCAGTCAACCCTGTCAAGTGCAGACATGTTGTTTGAGGGCCAATCATATTTTGATTTTCCGACCTTCGCAAGACCCATCTCTTCGAGAACCCACGCATCACACATGTCATCAGCGCCAGAACCAGACCAAACGATTCCAGTTTTTGCGGATATTGACGAGATAACTTCCCCCTTCCCCGCATTGCCTCTTCCGGTCGCAAACTTGGCCCTGCAGGTGGGGGGAATTTCCACAAATCCTATGCCAGACTCCCAAAGCTTCATTCTTACGCATCCGCCCAATTCGCCAATGCTATGAGCCTGGCTATTTCTGGAGGCAAAAGAATATCCTTCAATTAATACAAAACAGCTTTTTATGTTTATGCAGTAATTTAAAATTTGAGTAGAAATATGAAAAAGTCTTTCAGTTCCCCTCGATTTAGTGCTAATTATCGACGGGGAGCCAAGGCTGCATATCCCGGTGGAGGTCAAAGAAAGGTCTACTCCGACAAAATTCACGAATGAACCCTACTACATGAACGAGCCCGCACCGATTAATGACTGGTGCGGGCCCGTTCACCTATAGCGGCCCTAAGGTATAAAAAGCACGCAAATAATATTAAAGCATAAAAATAATCACTTGATAAAAGCAAACGACCGCCAGTCCTGCAGAGACTGAACGGTCGTAGGCAGCGAACGAGCTCGGGGTCTCAGGTGGCCGCCGCCTCCTTTGCCGTGGTAACTCCACTAGACACTTGGACCACTCTCCCTTCTTTGCCGATTTATGCGGAATTCAGGTACCTGTTAGTAGATAATACCGCGACTAGGATTGGCTCGCCTATTAATAATTGGGCGAATTTTCAAAACCTATTAAATTAATTTTCCCAATTGTGCAAAGATAGGCCTAGTTCAAAGGCCAAACCCGGGTTCTCTCCGATTCTCCTGTGGCAGGGGCGACAGACACAAATGAGGTTTGACTCCTCCGTTATCGAACCGCCCTGAGAGCGACGCACAAGTTCGTGAACGTCTACCGATTGCCTTCTTGCGTAGGCGACCAGACCATCATGCTTCGCGAATATCGGGCACGCTTCACAATACGGTCTTTCGGACAGAAGTTTTTTTACAAGAGGTATTCTCTCGTTCTTGTACTTGCTCGCCATTTTAGATGAGCGTCTTTTCAAGGGAGACCGCTTCATCGGTTTTGTCGAACGCCTTAGAGGCTTTCTTTTCATTAAATGGTGGAAGCGTCTATCGAGTCGAAAAGCCACTTATTTTCAAGGGTGGCCCATAACGCCCTGTCGATTGCTGTGTCCTCGAGGTCGTACTCACGAAGCATCGCCCTATGCTTAATGATTGCTCGACGTAGTGTGTCTGCTTCGCTTGGTGCGGAAGGCGATTCCATTCGCGTTCCCGTATCAATCATTTTTACAACTTGGTCAAGCTTTTTATCCACATAGAACTTAAAGCGCGAAATCTTCTTTTTTCTTTCGGCATAAACCCTGGATGCTTCAGCCATAAGGACCTTGCCTTCCCTGCCGAGGTCTTCAAATCTTTGTTTGTCGGCCTCTTCATCCAAGTCGATGTCTTCAATTTGCTCTCCGAGGTTTTCTAGGAGAGACAGAAGTGCTTCCTTCCACCTCAACCAATTCTCCTTTTCCAGGAGAAACTCTCGCTGCTCTCGTGAAATTTGGTTTTTCACGTCGTCAGCGACCATTTTTGCAAATCTGTAATCGTCAATCATCTTTTCTCTCAATTCCACGCTGGACAAATGCTTTTGTAACTACACCAGTTGCACAAAATGGATGTAACTGGCTCAAAGTTTCCCGAAGAACATCTGCTATCAATATCTGATTTCGCTTCTTGCACAATCTCAATCGTATTAATTTTATCGTCCTCTTCCGCTTTTCTTGCTATTTTGACTCCATCTTTTAGGTAGAGAAGTTCAAGTTCTTCGACACCGCCTGCGCCCATTCCCTCAAGAAGGCTTGCATAAATATACAGTTGGAAAAACTTTTCGTCCAAGTACTGAGGTTTTGGTGTTTTGCCGGTCTTATAGTCGCTAACGATTATCTGACCAGTTTTCTCGGACGTAGAATATCTATCTATAAAGCCCTTTATCACTACACCACCAATCAAACCATAAACTTCAAACTCAAGACCGTCTGGTTCAATTTTTTGTGGGTTCTCTATCTTCCATAGATTCTCTATGCACCACCATGCCTGCCATCTGAACATTTTTAGTTGTTCGGCATTGTGAATATAGGGAGAGACTTGCTGTTTCCACGACAAATCCCACATGTTTTTCGCAATGGTTTTTGCCACCCCTAGAGTTCTATCCTCCGGAGGAAGGCCGTAAAGATTTTCCAGAGCGTCGTGAACAAAGTTTCCCAACATCGCGGCCTCGCCGGGCTCTTCGGGAATTTGGTCAATCTTGCTGAACTTAAATTTAAGTGGGCATTGCCGAAATGTGCCTATAGAGGAAGCAGAAAGGTGTGGTGGTGGTGTTAGTGCAGAATCACTCATCTGATGCGCTCGGGGAATCGAATTTGATTTTGATGATTTCAGCAATCAACTCATCGAGTTCCTCATGCGTGGCGCTGGTCTTTGTCGGCTTTGGTTTGCCACCACTGAAGCTTTCCCAGTGGGCATTCAGCTTGTTTTTCTGTTCGGAATCTAGGCTCTTTGCAAGTCCCATGAAGTTTTCCCACTTCTGGATTCTCTCGCCTTCTTCTTGCGATACAGGAGAAGTTGAGGCAGCGATTACCTCCTCGACCTCCATCGCATCTTCGGAACGGGCTAGATAGAGGCCAACACCCATGGTCTGAGCGGCCTTCTTGAGGGCATCAGAAACAGCGCCCTTCATCTCGTCGCCAAGGTCAACGATGTCGCCCTGCCTGGTTCGCTTTATCTTCTGACCGCCGTAGCCGTCGCGGTGAACTGCACTTACCGAACCTGACGTATTCGCATGCCAGGTCAATCTGACATGGGCAACGATGTAGTCGGGGTCAATGGAATCACGTTGACAAGAAACAATTTCGAAAGACCATTGGTCAACGCCGAGAACTTTATTAAGTCTCGCAATCACTTCACTAACAGGAATATATGTAAGTGAAGCACCCCCCTTTTTCAATATGCGCTCCATTTCTGGGGGGAATGGCTCAGAGAGCATTTGCATGATGTTTGCGCTTGTCATTGGTTATCTCCTTTTCTGACGATGATGCTTGTTTTAAGCTGCCCCGTCTCGCAGTACATATCGGGATTGATTCCAATATTGTTGAGTTCTTTGACCCGCCAGTAGGAGGGTGCACAGTATGTAAAAATTTGCATTGCAATGTCTTCGGGGGAATTTAGAATTTCCCCCGTATCCATGTCAACCGACATTTGGGAAAGCCTGTCAACAACGGCACGAGCAAGGTCTTTGTGTTGCCATGCCTTACGCTCGTACGAACTCTTCTTCTCAATGAGGGCGTTACCATCAAGTGTGACTACAGACTCCCCGGCCATCATCTCTCCAAACTTTGCCGAAAATGAGTCGTAGATAATGGAGAGGTCTCTCTTAATGAGGTTAAGAGCAAGCAGGGTATTCCCCACTTCGACAACATCTCCGGACGACTCCAGCAGTTTGGTGAGGTCGGAATCTAGGGATAAAATAAGTTCCTTGATTTCGTCAATCTTTTCCATAGACAACGTTTAGTAGCGCTTTCTTGTAGGTAGGTGGGTAGGTATTGCCGGCGATAATTCCGACCTAGAGGACTATAGCAATCCTTCTTTTAGATGGCAACCCCAATTCGGCAAGATGTGTAAAAGCCCCCACGGCGGAGTCAACCTGGTCATCATGGTCACAGGCCTCCGGGAAAGAGGAAAGCTCGTCCATCCAGGCGGTAAGCCACGGCCCCCTGATAATTCTCACGTTCCCATTGGCGACGGCTGCGGCAAATGGCCTAGCCCTGGTTACCTTGTCCCCAGTGGCCCTAGCCCCCATAAAGTCATAGCCAGGAAGCACATATCTGGCATATTGGTCCAGGAGGGCCTTCCCGGAGGAGCCCGGCTCCTGTTCCATTCTAATTGGGACACTTGGGCCGTCCTCATAGGCGGTCTGGGCTATCAATTGCTCGACTTTTTCGCCCCTCAGGCGCCCCCGCTTGATGTCCAAAATATAGACAATTCCGTCGGAAAACATCATCAAAGTCCCAACCGTCCAGTCGGGGTCAGGGTTTGAGTGACTCGGCTCGGTGGCTGCAAGGTCCCAAAATCGCACAATTCTTGCATTTGGGTCATTTTTGGGCACATCCGCCATGTCTATAATTTCCACAGATTCCCGCTCAAAAAGGGTTCCAAGGGTGGTGCTCCACCAGTCTCCCTCCTCAAGTCTGCGCCTTTCGATGGGGTCAAGGGCGGAAAGTGCCTGACGGTAGGAAACGGCGTCAATTCCTGGGTTATCAGCAAGCTTGCTGGGTACAAATATTCTGCCATCCTCCATTCCCTCGACAATAAAACGCTGCCTAACCCAGTTGGGGGCAGGGTTTGAGGCGCACCTCATCCTAAGGGGCACCTGAGAAAGTGGTCCACTAGCAGGGCGACGAAGGCGGGAAAACATGTATCTATAGTCTGCTTCACGGATTTCCGTTACTTCGTCCATGCCTATGAATTGGAATTCTGAACCCTTGTATCTCAGGTAGTCGTTTTGATTGTTTAGGTAACCAAAGGAAATTCTTGCCCCCGATGGAAACGTGCCAACAAAGCTGTTGTTATTCCAGTGGACACCGTCGTAAAGATTTATCCAGCTTTTAAATCTGTCCATTAGGGCGCCGGGGAGAGATAGGTCGGCAAATGTACGCCTAAATAATATTGCAGAATAATTCGGTATGTCTACATATTGAAGTGCCGACATCAATAGCGCCGACGACTTACCGCCCCCGGCCGCCCCACCGAATAGTGCTTCGATAGCATTGGTGCGGAGAAAAACCTTCTGCGTTGTTGAGGGGTCCTCGGGGCAGAAGGGGGGGACACGCGGCTGAAGATATTCGAGTATCTTGCTCCACTTTTCTTCCTCTGCACTGCTCATATCTACCACGCCTTAATACTGCAGGCCATCACAATAGGCTAGTGTATAGCACATGCCAAAACTTATAGAAAAAGTCCGGGCAAAGACGACTCGGGCATTGTTCGCTTATATTTTCATGCTTTCATTTATACTATTAACCAGTATTGGCGCTGCGTTAATATACCCTCCTGCCGGCTTACTGGTGGGAGGGACAACGTGTGGTCTTTTTGGCTACCTCCTAGGTCGTGAGTAGGAAATATGGCTTGGAATTCTCCGGTAAATAAATCCCTTTCCAATGAGAGTAATAAAGAAATAGGCCCAGGAGCACCAGTAGCCAACAATCCCGGACTTGCGGGGAGGGCATATAGGGATTCCTGGGACATTGAAAGGGCATACCGAGAAGGGATGCAGAAAGTCACGTGGGTGGCTAGATGTATCGACGCAATTGCCGGGAACCAGGCAAGACTCCCAATAATCCTCAGAAAAGATAACTCTCCAGATGGCGAGATTCTTTCAAAAAGGGCTTCTCAAAACTCCGAGTTAATGGAGATTCTCAATACAAAATCGAACATCGGAGAAAACGCCTTCATCTTCAGATACAGACTTTCGGCACAGATACTTCTTGGAACTCGCGGTGCATTTGTGGAGAAGGTGCGAGGAAGGGACGGCGGGATAGTTGGACTGAACCTTCTTCCCGCACAGTCAACGGCGCCAATACCAGATGCAAAAAAGTTTGTTTCTGGTTATGAGGTGACAATGCCGTATGGACAAAAAGTCATACTGAAAAAAGAGGACGTAACCTGGATTAGAAGGCCTCATCCACTCGACCCATACCTGTCCTTAACTCCCCTTGAATCAGCTGGCGTTGCTATAGAGATAGAAAATCTAGCGAAGCTCTACAACAGAAACTATCTCCTGAACGACGGCAGACCTGGCGGGCTGCTTGTTCTCCGTGGGGAAATAGATGATGACGACAAAGAAGAGCTGCGCAGCAGATTCAGGGGGAACCTATCGCGTGTTGGATATACATCCGTTATCTCTTCTGATGATGGCGTTGATTATGTAGACACATCCGCAAATCCAAGAGACGCTGCCTACATACAGATGAGGCAGTTAACTAAGGAGGAAATTCTTGCATCATTCGGAGTTCCAGAGTCTGTTATTGGAAACGCTTCCGGTAGAACGTTTAGCAATGCTTCGGAAGAGATTCGTGTCTTTTGGATGGAGACGATGCTTCCCCATTTGGAGATTCTTTCACGGGGTCTAGACGAACTAGACGATAAGAACTACGTCGATTTCGACACAAGCGAAGTTCCAATCCTGATGCTCTACAAGCAGGAAAGACATCGCTATTTGATGGATGAATTCCAAAACGGCCTAATCAGCAACAACGAGTACAGAATTCTTTCCGGAAGAAAAGAAACAGAGTCAGACCTTGCTGATTCGCTATTGCTCAATCCAAACCTGATTCCGATTGCCAATACTAAGAAGAAAATGGAGGATAAAGCTTCCGCGACCGTCCCTGGTGCTCCAGGTATGCCGGGGATGCCTCCGGGTATGCCGGGGATGCCCCCAGGTATGCCGGGGATGCCTCCGGGTCCAGAGCAGATGGTGCCAGGTGCCGATGGCCAACCACTTGACCCAAATACTATGGCTGGGGCAATGGCGGAAGTTACGGCGCAGGGTGGCGGGGAGTTGGCACAAGCGCCGATACCGGGTCTACCCACTCCCCCGCAGCCAGAAGCAATGCCAGCAGGAATGTCAACGGGAATGGCACCAGTTCCATCGGGAGCAGCCTCAATCGATAATGCGGATATTCAGACCAAATCAGAGCAAGAAGTTGAGGTGCAGAGATGGGAAGAGATTCTCTATCGGAGCATAGAGAGGGTTCTTGAAAGACAGCAGCGCGTTGTTCTCGAGAAGTCGAGCGGTGCAAAGGCCAAAAAAGCACTTGTGGCCGGAACTATCGATATTCCATCAATACTTCACTCCGAGACATGGGATAGACAATTTGAGGACGACATCAAGCCGGTCATAACAGCAATAATCAAGGAATCTCAGGCAGCATCGGGTGTGAAGATTTCTAGGAAATCCTCCAAAAATCATTTAATTGAATCTGATGTTTCTGTTCAGGTTGAGTCTCAGATGGAGAGAATCAAGTCGATTAACTCCGAAATGACATCAGAAATAACAAATATCATGCTTGCCTCTCTTTCAGTTATCGGTGAAGAGCAGAGAGTGAGCACATTTAGGTCGAATATCGTCTCGCTGTACACCAATTTGCTTGGGAAAAGACTCCCAGAGATTGCCGAGGACGAAACTCGTAGGGCCTGGCTATTCGGCCAACACTTAACTAGATAATTTTTAGTAAATAGTTTACTAAAAACACTGCAAAAACACCGAAACTTTCAATGAGCACGAGCTTTCGTCGTTTATTATCTTTCTTTGACAAAGGAGTCTCATGTCAAAATCCTTCGTGAATCCTGAAATTCAGTACAAAGCTGCCACTCAGGGTGCAATAAACCTAGACGAAGCCAGGGGCATAGTCGAGTGTTTCGTGGCAGGAATTGGCAACAAGGACTCCGTTGGCGATGTTTGCGCCCCTGGGGCATTCGCCAAAAGCCTATTGCGCCGGAAACCAAGAGTTGTGTGGGGCCATAACTGGAACGACCCAATCGGCAAGGTTCTAGAAATTTACGAAGTTCCAGCAAACGACCCAAGACTTCCGAGCAAGATGAGAGCAGCGGGTATTGGTGGGCTCTACGCAAAAGTTCAATTCAACCTAATGTCAGAAAAAGGCAAGGAAGCATTTGCGAGTGTTGCATTCTTTGGCGAAGAGCAGGAATGGTCAATTGGGTATAAGACAATCAACGCAAAATTTGACCAGCAGATGCAGGCGAATGTTCTATTTGAGGTAGAGCTTTACGAGGTGAGCCCTGTTCTTCACGGTGCAAATCAATTGACTGGAACAATATCTGTTAAGTCGGATGAAAATAATGCCACCGCAGTGATGGAAAGGGCTGTTAGTTCCATCGCGAATGCCGATAGTGAAAATTCTCCGGAACTAAAAGAGGTTCTATACGCACTCAGAAATATTGCTTCCATGATTTCCGATAACGAGAAGCATGAGTATGGAATGCCCTCAGTAATGCCTTCAGCAAATAGACAACCTATTCCATCAATGCCAAGCCCTGCTCCGTCCACGGCGCCGAGGTCAGTAGTCAAGCCAACAAGACCATCTATCCCTGAAAACCCCATGGTAGTTGCTCTTCGCCGTGAGCTGGTCGCAAGAACTGGGTCGAACATAATTGTCCGCTCTGCTGGAGACAATGTTGTTGTATTTGACCGAATTATGAGCGACGGTTCGTCTTGCACGTACAGACTTGCGTATCACTATGCAGATGGTGAATTCATGTTTGGTAAGCCAGAGAAGGTCAACGCGCAGACCGTTTACACTCCCGAGACTCCTGGGGCACCAGGAGATGCATACTGGGGAGACGATTACTCAGAAACACCAAAGTCATTGCAATCTGGTGATTTTTGGAGTGCCGGTTTTTATAGCGAGCTGACCTCGCAGCCAGACACAAGCAATGCCCTCATGGAGGTGATAGAGAGTCTTCAACATCTAATCAATGAAAAATCGGAATACGTAATACCAGTAGAGCCGGCAGAGGCTTTTGAGTTAAGGCAAATGATTGACCCAGTTCTCGAGTATTACAACGCTGACGCCAGAGTAACCGAGGAGGGGATTGTAGTTAAGTCAGCACACAATCCAGAGCTAATTGAAGCTCTTGATGTCGCGACTAAGTCCGTGCTGGGAAAAATCCGAAGGGGCATTGGCGCTGGAAGGCGTCTTGATGCTCCAAACATTGGTGGCGGTAAAGGTCGTAGCAGAGCAGCGCGAGCAATTGGCGCAGCAACTGGCGGTGTAGCTGGAAATCTAGACCCTTCAAAAATATCTCTCAACGACCCGGACGGAGACGGGTGGGCCAGAGAGGGTTCAAGAAATCCTGTTTGGGTTGGGTTTAAAAAAGCAGTAGAAAAAATTGCGGGCAGCGTTGGCCGGAAGAAGAAGCCATCAAAAGACAAGCAAAGGGCCCGCTCTGCTGTTAATGCAGATAAACCCGGTCCGCCGAGAGTAAGGTCCGGAGCGCCGTGGGATGCTCCATTAACTCCTGCTCCGCCTCGTCCTAGCAGAGTGACGCTTACAGATGATGCTGGAGCAAGACTAAGAGAACTCGGCAAAGAAAGAGCCAGAGAGCTTGGCTTTGACAGAAACATTGACCCCGTCCTTCCAAGACCGCGCAAGAAACTTACAAACCAAGTATCCGCTGCCCCACGCCCTGGAGAGGGCAGAAGTAGGGCATCGGGCGAATCAATTGCGAATGCAATACGTCGCTCAAAGAGCGCACCAAACCCTGTCCTTGGCCAGGAAATGGCAAATGATGTAGCTAAGTTCGGCTACCCGGAAGAGATGTCAACGGATGACCTAGTGAGAACGGTCGGCAAATTTAGAGGAGAAATAGCCAAGGCTAGAGAGAATCTAGAAAAGATTCAGGCAGATAGAGACTCTGGCAAAAAAGTATCTTCTTCAGAAATCGGAAAAGCTAGACAAAGTGTCGACTCCCTCCGTCAGAGAGCGTCTGTTTACTCATCCGAAATATCAAAGCGCGACAAAATAAAAGGTTCCGACAGATTCTCTTCAGGAAAAGCCATTACCCCAGAAGACAGACGCAAAAGAAGACATGCTCCGCTGGGTACAACTGGAGAATTTGACCTTCCAGACGAAGTTGCCACAAGAAATAAGCACGAAGAGTTTGTAGCAGAATTTAGAAAAAACAACGGATTTTGGCTGGATATCCCAAGAGAGGGAACCGTCGCTTCAATGAATACGTCGGAGGAGTGGCAGAGGGCTAGAGAAATAGCAACAAACGTCGGGATTCTTGAGTGGCAGGAAAATGAAAGAAATAGAAGGCCGAAGGGTTTTAGCGAAAAAGCGCGTTCGTCCATGGACTACCTAACATGGTTCGGTGGATATACAAAGCGCCTTGGTGACTATCTCGATAGGGAAGAGTCCAGTGAAAATGTAACCGATGACGAACTTGCTGGTGCAAGGGCGGCAGTACTAGATGCATTGGCATTCAGAATGGCAACGCCAACTGGTCCAGAAAGCCAAAATACGCTTGCGGCAATGCTCGCAGACGCCGGATTCGGTCCAAATGGAAAACACGAAAAAGCATTCGGTGGGCGCAAGAAATCCAGCGTTGTTGGATTCTCTTCTGGTCGCGGAAACAGAGTAGACACTCGAGTGCTAGACCAACTTATGAACGATGGTAAAGAGGTCAGCGACGATGACGTGAAGGCAATACTTATGCCTAACGCCGGCATATTGATGCATCCAGAATATAACGACAGAACCGGCGAGGTATCTCTTGGCTGGAAGAACGTCCTAGAATCCTCATTAGAGGACAGGAGTTTCAATAGGGGTTCCCAGAGGGCGATGATTCGCCTTGACGATGAGGGTTATCAAAAATTTACAGAGGCACTAGAAGCAGCAAATGGAGAGCTGACCCCATCGGACGGCCTGCCATCTAGCTCAAGAAGCGTAAGGGACAGGGAATACCCATATTCATGGGGCAAGTCTCGAATGGGGGCTTTTTCATCTGGGCGCAAGTATCCACCAGAAATAGAAGACGAGCTTGTATTCGATTCCGAACTGGGCGGCAATAGAGCAGCAGACAGAATCAATACCGAAAATGTCGACATGGAGATAGTTCCATCTTCCGATATTGGCCTTGATGGTCCAGATGATGGAGCATGGACTGTTGTCGGCATGTACAGGGGAGAAGACTATGGCTCCGTCGACTACATCTATGAACTAGATACTTTTGATTCGGTAGAAGAAGCAAGACGCTTCATAGAGACATTTGACAGATTGATAGATGAGGAAATTAGACCTGGCGACCCAGATTTCTTCCTCGATATAGATAACTACAACAAAGACAACAAAATATCCCTGGATGATGACCTTGACTCCGCTATATCTAAGGCTGTTCAGTCAAGAAAAGATAGAGAGAACGACCCATACGACTATGGCAGTCTCCTGTCATCAGTTCTTTCCGACAGGTCATTAAACCTTTTTGGTGATGGAGAATCAAGATTCTCTTCCGGAAGAAACAAAGCAGAAAGACGCCAATCTGTCAAGAGAGTCATGGCAGAAGATATGGCCGATAGAGAGGTCAATCTAGGAATACTTTCTCGCCGCATGAAGGGTGAAACCCTGGACGAAGTAGGTAGAGCATACGGAATAGACAGGGGAACAGTCCGCCAAATGGAGATGCGCGAGATGAAGCGTCTCAGGGATGGAGCAACACCAAGCGAAATACTTGCCTACAGAATGACAGGCCTCACACTCGACGATATGGGCAGAATGCTCGGCATGTCCCGTGAAGAGGTTAGAAGAATCGAGTCTAGAGAAATAGCACGGATGAGACTCGGCGGTCGCGACGGAAGCGACGCGATATTCGAGGGTCGTAAAGCTGGTCTAAGCCGCAATTCAATCAAAAAGCTAACTGGCATGTCTATGGATGACATAGCGACTAAGGAAAGAAAAGGATTTGAGAGGGCCGTAACACGAGAAGATGTCTCTCATCAGATATTTGACAAATACGTAACTAGATTCGGCGAAGACGAACTAACTGATGCGGAACTTGCGGAGGAGCTAGGGGTTAGCGAAAGAATTGTTTCCGAAGTTCGCGCGGGGGCAAAGAAAGACATACTCGATGCCCGTCGTGGCATGGACGAACACTACAGCAGCCTTCCGGAGCCAACCGACGAAGAGCTTCAGGAGATGGCAGACTACTATGCAAATGATTTTGCTAGAGAGCAGGGTTTTGGCTCCTATGCGGAGTATAAGGATTATGTTTCCAGTGTCGGCAGGGAAGACGATGGAGAGAGGCTGTCTTCTGGAGCAGGTAAGCGCGACCTTACATTTAGTCAAAAAGTTGGTCAAAGAGTATTTGAGGAAGCAGAAAAGATAGCCAAAGAAGACAATAGGGACATTTTCGACACCCTGGATTCGCTCGTCTTTGATAAGCGCATGGATTCAACGAATCGTAGAAAAGATTTCGATGTAGCAGAGATGTATTCTCACATTAATTCCCTTCTTTTCCCAGAGGGTGCTAGAGAAAGCAGGAAGCGCAGACTCTGGAGAAGAGAAAGACTCTCCTCTGGCAGAACCGGTAGAGGTCGGAAGAATCGGCGACAGGGCAAATCAAATCAGGGAGCATGGTCAGAAGAGGACCTTCAGAGATTCCGCGATAGAAATGTTCTACGCGCCAAAACTCGTCCCGGAAAGCGCAAGGATGGCCCATCAGCGGAAGAATTCTCTTCTGGACGCAAGAGAATAGATACGGCCGGTAGTTCAGCGCTGACTGGAGCATTCTACGATGCCGACAACAAAAGGCTTGTTGTCGGATTCAACAAGGGTGGGGTATATGCCTATGACGGCGTAACCCCAGAAGACATAGAAGAGATGCACAATGCCGAAAGCAAAGGTGCAGCTATGGCTTCTATCAAGAAGAAGTACAAAGGCGTAAGACTTTCAGAAGCGGACGACAGCTTTAAGGCCACCAAACAGGGTGACGAATGGGTTGTAAATCCAGATAACGAAACGACTTACTCAATATCCGAAGACGGTGGAGAGTTCTTTGTTCTGAGAACTTCTGGAAGCTACGCACGCGATGGCGGCCAGTCTGGAGATGAGTACTACCATCCAGAGTCGTTTAAGAATATGGACTCCGCGATGAAGTGGGTCGAGCAGGACTTCCTGCCATCAATAACTCCAGAACCGTGGGACGAAGATGACTACGATGTAGACAGGCTTTCATCTGGTGGGCCAGCTCGCGCCGCAGCCCAGATGCAATTTGATACTCGTAGAAGTAGAAAAGCGACAGAAATGACATACGACCCGCAAGACGGTCGTGTTGGAATAACTTATAACGATGGAAAGCAGAGATTCTTCTCCGAGGTGCCTTACGAGGTTGCTAGGGCGGCAGGCAATCCATCAAAAGATATAGACAACTTCATTGATGACCTAGAGCGCGGGAAAGTGGGCAAGGAGGGCGGAAGATTTAGTTCCGGTGCAAGCTCGGTGCCTCGCACTGACTTTGATTACTCCTATCAGAAGTTCCCACCGACAGAAGAGCAGGCAGTCATTGCGGATGCGGTGGCGACTGGCGAGAACGTAATTGTAAGAGCATTCGCCGGCACTGGCAAAACTTCTACTCTTGTAATGATTGCTGAGAGACTGAAGCGTCAGGACCCAAAGAAGAAAATCGTCTACATGGCGTTCAACAAGGACATCCAGCTTGAGGCTGAGGGAAAGTTCCCTGGTAATACAGAGTCACGAACAGGCGACTCCATATCGTGGAACTGGGTCAAGCAGACAATGGGCGAAGCCTTCACGGACAGAATGAAGGGCAACCCACCAGAAAGAGTGAAGTCAAAGGGAACAAGAAACAAGGATATATCTATTCATTTCAAGATTAAACAAATGGAGCATCCGGACGGGCTAAAAGATGAGAAAACCGGAAACCCCATAGTCCTTGATGCTGTTGATGTTACAAAGCTTGTAAGAGAAGCGGTTAAAGAATTCCTTATTTCGGAAGACGATGAGATAGGCACACAGCACTTTAAGAAAATACAGAATGTTCCACCAGCTCTTTTGGGACATGCCAAAGCTATATGGGATGACATGAACGACCCTGATGGCGTGATGAAATTGGATAACTCCGTATTCACCAAGATGTGGGCACTATCTAGGCCTCAGCTCAGTGACGGTGTCGGTCTATTCAAAGGAAAGCCATCAGTAATATTCTTTGACGAAGCTCAGGACATAAACCCAGTAATGGCAAAAGTCATGCGGGAACAGAACATCCAAGTTATATTTGTTGGAGATAGTTACCAGGCTATTTACGGATTCCGTGGAGCATCGGACAGTCTCGAGAAAGCGGAAGCCACATATGACTTGCCTCTCACTGGGTCATGGAGATTCGACAGCAAGATAGCTGGATACGCAAACAGATTCCTAGCGTACATGGGTTCAAAAGATAGAATTCGTGGCGTAGGAAAGCCGGGTGATGGTGTTGTTGAACCAGAGTCGATGGTTGACCCAGATGCAATTCTGACAAGAAGTAACGGTGGGGCGCTACGTGCAGTTGTTGAGCAAATAAAAAACGGAAGAATCGTAGGGACTTCGGAAAACTTCAAGAAAGACCTAACGAAATTCGCATGGCACGCAATAAGTCTCAAGGCCGATAAGCCAGTAAAAAATCCACATCCAGAACTAGAGGAATTCTCTTCATGGCAGGAGGTTACAGATGCAGCCAACGCCGAGGATGCAAGCCCTCGACTAAGAATGCTTGTACAGCTATTCAATGACACACCAAACATTATCGAGATACTGGACCAAGTCGTTGTCGGTGGCAAGCTCAGGGGGGAATCTGGTGGAGGCTCCGGCAAGAGGATTCTTCCTAGCGAAGTAACAGATGGCTTTGAGATGTCCATAGACCCAAGCAGTCTGGGTAAATGGGCAGGAGACAAAAAGACATCCGTTTTGTACAAAAATGGAAAACTGTTCTTTCAGTTGCCATACACAGCAAAAGGCTCATCTGGTGATGACAGCAAAAAGAGCTGGATTAAAGAAAACTTAGGAAAAATCAATCGCTTTGAGTATGGCAAGCCAGAAGAGACTGGCGGCAAGTTTGCAGTATTCGTAGACGCAACACCAGAACAGGCTGCAAAACTTCTCTCCGGAATAACATCGGGTGATGCTCAGGAAGTAGACGTCATGGTAATGACGGCACACAGGTCAAAGGGTCTTGAGTTCGGAAAAGTTCAGCTTTACGGAGACTTCCCAAGACCAAGAAAGAACAAGAATACCGGTGAGATGGAGTACCCAGCTCCGGAAGAGCAAAGACTTCAGTACGTTGCATCAACTAGGGCCATACGCGAACTAGACCCAGGCCCAACTTCATGGATATATAACGAAACATCTGAAGATGACGAAAGCCCAGGCGTACCTAGTGGTTTCTCGTCTGGCGCAAAAGGTAACCCAATGCCGAGCGCCATTGGTAAGGACATGGTTCTAGAAGACGGCGGCACATACGAAGACAACATGTTTAGGGGCACGTACGTTGCCGACTTTAATGGCGGGAAGATGGTAATCCAGCCGGCAGGCAGGGATTCGTGGGCTGTTTACAGGGCAGACTTTATGGGCGGCGAAGATGGGCCTTCTTACAACTTCAGCTATGGTCCACCAACGGACGAGTCTGAGTTCAGTTCACTCGCAGACGCATACGAGCATGTTCTCAATTATGTAAAAGACAACGACATAACGCTTGACCAGATGGATGGAAGTCGCCGCTCAAAGGGGAGTGAGTCCTTCTCGGTGGCAAAAATCGGAAACTCCGGTTCTGGAATATCTGAAAGATTTAGCTCAGGTCGCAAGAATGCCGATAAAAGATTAAAGGCAGCTAGAAAATTTTCAAGGGGGGGAGATGCCGATGATGATGGTCGTCTGTCTTCTGGAAAGAGAGATTCTGACGAAGGGTTCGCATCGGGCCGAATACTGTCTCGACTTCGCGGCCGAGAAGAAACCACTCAGAAAGAAGCAGATGAACTCTATAAATGGGCGGCGGAAGCAAGCAAGAAGCGTCCCGACGACGAATACTTGAGTCGCGTTGTTGGTAAGGGCTCAGAATACGGAGAAGGTCTAGACGAAAAAGACTTCGAATACATACGCCAACAACAGCTCATTGATTTTATAGTCGATAACGACCTGCACCTACGCGACCCGGAAGGAGCTGGTCGAATATTAGATATATGGACCGGTGAAAGCCGGGGAAGAATTAAAGATAAAGACTGGGAGGCCCTGTCGGAACTCCGATACCGGCGCCAACAGAGAGAGGACGACGCATTTAATCGTGAAGCATTAAAGGACGTTGCCGAATCGCAAGGCATGCCACGTGACGACCAGCAAAAACTTGCCATTTTTGCGTGGGCGGCTTCTCGATTTGGGAAATATCCACTGGTAGAAGACGTCGTGAGAGGTGGGAGAACAAACATCCCAAACAGCCTCGACGACAGAGAATGGAAATTTCTTAAAACCGAATGGCTCAACAGCGACGCTCCAGACCCACAACCACTCAACACTAGAATGACCAATGGTGACATGGGCCCAGATAGGTATCTAGAACAAGACTATCTAGCGTACATGCGCGAGAGCGGTATGACCGGCTTGCTGGAAAAGTACCAGACGCGAGGTGGACTGACCGGCAAAGATTGGGCTTATGTAAAGAAGTTACACGACGACCTTGGCCCAAGGGGATGGCGAAATCCAAAGAGTGCCTCATACAGGGGAATAACTAGAAAAGAAAGAAGGGAAATTGACAAAAAAACTGGACGCCTGAGTGATTGGGATGTTCTGACCGAGGCACAAAGAGCTTCACTAGAGAAGCGCAAGGAAAAATTCAACCTTACAGAATCAATGGCCAACGCGCTTTCTTCAGGCCGTACCACCCCGAATAAGCCCAAACAGGATGATGGTCGTTTGTCTTCTGGCGGTGACCCTACTCCTGAACAGATTGAAGCGGAAGACAGAGAAAATAGGGCTGACTTCTACAAGAACAGCTCTGGTCTTTATGAAAATGAACTTGCCGAATGGCTGGATGCAAATCCAAGCAAGACAGAAAAAGACTATGAGTCAAGCCCTGAATTTGCAGAGAGACTTGACGATATGGACAGCATCATGGGCGATTTCGCCGATGCTGAGGCAGAACGTCGTCTAGATGATTATGCAAATCGCATGTCGTCCGGGGGAAAGCCACCCCGTTATCCACGACCCCCCACGCTCGGAGCGTTTCTCGGTTCTACGGATGACTTATTCAAAAATGTAGATTCATGGGAAGATTTCAGGAATATATACAACGACCAAGAAATCATATTTTTTGATTACGAAACTACCGGTTTAGTATTTGATGAATTCGGCAGAGCGACTAGCAACGGAGCACCAGTTCAGTTTGGTGCAGTAAAAATTAAAAACGGCAAAGAAATAGGCCGAATAAACCTATTCATGAACCCCGGCGAGTCGCTCGGAGAATGGTCGCGAAACAATCTCAAAGACATAGACGGAAATCCACTAACAGATGACTGGCTTGGTGGACAGATTTCCGTTGAAGATGCTCACAAACAGCTAATCGAGTTCGCTGGGGCTGATGCAATATTCGGAGTTCAAAATGCAACGTTTGATAAAGCTGTTTTGGACGATGTGTTATCAAAAATGAAATCGGACTGGAGGCCGTCAGGCTACATAGATACACGAGAGCTCGCAAGCCTTGTGCTCCCCAGATGGACACCAGAAACAGAAGATGGGCCATTTCAGACAAACAAAGATGGTGAAAAGGTCCCTTCCTCAAGTCTTGCCGCAATTACTGAATATCTTGACGTTGAGCTTGGAGATGGCCACCACAACGCAGATGTTGATGCTTTCGCAGCAAGCGAAGTAATGAGAAAAATGATTGATGGGGCAATCGAAAATGATTGGTCGCGAGATGCCCTATCAAAAGAAAAACGTGATTCTCGTCATGCGGAAACGATTGCAAAATTTGAAGAGAGCGTTCGGCAATTTGAGTCAGAATTAAGCCAGTATGGTCTATCTTCTGGGCGCCGCCAGCGGCCATCTGATGAGGAGATTTATAACCTCAGAATGTCTGGCCCAACCCTAGAGGAAGTCGGGGAGAAGTATGGAATGACGCGCCAAGAAGTGCGCGCTGCAGAAATGCGCCATATCAGGAAAATGCGTGATGCCGACTTTGAGGCAACTGGGGCACAGACATCTAGAAGAGAGCGTCGTCTATCTTCTGGAGGGAGACCCACACGCGCCGGTTCAGCAAAACAAAGAGGGAAAGTAGTCCTCACAAGCCAAGAACCAGGCGGTAAGTGGACTGACGTACCAGAAAACCAACTAAGTCGAAAAGACGATTTCTTTGACAATGAAACAGCTTCAAGAATATTGGATAACCCACTAGAGAATTACAACGACCAAACCGGCTGGCCAGTAGCTGCTAGGGATTTCTTCCAAAGCCTAGTTTTGCAGCAAGAAGGAAGAGACATTCCTGTAATGGATGAAGATGGAAGGTTCACGCCTGAAGGACGCAACCAAGTCAAGAAGATGCTTTTCGGCTCTAATGAAGCAAGGGAAAAATTCCTAGACCAAATAGAGTCAGGCGATGTATCTCATATGCAGGCCGTTGCGGCTATCACAATTCTCGAAAAGCTTGGCGACGATAATACAAAACTGGGCCCAAGGGGTGCTTCAGACCACATGTTGGAAACATTTGGGTTTAAGTCTGCACCAGTCTGGGTTTCTGGCCTGGATTCAAGAGACCCCGACTACGACCTTATAAGAGGAGAGGTCAACTGGACTCCGTTGTCCGAAGAGCAGTGGCTTGATGAGGTCAAGCAGGCGTATGTTGATAACAAAAACATAACCAACTATGTTGGAAATAGAAGAGATTGGGTTACAAAGAATAAGGGCAAGTCTGAAAAAGACTACGAATCAAGTCCTGAATTCATCGCAGACGCTAAGCGCGCATACTTGGAGAACAAGAACACCATTGGTCCTGCAGAAGTCTACTCTCACCCATTCACACATTTCTATGGGATGCGTGAAGAGCAAAAAGATACAGTCAAGAAGAATTGGCTTTCCCAGAACCCTGGCAAAACAGACGCTGATTACGACAAAGCAATGTCGTGGGACGGAGAGGGTGACCCTGACAAGTCAACGGAAGCTGGAAGTTGGGGATTTGGAGACCCACGCAGTCTTGGTGGGAAACCATCTACACAGGCAGATGGTGCTTCTAGTAAGAGGCCGACTTCAGCACGGGGTACGACTAAGAGGCCGACTTCAGCACGGGGTACGACTACTTCTTCATTGCCGCCGGAAACGACACAGAAGCTATTCCAAGCCATAAAGCTCGATACGATTCTGTCGGCGCTTGGTATAAAAGACGATGTTACCAGAGAAGAACAAAGAAAGAAGCTTTCTGAACTTATTGGATTTACGATAACGGAGGACTCATTCAAGGGCTACAAGCGCACGGGTCCGAGGCCAAGAATTATTCTGGAACTTCTACGCAGGGGTCACATTAAGGACCTAGATTCGCTACGCGAAGCCGACAGGACAGATGCAAACCTGGGGAACCTTGTCAATCAAGCAAGAGACTCAGTTTTCATTGCTACCGCATACGGAAGACTGCGTGAAGCAGCAAGAGGTGCTGGTTTGTCTGAGGATTCATTTGGAGCAAGGCTTTGGGGGAGACTCGGGAAAGAATACGAAGACCATGTTATTAATGGTAAGGGGCAGCCAAGAAGCAGGATGGCTGACGGTGCAATTCCAAAAACGTTTAACCTAAGCAAACTAGACCTTATTGGGGAAACGGAACTGTCAGAACTTGTTGACGGCCTAAATGCAATGGCTGAATCAGAGGGCTCTTCTGCTCGGTTTACGATTGACGATATATTCCCCAAGAACGATAGAGGTTACATCGATGCATTCGGTGAATCAAAGATAAGAATGAGCAGCGGAAAACCATCTACGCAAAAGGGACAGAGATTCGTTGCCAAGCCTAAGGGGAATAGGCTAACCAGTGCTGCAAATGACACTGCTGAAATGAGATTCTCCTCGGCGGCTAGACCAACGTACAGAACACCTGGCGGAGGAATCGACAAAGATGCAATGTCTGCAGATATTGAAGATGCGATTCGCGGTCCTCGACTTGGCGCTGTTGCAATAACTTCTGCAAATGCAGAAACGGTCGGCAGAGAGCAAGTAGATAATCTCACTAGAGCCATAACTCTTCGTCAGCACATAGCAGACATGTTCCCAAGCGTTGTTAACGATAGAACACAGGTCTCCTACGATATAGAGCCTCTCCTGACGGAGCAAGGCATAAGTCCAAAAGATGCAGAAAAACTGACAGACCTAGTTAACGACCTAGATGAATACATCGACGGGATAGTTAAGCAGTTCGAGGACGAGGGTGACAAGCTAGAAAGCGGTCTGCGCGAAATGACAGACATGCTCGACGAGGTATCTGAGCTACGTAAGTATCGCAAAGAGACAATCGACAAGTATGGCGAAGATGACGCAAGAAACTTGATAGACAGACTTGACGAAAAGATAAATAAACTTACGACATCAATTGATGACAAGTATCAGGCTACCATAGGTAGCAACAGAACAAACATGGCAAAACTTCGCGATGAAGCGCTTGCCTTGGTTGACGAAAATCCAGGGTTTGACAGGCCAAAGAAGGGCGGCGACAAGCCGCGCCTATCAAGCGGCGCCAACTCCCTGTCGTCGAAGCTGATAGGCATTGAAATGGCCATGGGCCGAGCCGAAGAAGGCGGTCTACCTAAATACAAGCCGGTCAGCAAGATGGACATGAACCTTCCAAACGGAACGCGCCTGTCTTCTGGCAAGGCTGACGAATGGTACGAGAACCTGACAGCGAAGCTTGTAGAGCAGATTGAAAAGATTCAGGCATCGGGCGGGGACAAGTGGGAATTCCCATGGCATCGAACTGGGGCCATGCCGAAGAACGCAATCAGCGGCCACGTTTTCTCTGGTATGAACCCATTTGTCCTGTTGCTTGCTGCTGATGAAAAGGGTTACTCAACACACCGCTGGGCTACATACAAGCAGTGGCAGAGCGTGGGTGGAAATGTAATGAAGAACGAAAAGGGCCAGACACTCCTGAAGCCAGTTTTCAAGAAGGTTAAGGACCCAGACACAGGTAAAGAAGAGACAAAGCTTGTCAACTGGAGCGCATATACCGTGTTCAACGTTGCCCAGGTGGAGGGAATAAATCCAGAAGATTACGACGACAAGCCCAAAGACCTTCTTGATGAGGCAGCCAGAGTGGAGAGGGCCGAAAAAGCATTCGCCATAGTCGGTGCAGACATAGAAACCGGAGATGGCTCACGTGCTTACTACAGCCCGTCAAACGATAAGATAGTTATGCCGCCGTTTGCTTACTTCAAGACCCCAGAGGGCTACTACGCGACCCTTGGCCATGAGCTTGTTCACTGGACTGGACACTCCTCCAGACTTGATAGGCCAAACATGAACCGCTTCGGCACCCCTGCATACGCTCGGGAGGAATTGGTTGCAGAGCTTGGCTCGGCTTTCTTGATGGCCAATTTCGGCATGGCTGCAGAGCCACGAGAAGACCACGCTCACTACCTGGCCAACTGGCTAAAGGTTTTGCGCGAGGAGCCAAAGGCCCTACAAGAAGCAGCAAGAGAGGCCCAAAAGGCGTCGAAGCTTCTCATCGAAAAGATGAGGGAAGTGCTTGAGGGTGCCGAAGTAGCCGAAGAAACGCTTGATGATGTTGACGGGACGAAGAGCGCATGGGTCGGAATGTCTGACGACATTGGGAGAGAATCACTGCTCCAGGTTGCAGGCATTCTTCCCGCATACCTACGCATGGAGGTGGAAGCGGCCATTAAAAGCACCGCCCCAGGGGGACCCCTATCAACTAAGGTTATTAACAGAATTTCAAAAACAATTGAACTTCTAGAGACATTCTCAAAGCAAAAAGGTATTTGACATTAGCGGATATATGCCGCAATACATACTCGAATGATAGTTTAGAGTATAATTTTACGGCAGTGACAATATAGGAGACCGTCTTTTATGGACAAAGAAATGCAGAACACTCTCAGTGTTGACGTCGACGGGAATGTACTTAAGTGCGCGAAGGGTGCCGACGTCTCTGCCTGCGGCTTCGAGGCCGACTCGAAAATATGCGGTAAATGCGGCGCTATTCCTGTTCAGGCCAAAATTGTACCAGTAGATGAAGAGATGCCAGAGGACGAGGAAGCACAAGACGAGAAAGCATCTGAAGAGGAGTTGCCCGAGAACGAGGAAGACGAAGAAATGGACTCCGAAGAGGAAAAAATGATGGGTTCGTATAACCCTCCGTCCAAACTTCGTCGGAAACCCGCCAAGGGGATGCGTACCGACGGAGATATGTCGGAAGACGTAATGGAAGAGGAAGACGACTCTGAAGACGAGGAGTCGATGAACGAGGAAAAGTACTCCTACTACAAGAAGTACGGCTTTGATAGGTATGTAAAGAAATATGGCAAGAAGCCTTGGGCTCCCGACATGGAGGACGAGGAAGAGGACATGGAAGAGGAAATGTCCAAGAAAGAAATGAACGAAGAGGACATGTCGGAGGATGACATGGACGAAGATGCCATGGACGACGAAGAGGACATGCAGTACGACGAAGATGAAGAGGAAGACGAAGACGAAGACGAAGACGAAGAGGATATGAAAGGCGCTATGGACCGTGCGTATAAGCGCCGCCTACAGACAATGGGCATCAAATCAGCCGATATTGGCTCCTCCGGATATCTTTGCGCTCTTGACAGAAAGGCATATGCGGGACATATTCCCGTGTGTGACAACTGTGAGGGCGGTTGCGCTTCAGAAAAAGGTATGCCTGGTCTTATTCACGCCGAGGGAATGGCCGAAGAGATTATTGACGGCGTAACCGTGGCTTCTGGCTATTCAGTTCTTAACGATTTATTTGTCGTTGATGTTCAAAAGAAGTCGGGCAAGACATACGAGGTTTTCTACGAGGCTTCGACCGGGGAGCTACTGGGCTTCCATAAACTTGAGGACACCCTTAGTATCAAGTCAGCACTTGATGACCTGAGAGTAATTACTATGTTTGAGGCTGCTGATATTGCCGTAAAGGCGATTGACGGTCACGTAATTGCGGTTGAGGGAGATTCATTCGAGGGAATAGATGCGTTTGCAGTAGAGGTTGACGGCTTTGATGGCAAATCATATGACGTTTTCGTTTCACTGGACGGCGAATTGCTTGGATATGACAAGTACGAGATGGATGAGGCTGAGGAAATTGAAGCAGAGGCTGCCGAAATTGCTTTGAAGCGCGCATTTAGCGATGATAAGAGACAGGCGATGGCCAAAGAGGGCACGGCAATGCCGGATGGTTCCTACCCAATAGCGGGTGAGGAAGACCTCAAGAATGCAATCCAGGCGTTTGGTCGAGCCAAAGATAAAGAAGCAACCAAGCGCCACATCATGAAGAGAGCTAAGGAAATGGGCAAAGAAAGCCTGATTCCTACAAACTGGGTGATGGGCGGAGACTCTGAGAAGAAGTCCTCTGAAGTTGACGCAGAGCTAATGGCATCGCTAATTGAGTTCGAGCTTCTTCAGGCCGAAACAGAAATCAACTAAAGAAAGCGGACCCCAAATGGCGGGTACGTTTACGCACAAGACGAGAACACTTGTTTCTCCACGTTTTGTATCTCCACTTGCAGGAAGAAAAAACTTTATAGAGTCTGCTCAATCGTTCAGACTCTCGATTGGTGCCTCTTCAAAAACACTCACTCTTGACCCGGACTATGCAGTCAAGGCTGCTATGGCTGGTGGTATGGCCCTGCCCGGCCAAACTGACGATAAGAAGCGGGAGAATAAGGGGGGGCCGCCGGGAATGAAGCATGAGGTCGACGGTTACAGGTTGATGCCTAACGAAACTGCTGGCCCGGGAAAAGTTCTTCGTTTATTTCCATCATTTGAATCAAGGAATTCAGCGAAGATGGAGCCCAACTTCGGCTTTCTGCCAAAATCTAAACCAGTTTCCGTGGAGGAAATGAAGCGAAAGCTTGCAGAATCTCCGCTTATTCGCATGGAGAAGTATCAAATAAATCCAAGAAACGGAGAAAAAATAGAGGGTTCAGAGAAACTGATGGACCCACTGTACTTCAATAGGGAACTAGATAGAGACAGAAATCCAGACCTCGATGGCATCGAAGGTAAAAGTCTTGGTGACTCGATAGGCAAAATCGCTCGCGGGAATAGCCTCATTGGCAGAGTTGCGCAGGGTATAGGTGTGGTCTTTGACGAATTAGGTAAAATGAGATGTCCTCCGGGCACTCCAGCCGCTAACCAATTTACTGACGCAAACGGTTCTAACTGCTTCGGCGTGAGCCTCCCGAAGCTTGTTGGCAAACTTGTTGAACTAGCTAGGGAAGCCGCGCCAGAGGGTGAAGAAAGAAGAAGCGCAAAAAGTCTCCAAAAGAGAATTGCCAATTTTATATTTGACTTCGATAACAGCAGATTCGGCAGAGTTTCGTGGTATGACGAAAACGGCAAGCGAATGGGTTTCGGCGAGTACAGAAAGTACCGCGACAAGGGCGGGGTTGCAGAGGGCGAGCGCTGGTTCGTCAATGCAATGGTTCGAGCCGAGGAGGAGTTTAGACGTCAAGGCGAAAGAGTAAGGGAGCTCCAGGAAAGGCTAGGAATAGATTCCTCTGATGCCAAAAGAGCAACAAACGCAGACCTCGTAGAGACAATCGACAAACTCCGAGAAAATGGGGTCATTAATACAAGACTAAAAAACAGAGATACTCCCGACATTGTCGAGGCAAGAATCAGGGCTCGACTGGAAGCTGACCCAACATACAAGTCCTTGTCAAGAGAGGATAAAGAGATTCTTGTTAAGGGTGACATAGCTAGGTATTACGAGACAGAAAGAGCCTCACTCGAGGCGTTCATAGACGAGGTAATCAAAAACCCGGAGCACATAAAGGACGTAATTGACTCCATCAGTTATGTCAATGGTAGAGATGAGGACGACGGAGCTTTCTCTATAGGAGGAATAGTTGGCGGAGAAAAGCTTTTAGGGAACATAGACCTAGATATAACCCACATGATGGGCAGACAAGAAAGCGAAATGCCCAATCTTAAAACGAATGAGCGCTTAAGAATATATGCAGAAGGTGGAAAAACTGAAGCAGAGAGAGTTGCACATCTGCACGACTTTTTAGTTAACTCAAATGCTTTTGCCACCAATATGGCATGCATGGTTGAGGGGCCTTCTGGCATAGGTCGCCATACGATGAAGCACGAAATAGCGCACTCAATACAAGCCAAAGCACTTCACGAATACGTTAAGAACATGCTTGCTACTGGTGGAAGCATCAAGATTGGAAGAAGGGAAATAACCGACCCGTCAAAGCTCACGGCCGGAGATATACTCAAAATAATGCGGGGGGAGACAAGCGTTCCTCTCGACGCAATTAAGGGCCTCCAGACCAGGGGTGAAGCAGTCTCCTTCCTGGCTGGAAGATATATATGGGAAGCAAACCCAGAAGGCACGTCAAGCCGCTCGATGGAGATAGGCGCGGAGCTATGGGCTCTCAGAAGCCTTGGTCTTATTTTTGGAGATGACGTAGACGCCGCACTTGAGTACATGGACGACTTCGCCTATGGAAAAACTTTCTCAGATAGGGCCGCATCTGACGCTGATGCCATTAGAGCGGTGGCTGATTCCTATTATGACGCCGGTAGCAGAATAGCTAGAGATAGGGCTGAAAGAGTAAAAGAGCGCTATATAGAGGCCAAGAATGACGAGATAAAGCGTCTAAAAGAGCGTGCAAAAACGATGTCAGAAGACGACATTATCGACATGCTTCTCACTCTGAACGAAGACCTCAATGTGATGGATGAGGCGCTTGAAGGGTCTGACGAGACTGCAGACTCACTGTGGCGCGAGGTAGCGGATAGAGACGCCGCAATAAGAATGATTCACGAACTGACAAAGGCTTGGGCCAAGAGGTTTACCGTCTTGCCATCACGTGAGGCAATGGAAAGGCTCGAAGAGCTTCTTGCCGACAAGATGGCAGATAGGGGAACTCTTCCTCCTGACAAGGTTAAAGAGCGCGCAGAGGCAGTTTTCATGGAGACCATCAGGACCGATGCCTCGTCTATGTCCATGGACGACCTGGTCAATGCATTCGTAGACGCTGAGCTTTCTAGGAAAGCGGAAGGCTTGTCTACCGAAGAGCGCGATGTCCTAAAGAAAATGGCAGGAATATATAGGGACGAGTACATAAAGAGAAGAACATCCGGAGTTGACTCAGTTGACAGAGAGGATGCTGTAAAAGAGCTAAAGGGAAAACTCAAGGAAAAATCAAAGCCAGAAACTATCGGTGGAGATGAAAGTGGTGGTTTTTCCGGAACAGGGCCAAAGAAGAAAAAGCCAGCAAAGAAATTTGACTCCCATAATGGGAAAAATGGTGCGCGCACTCATGCAATAAGCGAAAGAGAAAAACTTCTCGAGCAGGCAACTGCCGCCGAAAGGGATGCTCTCGTTGAGATGGGCGACGCTGAAAACGACACCGGGAAACTCCTAGACCCAGAAACTGTCATGGGGGCAATTGCTGCCATAGCCAGAAGACGCAGAAGAGCGCAAAAGCTCGGAATTAAAGATGACCCAAAGAATAGATACATAGCAGACCTTGAGCAGCAGCTAGAAAATATATTGATTCCGTTCCTGGAGTTGATGGATAAATCATCACTTTCCGAGACCATAGAAATAGAGGCAACAGAAGGAATACCTGATGAGATAATTCAGGAAATACTCAGGGGAGAATTAACTGAGCTAGAGCACAGCCTGTTGACTGGCCGAGTTCCTACGTCGTCTAATCCAGTTGGCCCTGGAAAGGTAGTAATTCGCGTACCGGAGGGAAGCAAGGGCATTTATCCTGACTGGTCATTTGATAAGGAAAAGGACGACGGGATACAAAGGATAGTCCTTCCAAGTGGAGATGTCCGTGTTGCAGAAATAAGAGAAGACGGCACCATTGTTCTAGAGGTAGTTTCTCAGAAAGATACAGAAGCAGCCCTGGACGACCTAGTTAAGAGCGTAGCCCCTGGAGATGGAAGTCCTGATACTAAGGATTGGGCGCAACGCAAGGGCGCAGAAAAGAAGATAAAGAGAGTCGTTGATAAGCACATCAACAAGCGGCGTGAAGAAGGGCGGTACTCAGAACCAAGAGTTGCCGAGCCAGAAAAGACACGCATAGAAGACGACAACGATTCCGTATTGGATATATTCGATTTTCCTGATGAGCCTTCAGATTCAGACCCATCTCCAGATAAACCAAAGCCGAAGCCCAGCAACCCATCTGGCGGCGGGGGTTCTGCTGGTGAAGAAAAGCCGTTTTCGTGGGAAGATTTTGGTAAACCAAAACCAAAACCGGAAACTCCAAAGCCAAAGAACAGGCCTTCATATGGCAGGGAAAGAAGAAATTCAACGGCAGCGATTAATAGAGTTGTCGAAGCCGGTAAGAGAGATAGATTTCCGGGCCCTGGCTCTGTTGCTAGAGATGAACTGCAAAGAATACAGGAACAACTAGACGGCACAAGATACACAAATTACAGTTCTTCCGCAAGAAAAGTCACCTCGTTGATGAGGGAAAAGTTTGGTACGGACCAATTATCGGACCTTACTGATGAACAGTTAAGCGAACTGATAGATGATGTCAAAAAAATTGCTGATGGTATCACTGGGGACAAGAGGTCGAGAAGCGGAGAAATATCACTAAACCAAAAGCAGTCAATGAGTAGACTTGCATCTTCGCTGCATGACTTTTTGGACATACGCAGCATGATAAAGAACAATAACTATTCGGACCCATACGAAGGTCCTTCTCGCGGTTATCTGATTGACTGGGACAACATCCCAGAGATTAAGCCATATATGGGTGGCGGGGACAGAATGTCATCCGGGAAAAAATGGGGCTCTGCTCCTTCCGGCGAAGTGTTAAACAGGGCGAAAAAGTCATCAAGAACTGACGAGCTAGATGAAATTTTTGGCATGCCTCAAAGCCGGACCGAAAGAATAGGAATGATGCATGAACAAAGAAACAGCGTCCTGGCTTCTTTGAGAGACATGCTAGACAGGGTTCCGGGAGCAGAAGAAGAGCTCGGCCTTAACTCCGGCGGAATAGACCCAGTAGTTCTCGATTTGATTAAAAATTCTTCCGATGAAGAAATTTCTGAAATTCTAAATACGGCTGCCAAGAGGTTCCATTCCCAGATTGACTCAAGACCGAGAGTCAGGATGCGTACAGAAGAGCTTGACGCATTTGTTGATAATGGTAGATATGGAAGAGAATCAAGATTTAGTTCTGGAGGAAAATCACGCCCAGATATAGCCGGAGTTGTGCTAAAGGGCGGACTAAAGAAGAGAGCAAAAGACGCAGCCATCAGCAAGGTCATAGAGAGATTCGACCTTAGCGAGGAAGAGCGCGATGTTGCTGAGATAATTCTTGATACAACCCTAAACCTGAGATATGGGCCACAAGCAGCTCTTACTGGTTTGGCCATAGAACTAGCAAGACGAGGTGGCAGAGAAGTAGCGGAAAGAACGCTAGACAAGCTTGTAGAGAACGGAAAAATCACTAGAGCTCAAGCTGATTCTGTTCTTTCAAAGATAGGCAGAATTGCTCCAGATGGACTGCCGGATAGGGCTGTTGATGCTGCGGTCGACAGCCTAAAGAGGGCAACAGAGAAAGCCAAAGAGCTAGCCGAAAGTGACTCCGTTAGGGCTGCTGGAGAGAAAGCCAAAGAAGTTGCTGGTGCAGCTGGAGATAAAGCGCGGGATGCCGCCAGTGCGGCGCGCGACAAAACCAGAAGTGTTGTTGGCAGATTGAGCAGGAGGGCCAAGGGCGACCGCTCGGTGGCAGACATAGAGGCTCTTGATTCACCAGAAACCGCCTTCACAGTTGGCGACGTAATAGATGACCCGTTTGGTTTACCCCCATCAGATAGTTCAAGATTCTCATCTGGGGCAACTAGGCGCAAGGTTAAAAATGGTTCTGTAAACAAAGAAACAGAAACTCTAACGACACCAGTTCTTAGCGATACAACTGATGATGTTTATGGCATTAGAACTCAGAAAAGATTTTCCTACCCGGTACACACAATAGACGGTCAAAAAGTTTCATTTGGTGGCCCCAAGGAGGGTATTGCTGATGATGTGGAAAGATTACCGATAAACCCATATGCCATAAGTGGTTTAGACAGAACGACAAAAGAAGGTCGCGATATGGCTAGAAAATGGATTACTGCAAGGGCATATCACAGAGAGTATGGGGATAAAAATACCGAACCAACATACGTAGACGCCCTCCTATATGCGGCATCGCGAGGAGACAGCGACGCAGCAAAAGAATTGGATGAACTATCAGAAGCTGGTGAAAAAATAATAGCGAGAATGAAAGGGGAACAAAAAGAATTCCAACTTTCTCGCTTCTCAGACCAGGCGTCAAGCGCTAGAGCTTTTGGAGCAAAGAAAGAAGACCTATTTTTCGTACATGCCGTACCAGCAAAGTTTGAACCAGAAGAAGACGAAGCCGGAAATGTAATAATTCGTCCGCTCGGCGACCATGAGCTAAAGAAGGTGGACGGCACCCCTGGCGAGCACCACAGAGGAACTATTCACTTTGCGGTAAATCATTATGTAGGTGGACACGAAGAAAGAACGGGTGGAGCTTCTACGGTAATCATCGTTCCAATGACGGAAATGATTGATTCAAATCCAGACTCTCTTGAAAACCTATATCCAATAGATTCGTGGATGGTCCCACCGCCTGGTTCCGGTCTTAAGGTTCCAAAAGGAAAATTTAAAATAGTTAAAACAAATGGAGACAATGGCGACCAGAAAATAGTTGACGATGCTCTCGTTGAGATGGGGATGAAGCACCCCATAGAGCCGGGAAGGCTAGAAACAAATACTCGTGGAGCCGCTAAAGCGCTTAATGACATCGCAGCTGAGCTTGGGGCAACCTCCGGGATACACAATGGTGCGAGTGTCTCTTCAATGTACGAGGGGGTTACGTTCGATAATGGCTACCCTCTTTATATTTCCCTAGAGGAAATTTCCCGGATAAGCCCGAACGGCTCCATAAGAATTGCTGATGGTGATAGATGGACGTCAGCAAAGCCGGCAGATATAACAGAGAACACAAGAGGGGGGATTGATTTCTGATGGATAACAAAATACCATCAACCCCAGAAGACGTTCCATTTGGCGACTGGAATCCATTCACAGTGTCTTCAGAGCCGTCGGGGGCTTCTTCACGGAGACTTGACAGAAGAACAGCATTCAAGAATCCCAAAAAAGAAATTCGCAAAAGGAAAGGAATGGTGGCCAAAAGGACATCGTTCACTGGTAACAAAGATGACTGAGTACATAAGGAAGAGATACGAGTCAAGACTCGGCATACCGGATGGGGCCCCAGACGAACTAAGACCAGTTATCGGCTATGTGCGCAATAAGTCAAACGACAAAAAAGTTGAGTCGAACGCAAAAAGAGACACCAATCCGTGGAGTACTGCCCCAATAGAAGAGGGGGATATTTCACCAAATGGTGAAGTCACGCTTCAGGGCGAAATAGAAGTAATACTGAAGCCAGAAATTTCTGGAAGAACAGCCTACATGCGCGGCGACAGCATGGAAACTGGCGGAAGACCAGTGGCGATGCGTTCGGAAGATTCTGAAGAAATACTCGACGCCCTAATACATGACGATGGCGCAGACTCTAAGAAGAATATGGCTAGAACAATTATCGGACTGCTAAAGGCGTCTATCGACGATGACTTCTCTGGTCTAAATGCCCTCCCCGACAAAGAGGGAAGAATGCCACCGGTAGGCAAAGATGACCCATCTAAAGACAGAGCGCATGAAACCTACGAAGCACAAATACTTGGCGGCTTCCTTAAAGAAGACGTTCAGGGAATACACTTCCCCTATACGAAAGTTTCTCAAATAGCGGAATCATTGGACATATCAGATTTCGCTAATGACAAGTTGTTCATGGACAGGGCAAAGCGTCTAGCCCCATCAATAGAGCCATCACTCATAGTTTCGGCCATAACCGAAAAGGGTCCAATAAACACCCCTTCTATGCAGAAGTTGCGTGAATATAGAACAGCCAGAAACGTACGGAAAAAGTATGAAAAGTCTGGAATTGGCTATATCAAGTTTTCGCACCCGGAGGGTAGAAATATAGAGGACCCTAGAAACTACGACAAAATGGCTAGACCGTCAGACGACGTAGAGACAATCATCAAGTCCTTGATAGTCAAGGAGATTGACGACATGATTAAAAGCTCCATATCCAAGGGGTTTGGCTTTGAAGGCAAAGTAAAAAAACCAGAAGGGGCTAAGAAATGAACAAAGTTTTAGTCGCTTATGTCGGTGATTCAAAGCTCTACTACATAGTCGGCACTAGTCCAGGAGAAAAGGATGGCTCCCTCGTCGGCAGGGACGGCAAGAGTAAGGATGTAAACGTATTTTCTTACCTATCGAAGACATCGGGGATAACCAAAATCTCTTCCTCCCCTTTTCATAAGTTCTTCTGGGATGGTGATTCTGACCCAAGGAAACGCGCGATGTGGAAAGAGGTGTTTGTCCTCAAAATAGAAGACATACCAAAAGAGATGCTTGAAGGGGTAGTCGTATCAGACGGCAAGTCGCAAAAAAGAAAAGCCGTCATAGACAAAAAGGCCGCAGACTTTGCCAACGGGAATATCCGTGTTCTCGTTAATGACAGACTAATATCGTCTAAAATGATTAAATCAGAAGTTTTACGCTCGGAAAATATGAGGCGGGACTAAATGTCAATAGAATTTGAGAAAAAGGCACCCGGCGAAGGGGTGCTCCCAGATTTCATCCCGCAGGAGCTCATAACCGGCGACATTCTGAGGGGCTACGGTCCTCGCCGTGGGAATCTAGAGAGACTTCTCCGCTATTGGAGACCAATCATGAGAAAACCTGGCGGGTTCCGCAGGTGCAGGGTCATTCTCGCGAACCATCCTGAACTATATCCACTAGAAAGAATTTGCGCCTGGCTCCACCACGAAACAACTGGACTTTGGCCAAATGAGGGCTGTCACCACCCGGGGATGAAGAATTGTAAAGGCAAACTAAGGAAGAGGAACTGGGGTAATGCCCAGTTTAATGCCCGTCTAAGGAAGCTCAGGGGCGGCAAAAAGAAGGACGCATTCGGGGAGGAGATGTTCTTTTCCGACTTCTACGAATACAAGAGCGACGAAATGCAAAATTACGTTGTAACAGAGGCGGATTTTAAGCATGCCATTTCTGTTCTTCTTGACTTTGTGGAACTTGAACCGGTATTTGTGAAAGAACTACGCGATGTTTCTAACTGGGAAATTGAGGCAGAATTAGACAACGGCGAATTTAAAATTCTGCCATTCGATTACGAAATGATTGAAGACTGCTGCGATGAAAAATGAGGACTTCTCGGAATGTTGCGGAGAAAAGCCTGCAACTATAACAAGATTTATAGTCGCTGACCTTTCGAAAAAGGCACTTAACGTTTTTAAGGACGTTGCCTCGTCGAATAAGTCAGTAGTCGAATATAAGGCTTCCGTTAACCGGTCTAGCTCAATGCGTTCGTACTCCAGAAAAACTATTACCGCAGAGTCTGGGATAGAGACGAAAATTACAGCGCGGCAGGTTGGCCGCTCTATTGTCTCCACAATAATTCCGGGCGACGTTAGCCCAATTCGTTCACCAATCCGCTCCGCAGTGTGGAGAACAATCACCCCAGGACTACCTGGTGGTGGTGGAGGGGGAACTGTTCCTGGCCGCAATAGGGGGTACAGATGTCCCGAGGGATATCAGTACGGTGGAAGGTTTACCGACTCAAGACTTTCAACATGCGGCGCAAAGCTATTTGACATACCTTCACCATTGGGGTTGGCGTTATCTGCGGTCAGGAGAGCAATTCGTGGCCCTGCAGCAATGCCGGGAGTCACTGGTGAAATATTGGGGGGCGCTCCATCTCCAGGGAACATAATAGTTTCACGCGACCCTAATACGGTTATTCCTAAAGTTTCTGCCTATAACCAAAAAGCGGCGCTCGCCCGTATAAAAGAGATGGTAGAAGGTCTATCTAACCATAGGTCTCGAGCCGCAAGAATGGTTAGAAGAGATGGTTTTGTTCTTGAGCCAGTAGTGCCAGCAAGAGTTCTTCGCTCCGTCCCGGACAACAGGGATATGGAGGGGGCTACCTATCTCCTATCTGCCTTTTCCGCCAAGGATTTTGGCAACGACGAAATGGGGCTCCTATCCAACACTGGGATTAGTTCAGTGATGTATGTAATGCCCGGGGGTTCTGTAATTTCCCTATCTAAAGCCCGTGAATTGACTGTTGGGGAAAGAAGAAAACTGGGCAAAACAATCAAGGTTGCCGAACGCATGATTAATAGCAAAGACCCAGCAGCACGCCTCAAGTATGTTGCTGATGAAATGGGCGACGGTATTTCCTATTCTGAAAAGTTCGTCGGAATAAAAAATCCAAACGAAATAATAAACGGCAAGCCAAATTGGACAAAATACGCATTTGATATGTCCAGGATGAAGTCTCCCAAAAAGGCTCCCAACTTTGAGTCAACGAAAGATACAGATAGTGCGAGGGCTGCCGGTTCAAAAATAAAATCTGTTGATGAAGCGCTTGAGCATGTAGCAAATGGCGGCTCCCTATCGGATATTGATTCTTCAATACTGGGAACTGTTCTCGCTAAATCAGACACCATAGCTAAACAGCGAATAGATGCGAAGCAAACAGTTGTAGTGGTAGGCAATAGAAAGTACGTTTTCTATACAAGACCTGACTATAAATTCCAGCACCTTGCTGAGCGTTTTGCTTCAGACGTACAGCAGCATCTTGGACTCGAGTCTCCAGATGTTCTTTTTGTTGGTAAGGCTGGTGACAGGAGGCAGTACCTAAGAGAAGATATAGAAACATCTATACCTGGGGCAACATTCAACCCAAATGCAAAAATGTCAGATTTTAAACCGCAAGACGTAGCAAGAATGATGATTTCTGACATTCTTACAGACCAGCGCGGCAGGCCGATGACTTCAGTTTATGGAGTAACAACAATGGACGGCGAAGTACCGGTCCTTGCGCAGAACTTCACTTCCGGTCTCGTTGACTTAAGCAAAATAGAAATTACAAAACGCATGAAGCTAGGAATAGCTGGTCTTTATGGCGTAGAGGGCACAGTTGACTACTCTAAATACTATAAAGAACTAAAAATAGAGCAACAAATAGTCTTCAGAAAATTCCTTGATTCGCTCATCAGGAGAGCAAGAGAGTTTGAAGTAAGAGAACTAAGGAGAAAACTAAATATCGGGGGCCTATCGGACGGGGAGAAACAGCATCTTGAGATAATCGGAAAAATATACGCTATAAGACTCGATTTATTGACCTCGAGCAAGCGCTCAATTATTGATTATTTGCGAGGATAAATTATGAAACTTTTCTCACTTATTTATGACCCGATAACATCGTCGCCATTCGCAGTAATGATTAAGTCGTCACCAAACGATGAATCAATACTTGCGATAACAGATAGAGCTAAAGAGACATATTTTTCCTATGGTTACTCTTTTGTTCCAGAGGGAATGGTAAAGACTCCATATGGACCGCTAACGGCGAAAGCTCAAGAAAAAGTCTCATCCATGATTGCCGGCGATGATTTTTTTCCCCTTTCGGAAATTAGAGAAATGCTAAGTCCCACATATGTGTATGTTGGTAGAAAAATGACGAACATTACAGCGAACGAGAAATCGGTGAACTTCAAAAGGAATAGTCATGGATTCTCGCAGGGCAGCCTCGATTATAGAACTACGCTATTTATCACTCATAGCAAGCAAATTTCAGCATTGTCACACATGAAAGCGTCGCATGTGTTCTTCGACCCCATAACAAATAGGCCTTCTGTTTTACCAAACGATGCTGGCTATGGATATGAAGGAGAGAGAATAGAGACATCGGTTGGTCGGTCTTCTGCAAGAAGAATGGGGCTCGCATCAAAGAATTACCTGCCAGTCCCATACTCAACAAATAGCCGCATAAATCGAAGGGTAAAAAGTCTCATAGGTGTCGATTACGTCGTCGGACAGGGAAAATCGATACAGGCGAGAATCTTTGAATCAAAAATCGAATACTCCAGACGTAGGGGCAGAAATGGCCAGGGATAAGAACAAGAAGAAAAGAGTCCTTTCTGGCGATTTAGCTAAAAAGGAAGCAATCAGAATGGCCGAAATACTCGGATGTTCTGGAATTCATCAGGACAAAAATGGAAACTGGGTGCCGTGCTCTTCTCATGAGGAATTACAGAAAATTTCTAACGCTGCTGAGTCTGACGAGACTTTCAAGGAAAACAAGGACTCGGGATACGGCGGAAAATCCGAAAAACCAAAAAGATTCAGAAGAGGCAAAAAAGCAAGAAGAAGAGGTGACGACTGGGAGAACCTTGAGGAAAGGGGTCCAATATCAATTGACACGCTTCCCGGCGGGGGCCTTGTTTCCGGGGGCCTTGTCAGCAAGGCGGAATCTCGCAAGGGGCCGGAATATGTTAGAGACAACGACCCAGACGTATTTGTGGACCCGGAGTCGGCTAAATTCCGCTCGAGACAGCTTGGGTGTATAGGGATAAGCAGAAGAATATCCAAAACAGGCAGAGCAGTATGGATGCCATGCAGCAACATGAGCGACTATGCCCGTGTCGCAGGCTCAACTTCGTTGGGCAGGAGGGGAAGAGTGGCGGAATTTGAGCGTTCCGTGAGAACAATAGTCTCGCGAGAACTAGATAAGCGTAAGAAAAAAAATCGCTAAAAGATTTACACACAAAAGTTGTAAATTTAAGTAGTTACACTAATAGGTGTAAATCTCTGTTATGTTTATCTAACAGCGCTGGGTGCTTACCTAAGCCGAAGCAAAAATCCACCCATCTCACTTCACAAGAGGTAAACACAATGTCGCAAGACAAATCAAGAATCGATGAGCTCCAAGCAGCTCTCCGTCAGAAAATGTCAGACAACAAGGCAATCGCCGACTCCTTCAGAATCGAAGACGGCGCTGTTGTTGTTTCTGCTGAGCAGAAGTCAGCGTTCGACAAGAACATGGCCGACATCAAGGAAATCAAGAGCCTAATCTCTGGACTTGAGGACATGTCGCAGGTTACTGCGTGGTCAGCAGAGCCACAAGAGACAGTTTCCGGTGCATTTGCTGCCGCGCAAAGCGAAATGCAGCAACTCACATCACGCGAAATCAAGACCATCGGTGAGATGTTCCTTGATTCACCAGAGTTCAAGTCACTGAACAATGGTCGTAATGGCGCAAACATGTCCGCTCCGTGGCAGGCTGGCGTTTCGCTGACCGGCTATAACGTCAAGGATGTCTTCTCGGCACTGCCGACTGGCACCCCTGGTTCATTCGGCACAATCCAGCGTGACCCGATGGTTACTCCTCCAATGCGCACAAAGCGTGTTCGCGACCTGTTCCCAGTTCGCACCACGACCGCAGCGGTTATCGAGTACTTCCGTCAGCTCGGCTTCACTACCATTTCGGGGGGCGGCACAAACAATGCTGCCGCAGTCGCTGAAAGAACCGGCGCCGCTTTTGCACTTAAGCCGCAGTCGTCGTTCCAGTTCGTTGGTGAGCAGGCTCCAGTTCGCACCCTTGCGCACTGGGAGGCAGCACACCGCAACGTTCTGGCTGATGAACCGCAGCTGCGTTCAATCATCGACAACGAGCTGATGTACGGTCTACGTCTCCTTGAGGACTCGCAAATTCTCAACGGCAGCGGCACCGGCGAGAACCTGACTGGTGTTCTTCAGACCTCAGGCATCCAGGAGTACGACTGGTCAGACGGTGCGTCAACTCCGGTTGCAGACACGAAAGCTGACGCTCTGCGTCGCGCGGCGACACTGTCGTTCCTCGCGTACTACGAGCCAACCGGCATCGTTCTTCACCCGAACGACTGGGAAGACATCGAGCTAGCCAAGGATGCCAACGGCCAGTACCTCATCGCGGTTTCGGTCGCGTTGGGTGGCGAGCCGAAGGTTTGGCGTATGCCAATCGTCGACACTCCGGCCATGACCGAGGGCACGGCTCTCGTCGGCGCCTTCGGCACCGGCGCTCAGCTGTACGACCGCGAGCAGGCAAGCATCCGAATCTCAGAGCAGCACTCGGACTTCTTCGTCCGTAACGCCATCGTCATCCTCGCGGAGCAAAGACTGGCACTCGCCGTCAAGCGCCCAGAGGCTTTCGTTAAGGTGACGTTCGACGAGGCACCTGGGGCCTGAGCCTAAATAATTAATAGCGAGAGCCCCACCGAAGCTGAAAAGCGGAGGTGGGGCCTTTCGCATTTATGGGACATTTATACTGATGTTTATGGGATAATGTTTTACCCGTGCACACCACTTAACGGTCATAGGCAGGAAGCGCTTCGATGGATGATATAGATAGCGAAATAAAAGAGCTGGAATCCTTGAAGTTGATTACAGTTCGCGTTAAAACGGAAGAGGAAGAACTCTTTGCAGATTTCCCCATGCCGCAGATATGGGAAGACTATTCTGATGAAGCTCTCTTTGGGGATGAGGATGGACTTGATGCCTATGATTCAAAATCCCTGAAACAGTGGTTTAAAGAGAAATGGGTAGACATTTCCAGGCCAAAGCCTGGCGGTGGGTTTGAGCCGTGTGGGAGAGATAAGGCCGGCAAGGGTAAATACCCCAAATGCGTTCCAGCATCACGAGCAGCAAAAATGAAGCCATCCGAGATTGCCTCAGCAGTAAGGCGCAAAAGAAAAGCGGAGTCCACCCAGCAAAGGGACGGGAAAAAGCCCATATATGTCTCGACAATGAAAAAAGACGCCAGAGGTGAGGATTTCGGTGAGAAGGCCGCTATTCCAACAAATAGGGCGCTTTACGAGAGAGTTAAGGCGGAAGCAAAAGCCAAGTTCGATGTTTACCCATCGGCCTATGCAAACGCCTGGCTTGTAAGAGAATATAAAAAGCGTGGTGGTGGGTACAGAGAAGGCGCAAAAGAAATGGACGCCGACTACGTGGATGAGGTGGAGGAATTAAGCGAAAAACAACTCTCTGACTTCATAGATTGGGTTGACGAAAAGGCAGCGAAGAGAAATCCTCGCTTAAAAGACCCCAAAGGTGGCCTCACGGCGGCCGGTAGGGCGTACTTTAAGAGGACTCAAGGGGCAAACCTGAAACCGGGGGTTCGTGGACCGGCAGATACTCCGGAAAAAATGCGCCGTAAGGGTTCTTTTTTGACAAGATTTTTTACCAATCCTTCTGGCCCCATGGTCGACGATAAGGGCAGAGCCACTCGGCTTGCGCTATCTGCTGCGGCGTGGGGCGAACCTGTTCCCAAGAACGCGGAGGATGCGGCTCGTCTAGCAGCAAAAGGCAGAAGGCTTCTAGACAGGTATGAGAATACAAAAAAACGTAAAAAAGACGACGCTCCCAATGTGGAACCTCAGTCAATTTCAATGTCCAACGAAGATATGGCTCAAAAATTCATAGACGGCCTATCCGACGATGATTTTGAGAAGATATTCCCAGAAGGTAGCGAGTGGGTAATACCGACAGAAGAAAAGTGGCTGTTTGACGTCGCAGGTGCATTTTTGCGTCGCAGCATAACCAACAGAAGGAAAAGGAAACGCAAAAAGCGGAGAATGTTCCTATGAGTAGCAGATTTTGGTATGGAGCGACCACGCTTGGGATTGTTGACGGTGACACAATAGACCTGATGATTGACCTTGGCTTCAATATCCACCACAAAATCAGAGTCCGGCTCTATGGCGTGAATGCCCCAGAATCAAGGACAAAAGACCTTGCCGAGAAAGAACTAGGTTTGAAAGCGAAAAAGTTCACCGAGGAATGGCTTACTCAGAACAAGTGGATTTATGTCAACACAATCCCAGACAAAAATGACAAATACGGAAGAATTCTGGCCAAAATATATACAGACGAAAACATCTACAGACCAGAGGTGAAGTGCCTCAACGAGGACATCATTAAGTCGGGATTTGCCCGCGAGTACTACGGTGTTGGCGATAAAACGTGGGCAGAATTCAAGAAGAAAGGGTCGTAGTGGAAGAGAAAAACATACTCGCAATGCTCATGTCTGGCATGCCTATTCGCATTGTTTCAGACAGCAAACCGGAACATCATTCGCTTGCCCCTGAAGAGAGAGAGCTTGCAGATTCGCTAGTGCGAATAGCCGAAAAATTCGGGAAATTCAACGAAGACGGCAAGGGAATCTGGGCTGGATACAAGCCCGCATCGAGCAACACCAAAGCCTCAATCGGGGTCAAATGCTCAAACTGTGTTCTTTATTTGGGCGGCGGCCAGTGCAGGATAATACAAAATACCGTTGAGCCGGAAGGAAAGTGCCGTTTTGCTGTAATTCCAGACGGAGTTGTTGAGGGTTATAAATCAGCGGAGGACGGCATCGAGTATAAAGTGGGCGACAAGTGCCCCACCGCCACACGCGACATAGCCGTAAACCTCAAGAATAGAGGTAAGGCAATCAAGACAGCAATGTATGGGCCCCTGAATCCATCAGAAGAAAATAACGAATACTGGGCGAAGATTGGCTCAGAATGGGATGTCACTGCTGATGAGGCAAGAAAGCAGAGATGCGGAAATTGCGCCGTCTTTATAGTCACACCAGAAATGAAGGACTGTATCAAAACAGGCCTAACCGAAGAGAACAAAATGGACGATTGGGATTCAATTGACGCGGCGGGTGAACTTGGGTACTGCGAGGCTTTTGATTTTAAATGCGCATCCAAGAGGACATGTAGGGCCTGGGTCACGGGCGGACCAGTAACTCGGACTAAGAAGTAAACCTACTTAATTGGGCATGCCCCTGTAGCACAGTTCTCTGCATCGATATCTTCGCCGACTTTAGAAACGTAAAGCGGTACGGAGAAGTCGACTTTAGCAAGCATCTTTTCGTATGAATCTTTTGTTATTTCCTCATATGGAGCAAGAGCAAAATTGTGCTCTGAATGGAGAAGGAAAGAAACAGATTTAACGGAAGAGTCGTAGTTCTTCTCAAGCCATTCTTTTATGTCCGTTAGCTCCTCTTTTCGGTAGTAAACAGTCACAGAAACGGCGTTATCTGCCCACACGGTCTGCATCATCTTAACCCACTCAAGTTGTTCAATTGCTGTCATTTCTGCTGCGAGCACCGCGTTCGCTGGAGACTCACACGGGAATTCGACGACGTACCTTGTGTGGTCTTCGCGGCCGTCAATACCAATATCCCACTGAACCCTGTATCCACGCTTGCGGCAAGCCTCAACCAGGGGGTCAGCCGAACCAAATCGAACTCTTCTTATGTAATACCTAGCGTAGGCTGGGTGCACCCCTGGAGTTATGCCCGGCAAGAGCGAAAGAGTTCCGGACGGCTGAACAGTAGTAAGCCTTACAGACTTGGGGAAATTATTTTCTTTTGAGTAATTCTCATCAAATTCGCGAAGGTTTCTATAAACGGAATCTAGCCATGAAGTCTGTTCTTCTGATGCCTGAAGAATGCCAGTTACTGACTGCCCCAGTCGTGCGTTCTGCTTAACAATATTGGTTGTCTTCTCATACGGGTAGTTCATTCGTGTTATCTGCTTCTGGACCTTATACAGCAGAATGCTTATTTCCTGAAACTGCTCAATCGAATCTATATTCGGCAAGAAAATTGTTGCAAGGTTGCAAGATTCACCATCGGCAAGACCTATTTCTGCGCAAGGGTTGAACCCGTCTACTGTGTTGTCTTGCCTCTTTTCACCTAGACGTCCATATGTACGCGCAAGGCGACGATTTAGCAGACCGTATGGTTCCCCCGAGCCATCATACCCCTTCCATAGTTCAGGCATTATTTCATCAAAATGGTCTGCATAAATACTGTTATTGGAATTAGCCCTCCATGCGGGGACGTTCCCTGATGACCAATTCTTTGCACGAAGGAAAAGAACGTCATCGGGGTCACCCATCGCTATTTGCGCTGACCGCCTTGACGAGCCGGAAACAACAATGCGACCAATAATGTTGCAAATATCCAAAACATCAACAGACCTCAATTTCTTGCCAATACGATTATCTAGAACTTTACAGATGTCAGTAATTCCTTCAATCAACGCACCAGGACCGGAAGCTGTGCCCCCGAATGTTTTTAGCGGAGCACCAAACTCTCTAATTAATAGCGTGGAATACGTGAAAGACCGTCCAGTATCAAAGTAAGACTTTAAAACACTATGTAGGAGTCGGCGCCACCCGGTTCGACTATCTGGAACAATAATATCTGCATCATTCGTGCGCTCATGCGCAATCACAACGCCAGCCTTGACTTTAGGGAGCTCGTGAATTTTCGAGCGCTCTACCGAAAACCCAACCCCGCCACCGAGCATGAGATAATCGAAAAGCATTTCGAAGTCCTCAATTTTTTCTATGTTTGTGAAGTAGCAGTTATTCAGCGATGTTGCATTGAATTTGTTAACGAGAGGCGTACCAAGCTGCCATAGCGAACGGCCGGAAAATGAGCACCGGAGATTAAAGCAATGGTCAAACAGCTTCTCTGCTTCTTTCTCTGATAATGGGACTCCAATTTCAAGAGCGCCATTTATCACACGCTCAAGCGTTTCAGTCCATGTTTCATTATTTCCATTATCGTTCCGTCTGCTATATGTGCGAAGAAAAACTATTTCCCCCAAGCCGTTAAAGCCCCACGGGGGTGTTTTTAGGGAATATGAATCTACAAAATCTCTTCCTAGCTGCATCATTTCTTCCTTTGGAGACCGTGGGTGGCTTTAGAGATACGATTGTATCTCATTGGAAAATACTGAAACCGTCCAGTGTCCCCGGAAGTTTGACCGTTCAGTTTTTATAGAGATTTTGGATTCTTGACTATTCCAAGACGAAGTGCTTCAGAAAAGGGAACATACTTTCCCTTGCTGTGGATAAGAACATCTGCCTTAACGTATGGATTTATATGTCGCTCTTCATAAATGTCCTCTTCTACGAGAATCATCTGCGACTCCATTAATGTTTCGCTTATTCCTAGACCAAATATAATTTTCGGTGCAGACTCTTCTGAGCCGGGACAGTCCCCTGTTGGGTGTCCGCAAATCGGACATGGCCCTCTATCTCCGCTCAGGATTGTTGTGTCGGGGAATACCCTCCTGTTCCCCCCATCATTCGGCGTGTTATAAAAGGAATTCATTGGATAATTATACAGTATTACATTTCCTGTACGAAAAATCCGTTCCTGACCATCGCCATCATCAACTCGTCGAAGGCCTCGGGTGGTAACTCTTCAGAATTTATATCCTGAGAAATGGCCATGCCAAGCATCTTGGGATATGTGTATTCTCTCATAACTTTTTCCCCGCCGCCAGGGTGAATAAGCATGTCGAGCCATGTAATTTTCCTTCCCTCGCCATAGACGTACGGAACTGCAACAACATCGACACGAGGCTCGCCATCTATGAGAGATGCGTGAGATATTGTCACACACTCATGAACTCCAGAAATACTGTCATCTGCAAATATTTTAGCTAGGTCTAATTCATGAGTTTTTTCTTTATCGAATGAGCAAAACCCCTCCGCGACCATTGTTATGTCCGTTGCGCCCCAGAATTTACGGAGCGCCACGCACAGGGAGCCGCATTGAGCCAGTCTGTCAGCCGGGGGCATTCTCATGTATTCCCTCTGAAGTTGAGCCACGATAGACAGACGACCGTCCGCCCAGCCAAAAAAATTGAAATTTAGGTCTTCGCCGAGCCCGTATTCCGTTACGGACAGGGCTTTTGCTAGTTGGGCAGACGTTACGGACAGCGCTATTTTACTAAAAATGTTGTCATAATTTCCGTCCATTTAAAAAATTCTAGTATATTTTTCCTACATTTCAGGACATCCCCTGGGGCCGCGCTTCTACTACTAATATTGGCGATATGAGCAACACTAAGAAAAAAACAGTCAAAAAGACAACGGCCAAAAAAGCACCCGCGAAAAAGCAGGTAGCCAAAAAAGCCGCAGCACCCAAAGCCCCCGTGAAAAAGCAGGCGGCCAAGAAGGCTGCACCAGCTAAGAAGGCTGCACCGGCTAAGAAAAATAAAAACCTTATTGATTCAATCGAAAACAAAATTGAGGCAGCTACGGGCATTGAAATTCCTCAGTCCGTAATTAAAGAAGTTAAAGAAATGCACAACGCTTTGAGCGAGATGGATATGCCAAAGTTTTCGACAACAAAAACCAGCAACGGCGATGTAAATGTAAGTGTGTCATTTTCTACTCCCCCATCGCTAAAAAAGCTCTCCTGGTTTAAAAGAATATTTGGTCCTAAAAAAAAGTAAACTTCGCCCGTGACGACGGAGCACAGGAAAGCCCCAAGGCGGAAAATAGTATCCGTTAAAAGAACGGGCCGATGGGGTCAATATCAGCACGAGCACAGGCTTAGCTGCGGTCACGTTGAATTACGCCCAAGAAAAGCGTCTACCCCCACCCTCGCGTGCGCATGGTGCTATAGGGCGGCAAGGATGCAAATTGAACTTTCGTCGCTGGGAAAAAATGAACAGCAGCAACTTGACGAGGGCGATGACCCGACTGTAGAGTCGCGCATCAGTCAGATACGGGCATCAATAGCTGCGAGATTTTCTGTTCCGCTGGAAGCAGTGGACATAGTTTCGAGCATTGCGACTGGGGAAGTTGTTGTGAGTTATGCAACTGTTTTTCTTTCGCAAAACGACATACGCCGCATATCTGAGTAAAGCATCTACGGCATGGGTGGGAAATTTGGGAGACAAATTCGATGAAGCACCAGAAAATGGGAGATGCAGCGGGGAAGACCCAAACATATGGTTCCCTGTATTCAGCAGGTCGCCAAGCAAGCGGGAACGCACGGCGGTAAACAAAAGAATAGCGATAGCAAAATCGTTCTGTTCAACCTGCGAGCACTCAGTCCAGTGTCTCGAATACTCCTTGCGTCACGAACCCCTAGGCATATGGGGGGGAATGACGGAGCTGGAGAGGGCCAAGTTGAGGTCAGCGCGCGGAATCAATCTCTCCCGTGAGGGTAGGATATTTTTTCCTGGTGTCGGCATGAGGAATGCCAACGGCACAAGTGCTAGCTACAGGGCAAAGATAGATATCGATGGCTAGCGCTCAATATAAACACACGCAAACGCTCCTCAGCAGACTCGTCGGTGTCAGGTCGACCCCTGCGGGGTGGGAGGCCTCATGCCCCTGCAGGGACGATGACAGGAATCCTTCCCTATCCGTGGCGGAGGGTGACGATGGGAAGGTATTGCTCCACTGTCACAGGGGGAACGGGTGCGATGTGGACAAAATATGCTCATCGATTGGCCTGACCACATCTGACCTATGGCCACCGAAAGAACCAGAGCCGATTAAAGAAAAAGACAAGCTTACTTTTGTCAAGTCTTACGACTATCTAGGCGAAGACGGAAACTTACTGTTTCAAAAAGTTAGATATGTAAATCAATATGGGGTAAAAACATTTAGGCAACGAAAGCCGTCAGGAAGAGGAGAGTGGACCTATTCCTTGGGCGACACTCCAAAGGTTCTATATAACCTTCCGACGGTATTAAAAGCCGTTAAGGGCGGCGACCCAATCTGGATTGTCGAGGGCGAAAAGGATGCAGACACCCTCACCGAGATGGGTGCGACAGCAACAACTGCCCCAGGTGGCGCCGGCAAGTGGCTAGACATACATACAGCAGCTCTTGCTGGTGCAACGATTGACATAATTGCAGACAACGACACACCAGGGAAAGAGCATGCCGCACTCGTCTGCTCGGAGTTAGAAAAAGTCGGGTGCGACGTTCAGGTATGGATATGCCCAGACGTAAAAGACATTACAGAGCATCTTAATTCTGGTAAGGGCATAGATGACTTGGTTTTTTTTGATGTATCTACGGTGGAAAAAACAAATACATCAACTGGGCTGGACCAGGGCGAAGGAGCCAGCGATGGTGAGGTCGTATTATCGAAAATATCTACTCTTCTAAACAGGGACGACCTAACTATCGAACAGAAGATAGTCAAGGTGTCGAATGCTATTCATTCCTATTCCTCCACAGAATTAACGCTGGACGCTGGCCGCCTTGTTAATTGGGAGGAATTCCTAAAAGAGTCATCCAGTGATAATTATGACTGGGTAATACCGTGGCTTCTTGAAAAGTCGGAGCGAGTTATCGTTGTCGCAGCAGAGGGCGTTGGCAAAACAATGCTTGCGAGACAGGTCGCCATACTCACCGCGACTGGAATGCACCCTTTTACGTATCAAAGAATTAGTCCTGTCCGGACTCTTACCGTGGACCTGGAAAACCCAGAAAAAATTATCAGACGAACCTCTCGGTCTATTCAGGCCCAAGCCCTCAGCTATGGATTCGAGAGAAAATCTCTGGCCGAGCTCTTTATTAAGCCATCTGGCATTGACCTGTTGAGAGTAAGCGACAGAATGCTTCTTGAGGAGCAGATAGAGAAAACTCAGCCGCAGATACTCGTAATGGGACCTCTTTATAAGTCATTTGTCGACCCTGGTGGAAGAACGTCGGAGGCGATAGCAGTTGAGGTGGCCAAGTATCTTGACTACATCAGAACCGTCTATGGGTGCGCATTGTGGCTGGAGCACCATGCCCCCCTCGGCCAGACTACGTCTACAAGAGACCTTAGGCCATTCGGCTCGGCAGTATGGTCTCGGTGGCCGGAATTTGGAATATCACTCCAGCCAGATTTCGGTGCTTCAACGCCATACACATATGATGTTCGACATTTCCGTGGTGCCAGAGATGAGCGCCCATGGCCTACTAAAATAAAGAGGGGTAAACGATTCCCGTTTGAGGTCATCGAATTCTCCGGAAGCTCCACATAGTAGGAATAATGACAAACGACAAAAACAAGCCCATATCTCGAGAATTCCTCAGTGAAAGAGATGCTCGCATATTTAAGATGCGGCAGGCCGGAACATCGACTTCAGAAATAGCGAGACGGTTCGGGGTGACAACTAGGGCAGTCTCTAAGGCCATTCAGCGCCAGCTAGAGAAGATGAATCAAGAAACGATGATGGCATACCCAGAGGTCCTCAGAATGGAGCTAGAGCGCTTAGACAGCCTCCAGCAGGCAATATGGCCGATGACTCAGCATCGTAAGGTCAAAATGGACGACGGCTCAGAGGTGCCCGTTGAGCCGGATATGAAAGCGATTCAACAAGTTCTTTCTATTATGGATAGAAGAACGAAATTGCTCGGTATGGACCACGTAAATCTAAACGTGCAGATGGATATGAACCAAATAAATTCCGACCCAATTAAGGTCACTCTTGCCGGTGCCCTGGGAAATCAGGAAAGCGAAAAATTTGACCCCGAATCGGAGGCCAAAAAACTGCTCGAACTTATGGGCGCTTCAGGGATACTCCCACCGGCTATGGTTAAGAAACTGCTTGATGGCGATAGCGATGTAATAGACGCAGACATCGTCGAAGACGAAATGGTCGCTGAGGGAGAATTAATAACTGAGGATGAGTGAGAAAAACTCTATGAGAAAAGCTATGGACAAGGTAGTTGGCGAAATGCCCAATCTATCCGTTGCACCAATGACCAAAGACGACGATGGGCCAGTAGACAAGCAGGTTCTAATCCGCGTAAACGAAAAAGACCGAGCGAAATGGAAAAAAGCAGCCGAAGTAAGCGGAGTGAATTTATCAACCTGGATTAGGCACGTTCTGAACGCAGCGGCCACCGATTTGCTTGAGTGCGGACACCCCATTAATCGACGGAAATACTATCCATGGGCGGAGTTCTGCCTAGATTGTGGTATGCGTCTTTCCGAAAAGCGACCTTCCGCTAGCAAACTATAATTAAAAGTACAATGCATTCGTTATGGAAAAAAACAATTCCGGCCAACCACGTCGCCGCAGCATAGTCTCCGTTGACCCGGAAGCCCCTCGAAGAAAAATAACCGGCAAAAGAATGCCGAATATCAATATTGAGAGAAAATCAATAGAACCATCTCTTATAAAAGCCTTAGATTCGGCCGAGAGGACAGTCGCGCCGATAACTAGGCCGCCCCTCGCCGATGGACGGTCAATGTATTTTGGAATGACACCATCAGAGATATCAAAGATGTGTGTTCCTATGTCAAGAGACGAGCAATTTACCTCTCTGGTAAAGATGAATTCGCTCGATAAATCAAATAAAGAAATAATTGAACCGTTTAGAAAAAGATTCGATAAATGGGCAGAAAATAAGTCTAACGCCGTTGATTTTTCCACTGGCCCCCTATCGCAGCTGCGCACCGCAGTCGAAAGGGCACTACTGGAATCAAGCGAGTTTCTAAATGCCGTGCACAAATATGGCATGCCATCACTCGTTATTCGTTCTGAATCTGCAGAGAAAAGTTTGATGGAAACAGGATTTATCAAAGAACATCTTGATGCAGCAGAAAAATCAGACCAGAGCATTGATTTCGTTCATTCAGTATTTGACCCGTTTGGCAATGAAATAAGTTTTTCCCCCAAATCTCTAATACCGAGGGAGGCACTCGACGGCTCCCCAGAAAGCGGAGACATACAAATAGATTCGTCATTCTCTGGACACCTGCGTCATGAGTGGGGCCACTATTTGCACATAGCGGTCCTCAATGACTCTGAAAGGTCTGTTGGCATAGGGTCGCTCAAGAACAGGGAAAGTTCTCGACTGCTTGAAATAGCGGAAAAATATTGCTCGAATCAACCGCTATCTAAATACAGGGCAATACCGTTCGGGGATACGCCGGATACGCCGAGAGCCATATCGCAGCTTTCTCACGAAAGTCTTCTGGAAATGTTTGCGGAGGGCATATCCGCCTACTTGCATCCAGACGCAGAAGTAGGGCGGAAATCAATCAACTCTGTTTTGCGTAAAGACATAGAAACTATTCTGGGAGTCGTCCCGGATGAGCCTGAAATTCAATAATGACCATGCCACGCTTTGAGGATAGTGACGACCTCTACGATGAATACCAGCGCTATGCACAGGGGGCTCATGGTGAGCCGGAAGATTACGACACGTGGCTTGAATCGGAATACGGCAGAACCAAGCGTAAACGCCCTAAAAAGCAAAAGCCCATAAGGTTTGATAGGGACGGTGACTAAACTATGTCAACAATTTTCGGCTCAACCAAGGAGCCAAACTCAACCGCCCTGATTCGAATACTGAACTCTCAAATGCTCAGACAAAACGACTCGCTGATGGACGCGATAGCCATCGACGAGAGCGAATCCAAGAGTAAGCTTCCATCTCGAGAAGAGCGACTTAAGATGTCCCTAACAGAGACAAAAGAGTAGGAACTAAGTTCTACTTTTCTGCCTTCATTAGTTCCTTGAGTTCGGCCGCAAGAATATTCTCGTAGTCCTCTGGGTAACGATGCTGCAAAACGATGAGGGCACGGCGACGAGCCTCCTGTCGGATGGTCATGAGACGCTTCCGTTCGGCCCTTTCGCCTTCGGACAGCCTCGGCCGACCCCTGTGAAGCCCCTTGTTCTTGAGCTTGCTGTACTCGGACATTGAAATTCCTCCGTTTTATGTAGGTGGTAAGAATATATGCCATCTAAATACCCGATGCAACCCCCAACCGAGATTTTTTTTCTACTAATATCTCGCTACTATGACTGAACTAGACAAATACCTAACAGAATTATCTGAAATGTATGTTTATGACCAATTCTTTAGAGTTTCTATCTCAAGTGTTATAGATAGGCTTTTGGAGATAAGAAACAGCCTAGAACAGAATGCGGTTGTAATGGACGGGGACGAAATGGTGAAGCATTTTAACCGAAAGGGCCCCAAATGACAGAGTTGCAGTGGTCCTGGCTGCTCGCCGGGATGGGCGTTATGGGGATGTACTTCGTTGGGAAAAAGAGGTGGGAGGCATTTCTCTGGCTAATCGTTATGGAGTGCCTCTGGGTAGTCTTTGCCATACAAACCCGGACATATGGGTTTATATTGGGGTCAATTGCCTATATTCTCGTTTACCTGAGAAACGTCAAACACTGGAGGAGCGGTGGAACAGGTCGCTAATGTCTGGATTATATTTTTTCTCGCTGTTTTTTACCTGTTGATGAAGTCTTCGTCTGGCGATAGCTGGAAAGACTAGCGACCCTACGGTGGGCTCTTCTTTTCCTATCGCTACTGAGGTGGGCGTAAGTTTCGTTTAGTAAAAATTCCATTGGACAATGGTATTGAGAAGTGATAAACCACAGTGTAAGTTTCGTGTGACATGGCACACGGGCTTGTGGCGGAACTGGCAGACGCGCAGGATTTAGGTTCCTGTTCTACGGAGTGAGGGTTCGACTCCCTCCAGGCCCACCGAACAATCAGAGGAACAATGAGCGACAATTTCAAAGAAGAGACCTTCATCACGGAAGATGTGGAATGGCTTTCTGCAAGCCTTTACTTCTCAAAAAAAATAAAATCCCTTGAAGAGAGAATTAAAAGTCTTGAGTCGTCTCTTATGAATGCGAAAGATAGGGCCATAACGGCTGAAGAAATGATAAGAAAGATAGAGAGGGCCCTAAGTGAGTGAATACAGTATGGACGAGCTCGGAGAAGACCTTCGACTCTTAATTAAGGCCGGTCTTGTCGATATTTCGATTAAGGAAAATGGCGATTGGGTGTACAGAGCCGTCGATGGGGTTTCCGATATTTCTACCGAACAAATTCTTGCGGCCATCAATGCAGTAATAGAAGAAGAAGAATCAGAAGGTGTTTAATACGCCCGAACGTGGCGCAGCTTGGTAGCGCACCTGCTTTGGGAGCAGGGGGCCGCAGGTTCAAATCCTGCCGTTCGGACTGGCGCAACCGAACATAGCCCAATTGGCAGAGGCAGGGGACTTAAAATCCCCTCAGTGCAGGTTCGAGTCCTGCTGTTCGGACACATGGCACGTAGAATGAACGCTGATGAATAACATAAAAGTCATCTTCATCTTTTTTGGGAAGATTTTTTTAGCCATTAAAACCATGTCCTCACCGTCCTATTGGACGCGCGCCAACACCCTGGAGGCATGTGGATTTGCCACAAAAATTGCAATTATCTTTCCTGGTCTTCTATTTGGCAAACAGTTCTGGTGGATATACATTTTTGCAATTATTTCCAGCATTGCACTCATCTGGACATCCACAGTAAAAACGCTCCCCACCATAATCATTTTCAACGTTTTATGGGTAGTCCTTGCTTCCACGGCAATAATAAAACATTTCTCCTAGCTCGAGCCCCTATAGCTCAGTTGGTAGAGCAGCGGACTTTTAATCCGTGGGTCGCAGGTTCGAGCCCTGCTGGGGGTACAAAATAAAACATAAAATTGCTTATTATTCGGTTGAACTATCCTGATGAATAAGATATGGTTGCGTCGCTTGATGGGGAAATTTCGAACGTAAAAGCGAAAAGGGCCTTGGTAGCTCAATGGATAGAGCACCGGACTTCTAATCCGTAGGTTGCAGGTTCGAGTCCTGCCCAGGGCGCATGAAAAATGAAAAAAACAACTGCATCTACATAGGCTCGTCGGGCTTTGTTCGGCTGGACGGCTGTATGGGCGATGACCTATCAGTGGTAAATGCTGCTCGCGTTTCCTTCGCAAAGCGTTCGGAAGAAATGACAACCGCAGACATCGGATTAATAGGTTTTCTAATGCGTGAGCGTCACGGCACACCGTTCGAGCATAACGCCTTCAGATTTCACGTTCGATGCCCAATATTTGTCGCTCGTGAGTGGTTTAGGCATCGCATCGGCTCTTTCAATGAATTTTCTGGAAGATACTCAGAGATGACGGAGGATGCATACATGCCAGAGTATGAATACATAAGAACTCAGACTGGGAAGCCTGGCGCATACAGTTTTGAGCCGATAACTGATGAAAATAAGTTACTTTCCATAAGTAGCGAAATCGAAAAATCGTACACTCAATCGTTTACGCATTACCGTCAATTACTCAGTATGGGCGTAGCGAAGGAATTGGCCAGAGTGGTGATACCGGTTGGTGCATATACTGAATTTTATTGGACAGTCAATGCAAGGTCACTAATGAACTTCCTATCTCTGAGAACGCATGAAACGGCCCAGCTAGAGATACGGGAATTCGCCAATGCGGCAGCATCTCTTTTTATGGAAGAAATGCCAATCACCCACAGCGAGTGGGTGAAGAATAATAAGACGGCGCCATGAAGGGTTTTGATATTTCCAATAAGGAGTTCAATTTTGACGAGGACTTAAAGTTCGGTGAGATGGGGGAAGATTATGCTCGTTCTTTTCTTAGGGCAATAACAACCGGCGATTATGAAGTCAAAACAGATAGATACAGAAATGGTCGCATGGTCATAGAGACCAACCAAAACCCCAGAGGGATGCTCGACCAAAACGGACAAAGAATTTGGGTCCCGAGCGGAATTAATGTAACTACCTCTAAATGGTGGATTTATATATTTTCTTTAGATGGAGCATTTTTAATGCTCGAAGTTGCAAGATTAAAAAGATACTTAAAATTTAATAAAAAAGTCTTTAATGATGCTACGAAAATATCTCTTGGAGGCCTTGACAATCCTGCCCGTGGATTCATACTATATCCAAAGCACGTCAGCGACTTGCTGGCTAGTAGCGAATATGACCTGGGAGGGTAGAAGATGCCCAATATTTGGCCTACTGAAATTTCAGAGCGAATATCCGCCTAACTCCGAGCCTTCGTAGCTCAGTGGTTAGAGCAGCACTCTTATAAGGTGTTGGCCGTGGGTTCAATTCCCACCGGAGGCACTGAGAAAGGAAATGATGTCATCCTTTAAATATCCAAAACATCCACTCGAACGTCTCAACTATGAAGATGTCGTTAAGCAATACAAGACGATGAAATTGTCCAAGACACCGGAAACGCAGTGGGAAAAAGACGTTCGTGGCTACGTCCATCGTTCTCGTCTCATAGGCTGCGACAGGGTTGTCCGCGCACCGCGCTTCAGCAAAAGCAATAGGGGAGAAACTGGGCCGATACCGAGAAACAGCACCTACTACAAGATGCTTACTTCGTTCAATAAACTTAGGCGCAATAAAGTTCAAGCCAACTGGAACATCCCAGCATGGGGCTCATGGACTAACTACTGGTGCTCGCTTCCAGATTGCAGCGGGCCACGAATTACGCACTGGAAAGACCTGGGCAACGTAATAGGCACCGGTCTAATGTGGACGCAGGATTGGGAGCCGGTTCCAGATTCTATTGAATTCGATTGCATCAATGGGGCAACAGAAATTTTGATTAACGAGCTAACAGATATCGGTGTTTCCATCGGCATGGACATTACTGAGCATGATGGGTTTGATAGCGTAAATGTCATTTTCAGGGGCGATGGCGAAACATGCCTTGCTAAATGGGAGTGGACCGACCAAATGTTTACGGCTGAATGGATTGAACCAGAACCGATAGGCTCGGTAGTCAATGACATCTCTCGCTATTTGCCGAAATTTGCCCTAGAACGACCGCCATCAAGAACAATGATTCATTTCGAAGTTGTTGGAGACGTGGCCAAGTTCATCAAAGAAAACCAACTACCGTAGAAGGACTAAAGAAATGCCCAACAATAGAGGAACACTTGGCGAGATACACATCGGCGGAAACGATTATGAAGTTGTTTACGTCATTTGGCATACCACAGACCCGGTTGCTAGATGGTTTGTGACTATCGAGGAAACCGGCGAGAGAGCGATATTGAAATCTCTTGTCGACAGACGCCCTCACCCCGGAAATCTCGGATATACACAGGATGCATGGACATACAATATTGTTGATGAAAAGACATGGCTCAGAATGAACGCCGGGGGGCTTCCAATACCCCCAAAAAAGATGATTCCATAGGGCGCCAGTAGAGTAGGTATGGGGCCACGTGGCGGTGACTCCGTAAAAAAGTCTCTTCTAAAAACCACTACTTGGTATTTTACTGACCTTATTTTAACATTTACTATTGCATTTGCCATAACACGCGACTTAAAGCCATCTATTGCTATTGGCATTGCCCAGCAAACATGGGAACTACTTCTGTACTTCTTCCATGAGCGAGCGTGGGTAAAGTTTGGCAAAGACAAGGGCGCTTAGCTCAGCGGTAGAGCAACTCGTTTACACCGAGTAGGTCGGGGGTTCGAGACCCTCAGCGCCCACTTCACCCTTGACTTCTGGGGGCCCAGCCTGTAGCGTACTGAGACATAGCTCGTCAATTGACGACGATAGAGAGGAGAACCGTGGGGGATGACCTGACAACGAGCGACATCATTACTCGGCTTAAAATTGGCGCCACGCTACTTGACGAAGAAGTCAATAATGATGCGTATATTCGCAGGCTTTTGCCGCCGGCAGAAATTTGCCTTGCCGCCGTCAAAGAGCTTGAAAGTCTTCAGGCTCGCTGTGTAGCGTACGAGGAGACCATCCGTCAATTGACGGCTGAGTTGAACAAAACCAGATAAACAAACAACAGAAAAGGACAACAATGAAGCCCATAAAAATACTCAAATCAACAACAATTCTTGCGGCGCTCGCTGGCTTGATTTTGAGCATCTCGCTCTTCTTCAGTGGTGACACCGAGGCAGACAAACTCAACGGCATCTACGTCGGCATCTGGGTGCCCTCAATTCTCGCCCTCGGTTGCTTCATGCTCACCATTAAGGACAGGGATTGGTGACCGTGTCTCAAGCAACTCTTTTTTGTTTTGGGGCGGTGATTTTTCTCGTAGCCTTCACGGGGGCAATTCTGTATGGCATGTCCGCCACCGAACAAAAGTTTATGAAAGATACGAATACGAAATCGGGAAACCCCAAGGCGTGGGAGGTTTCTGCTGGCGGCATCGTTTCGGCCAAACGAAAAGTGAGGAATAGGTGACGAGCAGGGACACATACGACATAGAGGAGTACGCCAGAGAACAGGAGCGCGAGATGAAGCGCATAAATGTTCAGCCAGCGCTTCTCATAAAGCTCCTGATGGAGTCTGAGCCATGTCTGTTCTCGAATAAGTCGGAACCCATCCCCGTAAAAGAGGTGAGTTCCAGCATTAAGGTGCCCCAATTTGAGAATGTCATTTGGCGCGAAGAATGAGTAGCGCCCTCATGTTGGTCAGGCTCGACGGATAAGAGAGTCGTTCGGACACAAGTTCGGGCCTGTAGCTCAGTGGTCAGAGCAGGGGACTCATAATCCCTTGGTCGTGGGTTCAATCCCCACCGGGCCCACTATGCAGGAAACAAAAGATTATTCAGGAGGGAAAATGCAGTTTCCATTCATCGGACTACACCTCCTAAAGCCAGATTCGGTTTCGCCAAAAGAGACACGCCAAGGATGAAGCATCGTAAAAAGATAAGGCCGAAGGATTACGGCCCTGACCCGGGGTTCGAGCTATACCCAATCGTCATTCGCCAGACTCGCTATAGCGGTCTGTACGAGGGCGGGGAGTGGGCGGCATTTCCCAACGTTTACACCACGCTCGATAATGCGGCATTTGGCGACGATAAGTCCTGTTCCGCCTACTGGTGCTCACCTGCCGCCAAGCGCGTAGGCCTAGGCAGCACGCCCCAGGAGGCCTACGAGGACCTCATCAGGAGAAACGCCTATATCTGGAAAAAGCCGCCCCAGCGCCGCATCCCCCGTTACGCTGCTCGATTCTGGCTAAAACATTCCCCCGAAGGCGTAAGCCCCAACGCGATTTTTTTTAAAAAGGGCCCTCTCGAACTGCATCAGTTCGAGATTGACCAGGATGACGACCAAAATGTCGGACGATATTCCGCACCAAAGTACCCAGACCCAGGACACCCCAATCCCAAGTTCGGATAGATTTATCCGGAAACCAACCCGAGCCTATATGTGTCAGCAAGGCTGATACTTGTAGACTCAAGATTCACCCATCCTGAAAGGACACCAAATGAGGCCAAAGAAGCCACGCCAGGGATACCCCATTAGCTCACCAGAAGTCGCCAGACACGCTCTGCGCTACATTCTGGGGTATGTGAAAGAAAACGGGTTTGCGCCCAGCGTACGCGAAGTGGGGGCCTGTGTGGGCTATACCAGCTCCTCTACGGCCCACCTACTCATCCAGCATCTCATAGATGAGGGTTATGTCGAGATGAACCCCAAGATTGCTCGCTCCATCCGGGCGACAAAAGGGGGCGTAAAGCTGGCAACTAAGCGACCGGCGGCCAAACGCCCGTAATTCCGATAGATTTATCCACAGGAGCTGAAATATCTGTCAAAATTCTATTTGCCACAACGGCTAGGAGACAAAAAATGACCTTACGTACACCAGAGGACAGAATCAAGACAGTTATCAGGCTGCTAAGGGAGTACAAAAACCCTATTGCGGATGCCTACATCTCTTACTACGAGAGAAATGGCGATTTGACACCCGAAATGCTCAATGGTGCAGAACGTCTGGAGCGAAATCTGGATAAGCAGCGACTAACCGGATGATGTCCGTTAAGCCAGAAACGAGAGTTTTCTAGGGGTGTTTGGATAAATCTAACAGAGAAAGTTTGGGGTCAAAAATTTGAAATTTGGCTCCCCCCCGTATTCTCAGTAAAACAGGAAAGTATGCGGGGCTCCCGAGGCAGTTATCCACAGTTATCCACAGGCTTATCCACAGGGTCAAACACCGTGGAAATGCTTGACTCGACCATTCCATTCGTGTACCGTCGAAGGTATGAGGACACACACCCTACACACCACCTACCACCCAACCACTCACCCACGGGCTACCCGTATCAGGTGGGAAGCAACACCGAAGCACGCTCGCCGTCTCGCAGTTCGTCGCCGTCGCCGTATCGTGAAGGCGTTGCTCGCAGTCGCACTCGTTTATTCATTCGTGTTCGTCATCGGCAAGGTAGTCGATAGCAAGTACGCCTATTCGTGTCCGTCTCTCACCGTGACCGTTCTAGGTGGCGACACACTTAGCAGTATCACCGAAAGGTATTGCGAGGGACACACACTACAAGCGGCGTTCGACCTCGCAGACAAGCGAGGCTCGTCATTCATTCAGGTCGGCGACATTATCACGCTCGGCAACTAAGAGAGGTATGCTCGCACTATGACTACACACACCGACACGCACGACAGGTTTCGCCAGTGCCCCCGTTGCCACGGTTTCATTCCGAACAATGAGACACCGGGGGCATACCCCGGTGCTATCTCACGCCTAGACAACACGACCGAAGTGTGCTCATCGTGCGGTACGGAGGAAGCGATAGAACAATGGCAGGGGCAACTCGTGGACTGGCGTGCGACTAAGTGAACGACGCAGGCGACACGGGTACACCACGGGATACCCACACACCCACACCCCTACCCATCGACTTCACTACCGATAACGATACGACACTCGACGCACTAGGCGCAGAAGTCGGCGGAGGCGTACGGGTATCTATTGGTTGGCGACACACTCGCACAGGTGACGCACCCGTATCAGTCACCATTTCACTACTAGATAGTGACGCACTAGGTACACCGTCACGCACTCGTGAACTCAACGGCAAGATACTACGCTCGCTAAGACTCGGCACACTCATTCGTTCAGTCCGACGCAGTAGATACACACCACCAAGTATCACCGCAGGCAAGGTTGAGATACCCTCACACAAAGGTTCACGCACCACAGTTGAGATGCTCGCATACATAGCAACTCTTTATCGTGAGGCATACGCAAGAGGCGAACCGATACAGGCATACATAGCGAACCAAACAGGCAGACCACTATCTACCGCAGCGAAACTCATTATGAGAGCACGCAGGCAGGGACTACTAGGAGTCACCACCCGAGGCAGGTCAGGCGAGACAGAACTATGAGAGATGAGGAAAGTGAAGCACACGACGAAACAGATGAGGAAAGTGAAGCACACGACGAAACAAAAGACAGACTGACTATCGAACTCACGATTAGGGAAGCCGAAGCATTAGAGGCATTACTGAAAAGTCAGATGAGCGTTCTCAATAGGCGTATTCACGAAGGGCGACAGAAGCGTGACGGAAAGTATCTAATCTCACGCACGATACTGTCTAAGGTGAGTGACGCAGTAACCACACACAAGGCGGAAGAAATCATTAGTGGAAATGTCAATGACGCTATGTTACGCCTCGTAATGGAACTATGGTCGGAAGACGGCGGTATCTGGCGAGACTAACGAATAGCAACAGAGGCGCACGGGTATCTACGGGTAAGTAACCAGTGCCACCGTTTCGCTAGTAGTACCACCACAACACCACGCTAGTACCACCACCACCACACCATTAGGGGAAGCCACAGGCACCACGCAAGGATTAGAAGTCTGCCCGACACAAACATTCTCCAAGTAACGAAAGAGCCTCACCTATCGGAGTCTCGGGGGGCGAGACTACTACGATAGATGAGGCTTTTTCGTTTCTCACCGTAGCACACTCTCGGGTATGCCGTGACGGTCAAAACCGGTCAGAAAGGTTCGTCGTCTGGAACGTTCGCAACACTCGCCATCGCAGGGCGACGACGCTGACCACTCGACGGCTGACCGCCACGGGTATTCGTATTGCCACCCTCGTTGTCTTGACGCTTGCGACGCTCGATACTTTCTAGCGAGAGACTATTCACCGCAATAGTTTCGGCGACAAACTCAACGGTGGAACGCTTGTTGCCTTCCTTGTCCTCGTATGAGCGTTGTTCCCAGCGTCCGGTCACGACCGCACCAACACCCTTTTCCAAGACTCGTGCCCCTGCCTCAGCGATGAACCGCCACGCAACGATGTTGAAGTATGAAACTTTTTCTTGTTTCTCACCAGCGTTGTCGTACCAGACATAGTTACACGCAATGGAAAATCCGAGGCGTGCCTGACCTGATGTTGTAAATGTTAGTTCGGGGTCTTGTGTAACATTCCCGACCAATACTCCTGAACTGTTGTTCATTCTGTCTCTCTCCTTGTTTGAGGTACAGCCCCAACATACCAACCGTCGGTGACCAGCGCAACACGGGTTACCCACGGGTAACAATAAATCACCAGCGTTACGCGCGCGTATCAGTAAACGGGAGTAAGGTACGGGTCTATGGCACAAACACCAGAAGAAATGACCAAAGAACAGAAAGCCGCTTTCCTTACGCTCGTGGAAGGGATAGCCAGTGGGTTCTACTACTTCCTCTTTGATGAAGAAACTATGGACGAAGAAGAAGGCACAGAACTAGGCGTAGATTGCGCTGAAATGGCGTTCCAAATCTGTCTCGCAATGGATGTCGACGTAATGGAAGTCAGGTCGGACACGGAGTTCGTCGTGAAGTTCGTTATGCCGGAGAACATAAATGACCACCTGAGCGAGAAGTTCGGCATAGGGTTCTTTTAGAAATCTCCCCGCAGGGGTTGTGGAGCCCCGTTCTAGGCACTAGGGTATGGGGAGGTGCCAAATACTCCATTCCATTTATGGTAGTATTGAGAAACACCTCATAGCCCACCCGATGGTAGGGCAGTCCGTATCCGCCGAGGCTTGGAGACAACTTGACGAACAGACACCTTTCTCTCATTCCTGCCCTTTTTATCCTCGTCACCACCTACGGGTGGGGTCAGGTTCAGGCGAAGGAGGGAGAGGGGGTCAGTCCGAAAACACCTAAGGTCGCCGTTACGACTGCCACACCGTCCACGGGCGAGGTTCAGGGGCAGGAATACCCATTAGACCTAAGCCCCTCGACCATACGCAGTCAAGCGGTCAGGCGACCCCACGCCCTACCGACCGACTCATTCTGGGACGAGCTGGCACAATGCGAAACAGCGCAGGACTGGCAGAACGGCGGGCGCTATGCGGGCGGTCTCGGGATTATGACTGCCAGTCAGTTCCCGAAAGCGTCTATGGGTACTTGGGAGCGGTTCGGGGGCGAGGAGTTCGCACCGTCCCCCGACAAGGCGACCCGCGCCGAACAAATAGAAGTCGCCAACCGTATTGCCGTCAAGGGTTGGAGCACTATCCACCACCGAGATAAAGACTGGGCAAAACGAAAAGGCATACCCGTCGTATGGCACTACAAGCGACCAGCAGTGGGTCTTACGGGTTGGGGTTGCTACAAATCGAAGTTCACGGGCAAATACAGAATGGCAAAACCGAAGTTGTATTACTACATAGACCACGAGAAAGTGCCGTTGTTCCAGTTCTCGTGGGGCGAGCAGAGTCACGCAACTCACGACCTACAAGTGCTCATAGGGGGCGTGAAGGTGGACAGCGTGTATGGAGAGAAAACACGCCAAGCGCACATCGCCTACCTCAAAAAACACGGACTCTCCCGTGAGGGCGTTCCAAGTAAGCCGAAAAAGGAATGGCGCACGGGTTCCGTATCAACACAGTCAGCAAGCGAGACAATAAAGCGTTGCCCCCAATGGGAAAGAGCACTAAAAAAGTACGGCCTTCCAGTTAGTCGGTTTTCCTACATTATGTGGAGAGAGAGCCGATGCGAGCCGAAGGTAATCGGGTGGAACTACAAACCGGGTACCGGCTATTGGAGTTGTAAGAGAGTGCCTGCCGATAGATACAAGAAGTGTTCAGCCATTCATTCTTACGACAGTGGGCTTCTACAAATCAACAGTTCGTGGAAAACGGTGACAGCGCAAGTGTGCGGTTCTCGATGGGGCGACCTAACCGTTCTACTAACGGTGGAATGTAATCTACGGGTTGCTTCGTATCTCTACAATGAGGGCGGAGGAATAGATAACTGGGCAGCAACCAGCGGTCGCAACTAAATGTGTCCAGCGTCTATTGCGACGCAGTAGTCAGCAACCGCCTGATACCTACGGGCTTCATCGTACAATGCGAGAGCGTCACGTAGTTTCTCTCGTCTGTAACCGTGAAGGACGACGACCGTCTCGTCGTACTCCTCTAACTCACTTAGTAGTAATGAGTCATACAGTGCTTCGGCAGCATCTTTCCATTTGTCCATAGACAAACGATACACTTTTGCGGAGAGAGAGGGATTTGAACCCCCGGTGGGCTACAAACCCACGCCTGTTTTCAAGACAGGTGCTTTCAGCCACTCAGCCATCTCTCCCGTCGCCGTTCTCGGGCGGGTCTATTTTAGAGCCCAGAGTCAGGATTGAACTGACGACCTACCGCTTACAAGGCGGTTGCTCTACCACTGAGCTATCGGGGCTTCGTGTTGCCAAACTGTCCCTAGTAGGCTATCATTCGTTTCAGATAAATCTATCAGAACCGCAAGGAGGAGGCACACGATGTCTCACGATTTGGAAATGGACGCAAAAGGGTTCGCAAGAATGGCTTATGCCGACAGGGAGATACCGTGGCACAGGCTCGGTACGCCAATGAAGGGACTACAAACAGCCGAGGCGATGCTGGCGGCGGCACAGGCAGATTTCGATGTTGTTATCACGAATGTCGCAGCCGTGGACGCAGACGGGAACTTCATTCGCAACCCCGACGGTACGCCCGTACTGGTCAGAGATAGTCGGGCAACGGTACGGGTAAATCCTGACGGCTCTTTTGACGGTCTAGCGACAGTTGGCACACGGTATGTCGTTCAGCAGAACAGAGAGTGCTTGGACTACGCCATCGCAGTTGTTGGGGCTTCTCGGGGTGACGCAGTAGTAGATACTGCCGGCGTGCTCGACGGGGGGAGGGAGTTCTTTTCCTCCCTTGACCTCGGCTCCCTGATTATCGACCCGAAAGGTATCAACGACAAAATCGAACGGTATTTGTTGGTGCGCAACGGTCACAACGGTAAAACTGCCATTACTTTCGCCAATACAAGCATTCGTGCCGTATGTAAGAACACGGTACTGGCAGGAATAAACAACGCACAACGAGTGTTCACGGCTCGCCACACACGAAATGCGGAATACGCAATAGAGGAGGCGCAGAATGTTCTGAACATCTCTACCGAATGGGCTAAGGACTTTGCTAATGCTGCCGAGAAAATGCTTTCCGTCTCTATGCCGAATGGAGCAACACGCTTTGATTACTTCGTCAAGTCTATGTTTCCGGAAAAACCACAAGAAACAGATAGACAAAGGCGGAATAGGCAAAACAACGCCTCAATAGTCCGTGCCCTTTACGCCAATGAGCGCAACGGCGAGGGGTACGGGTACAACGGGTGGTCGGCATACAACGCCTATGTGGAATACCTTGACCATTACAGAGACGCAGGGGCAACAGAGCGAGCAATAGCATCTATGGACTCGAACTCGTCCACTACGCAAAAGAAACTGAAAGCACAGGAGTTCATACTTTCTTTCGCTTGACATTTGATGTTGATTTGTGCGGTTATTATTGTGTTGCCGACATTCGACAGGAACGGGGGCGAGAAAATGGACTTTGATGACGAGTTTGATGAAAGTCCGCCGAATAGTCCTGATGAGATGGCTATTTGGCTCAGCGAGTTTATGAACGCTGCCGATAGTGCTGCCGATGTTTATCGGAACCACGTCGTTACTCTTATTGCGAACAAGGTCTACACGGATTTTGGTTATGAAGGCTTTTGCGAACTGATGGTTGCTATGGATAAAAAGGCTGGGTGGATTTCCGACATAATCATCGAGAACTCCGACCTAGACGACATTATGTTCCAGAAGTACGGAACCTACGACCATCGTGTAATACACAAGGCTCGCAGTACCGAGGCTATTCAGGAACTAAATAAAAAAATCTGGCGTTTGCGCCGCAAATACGCTAGGGCAATAGTGGACGAACTTATGGTGGGCATAGAAAATCCCGGAGACACAACTCCCGCTTCCTAGATACCCATTAGGTCAAGTATGAGTTTGATAGCCCCGTCGTCGTCGTCTGCCATTACGCCATCGACGGCTGCGTTCACAACGCTACGCTTTCTCTCAATGAGGCTGTAAATCTCCTCGTCTATCGTCCCCTCGGTGAGTGCGTATGTAACGGTGACGCTTCCTTTCTGTCCGAGTCTATGTAGCCTCGAAAATGTCTGGTCTAAATCTGCTGGTGTCCACGGAAGTTCTACAAACAAAATGTCTTGTGCTGCTGTGAGTGTGTGTCCAGTTTTGGCAGCCTGAATAGAAAGGACTATGACGGGTGCTTCCTCGACCGAAAGTTCCTGAAACTTTCTTTTCTGTTCTTCTATCTCAGAAACTTCCATACCGCCCTGTATCCGTAAGTTCCCGAACTTACGAGCCAGTTCATCAACAATGTCTCGATGGTGTGCTGCTATCACAACCTTTTTGCCGTCGCTCACTCGCAACTGTACCCATTCCTCAACACTCGCCATTTTCGCTTTTGCGGATAACCGTCGTAGAACAGAAAGTCTCACCAATGTTTCGTTACTCTCTGCTTTTATTCTTGCCACTACCGCCGCCGAACGGGGTGACTGTCCGAGTTCTTTCGCTATCTGCTTCGCTCGTTCGACCAGATAATCAACTATGTCCCTTTCTGCCTTGCGATACTCCGCCATAGAGTTTGCGTTCCCCTCGACCAGCACAGGGCTGTGTATTACTGGGGGCAACTCGGATAGAACTTGGTCTTTCGTTCTCCGTATGTAGCAAGTTCCCCGTAGTCTGTCGTTGAGTTCGTCTAAGTGTGAGTGACCGCTTATGTTCCATTGACCGTAACTATCCTGAAATGCGTTACAGTACCTACGATAAAACCCCCATAAGCCGCCGAACTCTTTGAGTTTGCCCAGTATTTCCAACTGAGATGCGTACTCCGCTGGTCTATTCGTAACTGGCGTTCCGGTTAGACACAGAACTAAACCGTCTTTTGCGGCGCTTTTGGCTACCCTCTGAGCGGACTTCGTTCGCTTCGCCGTAGTCGTCTTACAGTAGTGGCTCTCGTCGAAAACATACGAGCGATGCTTCGACAGTTGCTTTTCCCACTTAGTTAGGTTGCTGTAACCAACTACCAACACGTCGTAGGTGCCCTGTTCGGGTACTTCCTTTGCCCCTGGGCGTATGACCTCAACCCTGCGTTCGGGTAGCCAACGGTTGTATTCGGCTTTCCAGTTGAGAACGAGACTCGGTGGGCAAACAACTACTGCCGGATAACTGTCCCACACGTGCTCAATAGTCGCTATCGCTTGGAGAGTCTTACCCAACCCCATCTCGTCGGCTATGAATACTCTCTTGGCATTGGATGCGTAGGCTACGCCAGCCCTCTGATACGGGAGAAGTTCCGCTCTGAGGCTCGGTATCACAATCTCTGCGTCGGTGGAACGTGACGCTTCTATGAGCTTCCCGACCTCTTTCTTGACCGACTCCGAGTACGCTCGTATCTCGTCGTCTAGCGGGATAGAGAAATGCTCCGCCCACGCGATTACCTCAGCAACTGAGGACTTTGGAGCCATCCACGCCTTTTTCGTGGAACTCCAAGTTATTCCGGGAACCTGCTTGACCGACTTGATAATGACTCTCTCGTATGGGAACTCCAAATACAACCAGTCGCCGTCCATTGAGACATTCCTTCCAGTCCGCTTCTTGGGGACTGGAAACGTGAGAACTTCGTTTTCTATGATAAACCCGTGCCGTACAGCGAAAAATCGAGCGTCCTCTATCGAGGTAACGGGCAGTCGCCATACCCTCGAAATCTTGTCCCATTTGGAGCCGGTAATCCGTTTTATCTCGTCTACCTGCTCTTTGTCGTACGGAAAGTCCAGAACAAGATGGTCGTTCACTATTCGCAAGGTAGAACTCATAGATGTATGCTAGGGCAACGGAGGTGTCGCTATGGATAATGCAGAAGAACGAATACTCGGTCTGGAAAAGACGGTAATGACCCTTATCGGGCAGATAGACGCTCTTCGTCGCAGGCTGGATAAGCTCGAGCATCCGTCTAAGTCCGTTGTCGTCGAGATGAGCCCTGCTGGCTCCCTCGGCAGGACACATAAAAGCCTCAGCGACCTGTCCACTTCCGGTAGCCCTATCCCCCGCCACCCCGGCCCATACGGCGGTGACGCCGCGTAAGCGGGGCCCAGGACGGGGTGAGCGAGTGACCCACCCACTATGGATTAGTAGTCGTCGCCCCCGAAATACCCGTAGTCCTCGTCGGTTCCCCATCCCGCACTAGCGAGAGCGTCGGCATCCGCCCAAACGTCATCCTCCCACGGCTCGGTGTCGTCGTCGTCGTACTCGTAACAAACGTCATCCTCCTCACGGATGTCGTCGTCATCTTGGATTTCGTGGTCGCTGTTCATAAGTAGAACAATAACGAAGGGGGGTAAGAGTCTCCCCGACCCGTTCGGCGGTTCCCTCTCCCCTCATGAGCCGAGAGCCCCCATTGGGGGCGAAGCGGAACCCGGGGCTCCCGCCATAAACAAGAACCCCCTCCCCGAATGATGTGCGGTGGGGAGAGGGCTCCTGCGACCCCAGCCTAGTCCACGTGGAGTTTCTTGCGACACCAAGCACAACGCATACCGTCCCACAGTCGGGGGTCGCCCTCGTAGATAGGTTCGGGGGCTGTTACCTGCTTGTCGGAGCACCTAAGGCAGTTGATGTGCCTGCCTGTTGCCCACGCAGCCTTTCGGCGGTTCTCGCTCATCGGTACCATTCGGGGTCGTAGGTAAGTTCCCCGTCCTCGTCCTCAGAGGACGAGAAAAGGGGGACGTTCGCACGTACCCACTTCACCACGGTCACAAGACCAATGGCGAAGATACCGAAGCCGGCCATCTTCACAAGGAAGCCAATGACGATGATGAATGCTTGCGCTGTTTCCATGAGGTGAACCTTACCGAAGGGGGGTAATAGTTCCCCGGGGGCTAATGCCAACTTCGTTCAGTCTCTCATTCATAATCCAACCCTATCATTCCGGCAAACGGGGCTCCAAACGGGATTTTCAGTCCTCGCTTTCGCAGTCGTGACCGTAGAACCATTCGTTCGCTTCGTCCTCGTCCAGTAGGCGAAACACACGCCCACACTCAACACACTTGGCCTCGCTGTGAGAGGCGTACACGCTTCTCTCGCTCATCAGTAATCCTCGTCCTCGTCGTCCTCGTCGGCCTCGTCCTTGTCCACCGAGAACCACGCCATAACGGTTCTCAACAGGTTGTCGTAGTCGCCCGAGGTTGCTTCCGATACGAAAGTGTCCACCTCGTCTCGCAAGCCGTTCCGCTCCATCTCCCTCGTACACCGTGCGAGGATAGAGAAAGCGTTTCCGTCCTCACCGACAAGGCGAATGGAAATGTCTGGGTATTTGGTCGATGTGTTCATACCCCCAACATACGCAGAGGGGGTAAGAGTTTCCGAGAGGGCTTTCCCGAGCCCCGTTTCCCCATTCACCACGGCAGGCTTGTCTTTCCGAAACGGTGCGCCCAGATGCGCTTAGTACGCCACGACCTCCGCAGGTCGCATAGCCGAACTGTCTCCCTCGGGTCGCCGTGGCAGTCCTCGATGTTCTCCGCTATGAGTCTCGACAGTCTGGCTAGTTGGCTGTCGCACTCCTCGACGGTGGGCAGTTGGGCTACCCAGTCTCTCCGAGCCATCACTTGTTCCAGCGACTATTCCAGTTGCTAGGAAGCCCCCACGGTGTGAGGGTTGCTTCTATCGCTTCCTCGACCGCCTGTATGGCTCTACGTGCGTGACCGTACTTGTGAACGAGGGCGAGAATGTCGGAGTGCTCGGCTCCTAGTGCGTTCTCGAACCCGTGAGACCTAAGAGCCTTCTCCATAGCCCTTAGGGTCTCGTCGATAGCGTCGAGCGCCATCGCTGCTGAATGAATAGTGAAAGTGTCGCTGTTGTTCATGCCTGAACTGTACCTAAGGGGGGTAACAGTTCCCCCGACCCCTACCCGTGGGCGACACGAAATCCGGGGCTCAGAGCCCCTGTTAGAAACTCTTACCCCCCTGCCGTATTATCCCCCCCGTGGATAGCGACAAGAAAGGAACCACAGTGGCAGACAGCGACTTCATCTTCCGTGTTCGGGAGGCGTTGGAGGGGAGGAAGATAATCCCAGACGGGCACACCATCTTTGCCCCCTCTTTCTACTTCCCACACTTCACGGAGGAACAACTAGCAGAGGCGAAACTAATCCGTCGTCACAAGAGCGATGGCACTTGGAAGGGAAGCATTACGACAAACGGCGAGCCCGTGGACGAGTGTGAAGGGGTCTACAACCTTTCGTTCCTCTACTGGGTGGCTAGCGAGCTCGGAGTTACCGAGTCGGTACAAGCCTCAGGGCGTGGCTTCCAAGCACAAGAGTTGGTCGGCTACATCACCGACGCTCTGGCCTAAGGAGTCGGGCTGGCCTAAGGGGTCGGGTCGCTCACGGGTTCCGGCCCGTGGGTGCCCCTCACCCCCCTCCCGAGCCCCGTTTTGGAGGTTTCGGGGGTTGTCTGAGGAAACTGATACCCCCCGGTGGTACATTCCTACCTATGGAAAGCGACAGCGCACCGAGCATCAAAGACGAACCGTGGTACGACGAATGGCTCGACCACGAAGCCAGCCGAGCCGAGGCTTACCTCTGTGAGACAGAGCCCGAGAAGCCTGAGCCCGATTTCCCCGACTACGAAGACGACGGAGTCTTCTAATGACCTACGAAGATTTTGAGATGCTCGTCCGGTCATCGTTCCCCGATGACGGCGACATTCGGTATGGACAGCATTGGTTCAACACTCTGTATTCGGTGAAGCCCGAGGTTGCTGACCGCATCAGGGGGACACTCCACGACCCTTTCCACCGGGAGAAAGTTTCAGAGCAGGCACAAGGCGTTGCTCGTACTCTCTGGAACGACATTCGTGCTCACGACAGGGTGAGTGAGTAATGGGGCTTATCTCTTCTGTCGTCGCCTACAAGGTCGGCAAGAGGCGTGGTGAACGCCGGGCGGAACGACGCAACAGCGGAGCTCCCGATGGTCCTTACGACCCACGCTGCGACAACTATCATTACTGTAAGGCGCGACAGGTTTGTAGTGGCGACTGTACTTATGAGGACTTAGAAGATGAGTGAAGAAAAGCCGAAAGAAAAGAAAGTCATCATTGGCGGCGAGAAGAAGCCCCGTTCCGCCAAGATACAAACTAGGCGTGTCCGGAAAAAGTGTTGCCGGGGTTGAGCATTACTGTCTTATGGGGCGAACGAAAATAGGTGTCTGCTCTCCGACCCAAGCACCGACAACATTGAACTCGATGTATTCGATAGCCTCGTCGTATGTCATTCCGTCTCTGAACATCAAAACATCGACGATTTTGTTGTAGTCATAAACAGCAAGTAGTGGTTCGTTTATCCGTTGTGCGAACCCTATGAGTGCGTCTTCAAACCCGTCAGCCAAAAGAGCTGACTCTCCGATGTCGTTGAGGTATTGGTCTATGTCGTCTCTCGTCATACGGTCAGAATAGCGTAGGGTCGTTGTCTTTACCAGGGGCAAGACAAAACTCGTGGGCGTACCTAAACTCTTCCTCAACCACAGAATGAACTGTCCTGCCACTTCCTTTGAGCCACACTACTGCTCTCCGGACTGTTGAGTTGGACTTTCTATCTAGGGGGTATCCACACTTTTCGCAGAAGAACAAATCGGTCATAAACCAATCATACCGGGGCTTCGGGGGAGGAAAAAACAAGGGAAGTGGGTACAGCGACGAAACCCACTTCCCTCTAACCGTCTCAACCGATGTCTGGAAATACCGGGAGCCGGAGTTCTTGCCTAATCGAAAGGGTCGTACCCTCTTGTGTTGTAGGGCGGTTGTCCCTTGATGTTCGGAATGGCATCGCCGATGTTCTCGCCGATGTTCTCCCAACCTAAGTAGAGAATACGCTTCACGAAAAACTGAATACTGGAACGGACATAGTTGTCCACCATCGCTTCGGTTAGAAGTCTAGAAACCTGACTTCCATTTTTCTTTCGGTCTTGAAGCGTCTTTACGACTTTTTCTGTGACGTGCTGAGAAATGAAAGCACCTCTGTCTCGTCTGAGGCCGAGGTCTATCTCTAAGCCTTCTGATAGAACCGAGATGATGGTCTCGCCTATCAGCGTCGTCACTTTGTCGAGAGTTCTCTTGGGGTGGTAGACCCCCGGCAGAACGCCGTTCCAGTCCTCTACTGAGTATTTGCCTCTACGCTCATAGAGAACGTGAGACACGCCGTAGTCCTGTGATGTCGCCCACGCAAGGTCGGCCTCTGAGAAACGCAGTCTCAGGGTCACGTACCTCGGCGGTGCGGAAATGGTGTCGCTGTTCATACAGTCGAATGCCCTAAGCGGGTTATTTCACCGGGAGTAAGACGGTCGATAGCGATAGAGGCAGTCTCTAACAGTCGGCAACCTTTCATGTATGCCTCAGCGTCAGGGCCGTAATGGTCATACCCGTTCGACCACCAATAGGCCGGGAGTTCATACCCCTTGGCGGCTGGCGACATTAGTTTTAGTTGGTCATCGCTTAGCCCATTCAGCCAACGCTCACGCCAGAGTGGGTCGTTCCACTCGTCACTGTAAGGGTGTGGAAACTGACGGCTTTCGGGCTCCCAGAGCTCCTCATCTCCCGCGCTGTATGGGTAGGCAATGACCTGTTCGCTGTTGTGTTCGCTGTTCATAGGTGTAAATGTATCACCGGGGGGTAAGAGTTTCCTATGGGGCTTTCTGACGAGGCGCCCGGGGCTTCTGACCCTCCGAGAGAGAGGGGGGCTTCTCTCTCGGAGGAGGGGGGCTACGGGTGGAACTTGTAGAGGAAGGGGAATGAAGGGTGAGACTTGCGGGATTTCCTACGAAGGCTCTCTATCTCGTTGCGAGCCCACACGGTCGCTAGGGTCGCCACACAAGACGACGCAACCGTGAGAACAAGCCCGAGAACGAGGTCAAAAAGTCTGCCCGTGAAGTGTGACCTCACGGTACTGATGGTGCCTGCCAGAGCACACGCCCAGAGAGCCCAAGCAACGAAATGGTAGGGAGCCGTGGGGTACTTCTGGTCTAGCCATCGGCTCATACGAGCGTCCCACCTGTCTAGAAGGTTGATGATGTTTCTGTCGCTGTTCATACGGGTTACCTTACAGAGGGGGGGTAAGAGTTTCCGAGGGACACCCCGGGGCTCCGATGTGAGAAAGACAAGGGGAGACAGGTCGAGGGGGCGACCTTCTCAACCCTTGCCTTTCTCTCTCTGTCTGCCAGCGACAGACAGACAGAACTAGACGACTGTCCTCATTGGGATAATCGGTCGGGGGATACCGTGAGGGTCGCAGTCGTCCTCGTTGGTCTCTTGCTGTGGGCAGTATCGAGGGTCAATGCCCCAAGTGTCCTGCCACACTTTCGCAAGTGCGTAAGCCTGCCCCACCGTGAGACACGGAATGGAGAAGCGGTGGCTGTCGCTACTGTCCCCAGTCGGGCTGGATAGCCAAACCGTGAGAGTGGTGTCCACTACTTGTAGTGCTATGGGTGTGCCCTTGTAAGAGGCGTATTTGGTTGTTTCCATAGGGTGAACATTAGTGAAGGGGGGTAAGAGTTCCCAAGCCTCGCCATTATCCCCATTCAGAACCCAGAGGCGAGCCCCGTATTCATAGGTTGTAACACATCACTATCCGTTGCAGTCGGCAAACGGGGCTCACCCTCACGGTTCGACTCTTGGGGGTAGGGCAGGCGGGGAGCCTGTCGGCAGGATTACGGGTCACCCGATTTACCTTGCCGATTAGCGTTATTGGGGCACTCTTCAGTCCCCACCCGCCCTACGACCTGTTTGCGCCTACTGGCACGACATCACCCGTACCGCAGTCGGCGCAGTCCTCGCCATCAAAGTACCAATAGTCGCCCTCGACCGCCATTTCGCCTTTCAGGACTTGCCCACAGACGGCGCAGGCGTAGCGGGGGGTCTTGGTGGTCTTGGTGTCGCTGTTCTTCATACGGACAACATAACAAGGGGGGGTAAGAGTTCCCCGCCTATCGCTCTCCCTGCCGAGCCCCGGGTGCTTCGATACGGGTACACAAGTGTTTGCCCTGAATGTCGGCAAACGGGGCTTTGCTGTAAGGCTAATGGTTGCGCTGTACCTTGCCATTCCCGGCCTCCCTACTTCCAAGTGCCGGCGTTCCAGACGATTTCCGACAGTCCGAAACAGTCCACGTCTTGCGCCTCGTACTCGTTCACCACGGTTCCACGCAGTTCGCCACGGTTCACCAGACGGACACGGCGCACGTTGTAGTAGTCCAGAAAGTTCAGCACGATTTCCACCGCACGGCTCTCACCGCAGAACAGGAGAACGCCCACGGTGTCGCCGTAGTCGTCACGGATAGCCGTCCACCGGCCTCCGCAGGTGGCGAGGAAGGTGGGCGCACCCATCTGCCTGATGACCTCTTGGGGGTCGCACGCACGGAACCCGGTACGGTCACGGGCGAGAAGGTGGATGAGGGTTGCTTGGGTCTTGGTCGCTGTTGCCATAGGTGAGACATTACGGGAGGGGGGTAACAGTTCCCGCAGGCTCTCTCTCTCGAGCCCCGCGTTCCGTGTCGCCCCCGAAGGGGGCTAACGGCTCAGGAGGGACGGGGTGGGTCGGGGGAAACTTCTACCCCCTCCACCTAGTGTCTACTCAACAGCGACGACCTGAGGAGGTTCCTAATGGGCTGGTATGGCGGCGAGTGGGTCAATGGCCCGTGCGAGGACGCTCCGTGTTGTGGGTGCTGTGGCCCCTCTCTCGACCGAGCCGACGACCTGTATTGGGAGGAGCGCTCTCGCTACGAGGACGACGACCCGGACGCAGGGTGGGAGGACGACGACGAGGACGAGGACGACGACCCGGACGACGAGAACGGGGACTACTGGCAGGCCGAGGACTCGGCCTTAGAGTCATCACTATTTGGGGACTGCTGACCGCAGGGGGGCGAGGCTCGGGCTTCTCCCCTCACGGGAGCCCCGGTCTCTGTCTGTTTCTTGCGGAACTTTAGGGTTTGGCATGGAAACACGGGGCTCCTAGGGGTATTAGTGCCGGAACTCTGCCCACGGGTCACGGCCTGCCGCTAGTTCCTCTTGCTCCCAAAAGATGAGGTCATACGCCCAATGGTCGCACTCGTAGCACGGACACTTGCTCTCGTGTCCTTCCGGCTGCTCGGGTCTCGGCCTCATACCGTGAACGCTCTCTGCTTCGCCCCTATGAGGGCTGCCTTCTCCGGGTCACCCACTCGTCGCCCCTCTCGGAACCCGACAGGATTACGGAGGCCTTCGGGGAGAACCCACAAGTGGTATTGGTTGGCCTCGTCCACTAGGTCACTCTCCGGAGGGTAAATCTCGACGGCCTCTCTCTCGTCGCCCATTAGTTCGCTCTTGATGCGTTGGAGATGCCGCCAATCGTGAACGGCCTTCTTGTCTCGCCTCTTGATGGACAGCCATACCCACACTCCCTCCTCCCTCTCAATCGGGATACAGGACACTTGGTAAATGTTGTTGATGAAAGTGGTGGAGTGCTGCCGGTACTCGGCTAGGCCATTCAGCTCGTCCTCGGGTAACCCGGCGGCAAGTAATCTGCTGCGTGTCTTCTCGAAGGGCGGCAGTACGGCCTGCTCCCACTCGCCCCACTCTCTCGGTGCGGTGCGACCGTTCTTCTTCTTGGTCATAGCCAGTCCACCAAGTCGCCATCGGCAATCTCGGAGTAGTCAAGGTCATTGGCATCGGCAATCGCCTGCCATACGGCCTCTTCCGTGAGGGGCACGTCCCAATCGATGTAGTCGTGCCATGTCTTTGTCTTTTTCGGGTCGCTGGTCATGGGTAGGAATGTAGCAGAGGGGGGTAAGAGTTCCGAAACGCTCGCGAGCCCCGATGTCCGGGTAAGCCCTGCTTGCTACCGCAAACTAGCGCTAGCAAGAGCAAGCATAGAAGTCGAGAGAACGAGGCTGGGGTAGCCTAGGAAACTGTTACCCCCCTTCGGTATTATCCAGCCATAGCCGAGGGGGTGAAATAATGAAAAGAGTCTACCGGGTATCCCTGTGGACCTCCATTGAGGTTGAGGCAGATAACGAAGATGACGCTAGTGATAAAGCGTTCGGGCTTCTCCCCTTCCAGCGCCGACGTAACTTTGATGTTGAGACCCAAGAACTCAACCAAGACGGGCCCCAAGACCAAGCCTAAGGTCAGGGAGGTCCCTTAGGGAGAGGGGAACCGTACCCCGAGAGTTCCCCTCTCCCCTCCTCCCTGCAACTGGGCGGGATGAGTGTCTGTGTTACCACAGCACCGAGAGGAACCTAGCACCGTGAAGCCCCGTTCTAGTGGAACTGCGAGTTGGTAGCTCGGGGCTCCCCCGCAGTCACCGCCCCCCATCGGTCGGCTCGTGGTCGGCTCGGTGGCAGTAGCAGCACTTCATTTGGCAGCACTCCCGTCGTTGTCCGGCTTCTCGTCCATCGTCTGAATGATGCGCCCGTCCGCGTCCGTGAGCGTTATCGCTCCGCGTGCCCACAATGCGACATTTGGATAAGCGAGGGACAACACGCGGAATGTCCCGGTGAGTATCGCGTCGGCATCGTCGGTCGCGTGAACGGTGACCGACTTGCGGTGGCCGTCCAGTTCGGCAGTGAGTGTGTAGGTGTTCATTAGAAACCTGCCTCGCCACAGGCGTAGCACTGGTAGCGACCGGCGAACCTGTCCTCGCTCACCAGTCACCCTCCAACAGTTCACGGGCATCTTCGGCTGTGCCGATTTCCAGTTCACCACCGAGGTATCGCTTCTTCGGGCACCGAGCCTTGTGCGTGGACAGTTCACGCTGGGCCGTGTAGCCGTCGTAGGTGAATGTCTGCTCGCAATACGGGCAGGTGAGTGTCTCCTGGCTCATCACCAGCCTCCCAGTTCGTCGAGGTAATCCTGCTCGTCTTCCCAACGGGCGAGAGCCTCCCATTCGGGAGTACCGAACTCGGGTCGGTCAGAGGGGCGCTCCTCGCCATCACCCTCGGGGGCTGAAAGGTAACCCGCCCGATGAGCAATACCCGACTGCCAAGCACGGTCGGCATCGGCAGAGCGTCCACCGCCCGAAACCCAAGAAGAAACGAACTCTGCGTAAGCCAGTCCCTCGTCCTCGTAATCCTCGTAATCCATTTCCCTCTCGCTTTCTTGTCGCTGTTGTGATTAGGAACCTAAACATAACAAGAGGGGGTAAGAGTTTCCGGAGGGGCTCGCTGCTGAGCCCCGTGGTACGACATTTGGTATCAGCTCAGCCGGGGCTCCACCGCGAGTAGGGGCAAGGCGTTCGGTTCGGTTGGTCAGGCTAGTTTGTAGTGACCGCCTCGTGCCTCGTAGCGGGTCGTTGCCTCGTCGAGAGTGGCGCAGTAGTCGCCACAGGAGAAAGACCAACCCCTATCAGGGTGGTCAATGGCGTCCCACACGGCGAACGGGTGGTAAGCGTTGTGAGGTAGATGGCACAGGACAACCCAACAAGCGTAAGTGTCCACGTCGCTCGGACTCATGAGCCAGCAGGCTAGAACGGTCACGGGGTCGCTCATACTTGCCGACTGCACGACCTCGCTCACGGACAATGTACGCATAGGGTAGGTGTCGGTTGGGGATTTGGAAGTGTTGGTCATAGGTAGGAATGTAGCACGAGAGGGTAATAGTTTCGCTAGTGGATAGTTTCAGAGTCAATAAGCGGGGCTTCTCGGGGCAAGAAGAAAGACCCCTCGCCCACCCTCCGAAACTGGGGCTAGCACCCACCGATACAGAGGGCTGTATCAGAGGAGGACGGTCGATAGCCGGAGGGAGTGTCGCGGTGACTAGTACACCGGAGGGACTGTCGCGGTTCGGAGCCTTATCCAGAAGGGAGCCGTGTATTCAGTTGTCTCGGAGGGGAGGCGAGGAGCCTCTCTCACAAGGGACACATTACGGGAGGGGGGTAAGAGTTCCAAGGGTCGCCAGTATGAGTCGTTTCGGAGCCCCGGGTGTCCCCCTTCGGTGCTAAGCACCATCGGGGCTCGGCAGAGAGTGAGAGTGTCCCCCTGCCCCCTGCCCCCTGCCA